TGGGAATTTGGGCTCTTATTATCAAAATGATGATGTAGCATTAACTTTGCTGGCACACGATACGATAAATCTTACTCTAAATTACTTTTTTGCTTCTGGCGAGTTCCCAAATGGATTAACATTGAATACTGATGGTACTATTACTGGTACGATTTTAGATAATATTGATAAACTTTATGTCTTTACCGTATATGCAAGTAATGGATATAAGCTTGTTCCTTCTACTTTTTCAATTTTGACCAATAAAATTAATGTTGCACCTGTTTGGCTGAATGACGCAGATCTTGGAATCTTTCCTGAAGGATCGTATGTTAATATTTTACTAAATGCTGATGATGAAGATGGTGATCTTTTAACATACTCGTCAGTAGATTTGCCATCTGGTTTGTATATTCAAGACAGTTATTTGCGTGGTACACTTGGATCGGTTGACGAGGACACTTTAGTAACGTTCCACATTACAGTATCTGATATATTGTCAAATCCTGGTGCTGGATTAGAGTCTGAACAAGAATTTACATTAACAATATCTGACGGTGCTTTGAATCCAAATTCACCACCAATATGGTTGACTCAGGAAGGACCGTTACCGTCTGGTATCAATGGCCAAATTTATTCCACATCATTAATTGCGCACGATCCAGAAGGAGATTCACTGTCTTATCAAATAGTATCTGGTTCATTACCACCCGGCTTGGTGTTGGATCAAATTAATGGTTCGATAACTGGCACTATTGGCTTAATATCACAAGACACTGGGTATGATTTTACTGCAAGTGTTACTGATGGTGTTTTTACAGTTGAAAGATCTTTTAATATATTTGTGAGCAGTGCGACAGTAAATCAACCTCCAGTATGGATAACTAGTTCAAACCTTGGTAATATTGTTTCTGGTGAGCCAACTACTTTATACTTTGTTGCTAATGATCCTGAAGGATCCGTGGTTACTTATTCTTTTGTTAGCGGATTCTTACCAACGGGAATGTTGTTTAATGGAGCAACTGGGCAACTATCTGGCGTACCGAGTAATGGTACTGATAGTGAAACCGTCTATCAATTTACTATTCGAGCAACTGATTTTAATCTAGCTTTTTCTGATCAACAATTTACTGTTAAGGTCGTCAATACTACTAATTTAGCACCAATTTGGATTACGCCATCTGGGCAATTGACTGATGGTTCAAATCCAATCGAGTATCATCCGGGCCAATATGTTAATTTCCAGTTCCAGGCGATTGATCCTGATGACGGGCCATTGCCATTAACATATCGCTTATCATACAATAGTTCATTGCCATATGGTTTAAGTGTATCAAGTGATGGTTTATTAACAGGATATGTTGGTGAAGTTTATTCAACACAAGAACTTGGTTTTATTGTTGAAGCTATGGATGGATCTGATGTTGTACCAAGAAATTTCGTAATTAAATTTGTTCCTACGCCGGCATATACTGGTGTTGCTTGTGACCTTTATGTTCCGCTAAGTGTAGAACTTGTTCATATGTTAGAAGCTTGGAATACTGATGATTTAATTCCTGACAGCGTCTTATATAAGGCAGATAGTCCAACATTTGGCAGGGCATCACAATATGATGTATTGGTCACAAATAATATTCATACTGATGATAAAAATCAAATACAAAATATATTATCCAACCATCATAAGAAATTTAGCAGTTTGATGGGAATACCAACATATGCTGTTGGTAGAGACAATTATGGCAACGTAGAGTATGAAGTAATTTATATTCCATTGCTTGATCCACAGGATGGTACCGATTATAATATTCCAACACAGGATGGTATTCAATATTACAGTCATTCATTTGATAATATCCGCCAAGAGGTCAAGCAGCTTGAAAATGATGAATTCCTACCAGCTTGGATGAGATTGCCACAGGATGACACAGGAAAAACTTTAGGTTATGTTCCAGCAATAGTTCTTGCATATGTCCAGCCAGGAAAAGCACAAACTATTGTACAAAACTTTACTCAAATCATCAACCAAACTAGTTTCAATATTCAGGAAACTACTTTTGATCGCCACGTGCTATTGGCTGATAAAGTAGATCCAATAGTTACTGTCGGATCGCAAATGTCTGTTGGCGGTGTTTTAGTAACATTTACTGGTAGTGACGTTTTCACTGCTAAAAACGATATTGAACAGGCATTATCTGCTGCTGGTAATAATGAAATACGAGTGTATTTAGAACAGTCAGTTCAATATAGCTATATTGGTACAGAATTCACGCCAACTTATGGCTATGCCTTGCGTTTTAATTATGCAAGCAATTTCATCACTTTATCGAACATTACTGGCGCCCCTTGTGAAGAACTTGGATTTTTGCCACAATCGAATATAGAAACTACTTTTGACGGACAATTGGTTCACTTTGATTATAGCCTAATTTTAGATGAGAAACAAAATATTCAAGCTGACGGTTTAACTTTTGTTGGTAAAGAATTATTATTTGATCGCTATATTGGCAAATTAACTAATGGTCAAGTTTTTCAACTCAAATGGGCTCCAGATTATCAGGAAGTTTTCTATAATGGGCTTACTAAAGAATTCTGGTCAGCTAATCCTCCAATTTGGATTACTCCTCCTGGAGAATTGGGATATATTACTACAGAAAAACCAGTAACAATCCAATTGAGAACAAAGCATCATTTAGTTGATCAAATTGTTTCATATGAATTAGTTTTTGGTAGTTTGCCACCAGGCTTTACGCTAAATAGTAGTACAGGAATTATTACTGGTGTTGCTGGACCGGAAGGATCAACAACATTCTTTACAGTTAGAGCATATGATAAATGGGGAAACTACAAAGACCGTGGCTTCACATTATCTGTTGGTGCTAATTTGTTACGAATCAAACAGTTCATTGTTCTTATTGACGGAAACGGGATTAAAATTTAATGGCATTACCTGATCAAACATTAGAATTGACTAACATTGTCCAAATGCCTCGTTTGGACGAACTGCTTGGTGATGAATTATTACCAGCTGCTAACAATGCTACTGAAAAACTACCTGTTAGTATAACTTCGGAATCTGTTGGTGATTATGTATTGGGTAAGTATGTTTTTAATTTAACAACATTCCCGACAGCTAATTTAAATGGTAATACCACGTTAATGTTGGCTGATCAAGGTCAAACATATTTGACCTCCATTAATGATTTATCATCAGCGATCACACCATCTATTACCATTACTGGCACTGGTCTTGCATATGTCACTGATAACGGACCTGCTGACAAGACTATTGATGTGCCTAAGGCCACCTTGGAAGAATGTGATGCTGCTGTCAGAGATGACGTAGCAGTTACTCCTGCTGGCCTGGCAAATTATAAAGCACGTTTAGATATTTTGGAGGCTCAAATGGCAGCATTGCTTTACAAGCCGATGGCGATCACTTCATTCTCAGCCTCGCCAAATTTGGTGGAAATTGGTTCAAGTGTTGGGTCTGTCACATTGAATTGGTCGTTGAACAAGACAGCCGCAACATTGGCTATGACAAACTATACCGGAACCCCGCTCACCCCGTCTGATACTACTGCGACAGTCAACGGTCCATTTAGCTCGGACCGTTCTTGGACATTAACAGTTTCTGATGGTACAGCAAATGCTGGAAATACAGCAACATCAACGGCATCTTTGCAATTTAGAAATAAAAGATATTGGGGTGTCTCTCCGAATACTACTTTGACTGATTCGGAAATCATCGCTTTAAGTTCTGAATTTTCAACATCAAAAGTCAAAGATGTTACTTATAATGCTACTGGTGGTAGATATGTTTATTATGCCTATCCGGCTTCTTTCGGCACATTGAATGCTGTTACTGTTGGCGGCCTTGCATTCAGTGACTTTACCACCACCGTGATTAATTTTACAAATGCTTCTGGTTATGCTTCACAGTATAACTTGATTAGAATTAACAATATTCAAACTGGCGCAAACATACAGGTACATTGGGCATAACATATGGCAGATCCTACACCAATTTTAGGTACTAACGTTGCATCCGCTATCGTACCATTTACAGATGCGGACATATTTCCTACTCATCACGCCAAATATGGCAAAGGCGGCTGGCGCGGCGTGCCTACTTATGACGATTTGGCACTCATACCTGTTGACCGATTGGATGATGGTATGGCAGTTTTTGTGGTTGAAACGAGTGTCGTTTACACTTGGAATGAAACTGCCGGCACTTGGGATTATTTTACCAAAGGCGGTGACATAACATCTAAAAGAGTTACTGTTGAATATACCGTTACTAATTTAGTTGCTGGTGAAACTCAGTCATTTGAATTAGCTATGGCCAAATCGTCTATCATTTACGATTTAACATTAAGTAAGGTTGCTAAGGTCACGGCTTGGTCTACTCCTGATAAAGATGAGACCAATCCTTATATATTCTCCGCAACTGAGGATCATTTGACAGATGATGGATCGACGGTTTTAAGTGATGGGTCAATTTTGAGAAATAGACGATATTCAATATTTGTTAATTTGGAAGATCCTCCAACAAATAAAATTTATTTTGATATGGAAAATATTGATTTTCAACCTGGTGACGTTACTATAACTATAACTTATTTGCCGGTTGAATATGATCAAGTCTTTTAAATTGCGATCTTAAAAATCGGATTTAAATAATAAATAACATAAAGAACTAAACGCCTGAAGTTCGGGAGAATATTAATGACTGGCTATATATTTGAAAAAAACAATTTTTTGACAGCCGCGGAATTGATTGCTGATGCCGTCGGCCAAATGATTGATAATGGATTTACACAGAAATATCCAGTATCAGCGTTTGACCCTCAAACTGCTGGCGAAGCTTTTAGTGTTACATTAGAAGCTAGTGTTGATGTTGATCCACTAGCAGCTACACAGCCTTGGAGAATTCGTTTTGAGGCTTTAGAAAAAGATTTAATTAGTGTTATTGTCGCCACTCCGACCCAGTTGCCAGATGATGGTTCATTTGCTAAGGAAGTGAATGCATCAAACGCTCCAGTTGATATTATTGGTGCAGTTGGCGCTATTGCTACTGGTGGAAATATTGTTTCTTCATCACTTTCGCAAGGTTTCATTAACCGCAGTACTCGTGTTGGTGATGATGGCAATTCCTACCCAATGTCTTATAGATTGTCTATTTCGCCACGTGGATTTTTCCTCGGAACTTGGGAAGACGCTGTTACTGCGGAAACTTCAGCACACTTTAATTGGATATTAGTTCAAAGACCAGTTGATAGAGATACTGGTGAAGTAGTTATAACAGGTAAAGCACCAGTTTGGTGTGTGAATAGCACTGCTGATACTACTGGTATCACAAATAACATTTATCAATTTGTGGTTAGGGAATCAGATATTCTTCGTCCAGAAGCACCAAAGATGGTTGATACAACATTGACTCGCCGATCTGCAACACAAAATCAAGATGATTCAGAAGCGATTATCAATCCATATCAACAAGTTAGATTAACTGAAGATGGCAAATATGTAATTAATTTCCCTTCAAGACTTAATTCGTCACGCTATCGTTACTCACACGAGCTTGATATGATTGCTACAACATCAGCAGACGTGGTGTCACAAGAATCAATAATTGACATTGAAGTTTATGGTGAAAATGATGGTGCCACCCCGACACCAAATCCAACACCAAGAAAATATAAAGCACTTCAGGCAAACTATACTGGAAATACTGGTATGCGCGTATTGGTATTGCACGAAGGTGGCGGTATTGATGCAATATAATCAAAAGATTAAAAGAACATAATTAGGAGTATAAAATGGCTGGATTTATTGTAGAACGTGGCGGATTTCCATCAGCAACTGCATTAATTGCATCACTTGTTGATGATATGGTTGCGAATGGATTCGATTTAGTTTATCCGTTAACGTTTGATTCTGGAACCGCTACGGCTCCATATAAAGTTTTGTTAGAAGCATCATCTGACGTTGATCCACTGGCAGCCACACAGCCTTGGAGAGTTATGTTTGACGTTCAGAAAATACAAAATGCTTTTTGCTACGTTGGTACATCTGCAACATTGGCTGATGATGGGTCATTACCACTTCTTTATGAAGTCGGCTTAGTTAAAAAAGCTTCATCTTCCTCCCAAGAACAGCAAAAGATGATGCCAACCGATGTTATTGGTAATGTTAATTTTAAGATGGGTACCAATGTATATAATCCAGTTACTGCCCCTAGTTCAGGAACAAATACAGACAATGTTCAGCAGTACATTACCGCTAGTGGTGTTTGGACTCCATTTACTGAGGCGATTATGACTGCAAGCTCAACTTACGAACAGCGAGTAGTTAAAGATGACCCTAAATTTGGTATTATTAACCGAACCACTCGAATTGGCGCAGGTTCTGGAACAGCTTTTCCATTGCGATATAGATTGGTAATTACTGATCGCGGTGTATGGTTCGGTATTTGGGAAGATGCTGATAGTGACGTATTTTCTTACAACTTTAATTGGGTACTAATTCAACGTCCGGTAGATCGTGAAACTGGTGCTACAGTTGTTGATGGTAAAGCACCAGTTTGGTGTGTAGCATACAATGGTGCAAATCAGGATTTCCCACAACAAACATATTTTTTCCAAACGGTTGTTCGTGAAGCTGATGTTTTGAAGCCGGCAGGAATTGCCCATTCATTATATAATATCACTGACGATATTAATGATCCAGAAGATACTACTGCTAATGTGGAGCAAGGAACTGACCCAGTTACTGGGTTGCTAAGACCAAACTATGCCCGACGCAGAGCCGAGATTAATCAGGAAGATTCCGACTCGATTATCAACGCACAGAACCAAGTTTCTTTGTCGGAAGATCAAAAATATATTGTCACGTTCCCAGCTCGTCTGAATACAAGTCGATTCTGCTATTCATATGAGCTTGATATGATCGGTTTTACTTCAGCTGACGTTGTTTCAAACGGAACTATCGTTCCATTGACGGTTTATGGTGAATCGCAAAATAGAGAATATTTAGCTTTGAAATCAAGCGGTTCAAATAATACTGGAGTTAGAATTGTTGTATTGAATTTGGGTGGTGGTATTACCCCATAATAATTAATTTTTTGTTGCCCTCTTAATTAATAAATATCAGTAGAAGACACTGGTAGATTAATTAAGAGGGCAATTCTATGACTGCTGTTTTTATTGAGGGGTTTGATTATTATACAGCCTCTGGCTCTGGATCAGCACTTCCATTAACAAGTCGATGGACGATATCTAATGCCGGATCTACCTTGATAACAACCGGTGTTGGCCGGTATCCAAATAGCCAAGCAATGTATATGAATAGCAATATTTCAGCGTCCAGTTCATTTGCACAAACACAGATTGGCTCGACACTCACTTCTTTGAGTGTCGGATTTGCTGCTAAAATAGTAGCTTATACACAACAAAATACAATTCTTGAAATTTTTAACTCAACGGGCGGCTTGGTTCAATTTAGGTTAGATGTAACTACTGATGGAGCATTGCAGATCAAATCAGGACCGTCAACAGTTGTCGCAACATCATCAAATGGTGTCATACCGCTCAATACCTGGGTTTATATTGAATTCGAGGCCGTGCTAAATTCTGCAAGTGGTAGATTATCTGTATATGTGAATGACACGCAAGCGGTTTCTAATTCACTAGATACTACCACGTTGACAGGTGGTGATTTTATTAAGTTCTATACCAATTCATTAGCTACTTGGTATATTGATGATGTATATATTAATAATACGGCAACCAAGTTGGGTGAAAGTAGAGTAATAGTATTGTCTCCAAATGCAGATACTGCTCAGAAGAATTTCCAAACCAATCCGACTGGGTTGGCTGGCAATTATGATGCGGTAAATGGTCTGACTGTGGACAATTCGTCCTTCATTTATGGCGGTACGCAGGGATGGAAGGATATATATGATATTGATGATATGTCGTTTAATCCTCTGAAAATACACGGTATTCAACCAGTATATACTGCCAGAAAGGACGACGCTGCCACAATTGATGTTAGAGTAAATTTAACTGTCGGTAGCACGACAGTTAATGGAACTACTAACAACTTATTAATGTCACAGACAGATTTTTATCGTTATTCTGATCCTATCTTAACGGTAAATCCAGATACTGGCCTGGCTTGGAAATCAACAGACATTAATAATTTAAAAATGGGCCCAGAAATACTCTAAGGGAGAAAAATGATGGCGATTGTTTGGTTTGACGGTTTTGAAAGATATTTTGACAATACTATATTGCCACAATATTACTCACAGGCTACTGCTACTGGAGGAGTTTCAGTTTTAGCATCTGGTCGCTATGACGGCCGCTGTTTGTCACTTGGTAGTGGCTATATCACTCAACCAGGGTCAACTGGATTAATTAGAACACTAACATCAACATTGAATAACATTTCTGTTGGTGCAGCTATAAGACTAACTAACTCAACATCTGGAACAGTGAATCCAGTCATAACCTTAATGAATGGCTCAACAGTTATTGCTTATGTTGGTATGAGTGAAAGTCAAATAGTTGTCAGTAACAATGGTGCAGTAGCTACAGTTACAATGCCTAAAATCTTTGATTTAACTGCTTGGAATTATTTTGAATTGGAAGTCGTAACAAGCTTAACTTCTGGTAGTATTAATTTTTATTTTAATGGTCAGGTTTTGTATTCTACAAGCAGTGTTCCAGTGAAATCGACCACTAACATTATTGCTATTGATTCTGTTCGTCTAAGTCCCCCATTTGGATCTGGTTTTAATCCCGATTTATATTATGATGATTTTTATATTACCAACACGGCAGCTAGGTTGGGGGAATTACACATTGCCGGATTAAAACCAAATGCTGATACCGCTCAAAAACAGTGGACGGCATCATCCGGATCAGACAATTATGCGGTTGTTAATGACTTGATGAGCTCGGCAGACAATACGTATGTTCAAACAGCTAATACTGGTGATAAAGATTATTATGATATTCAAGATATTTCTTCAGTGACTGCTATCACTGGCAATATTTTAGCTGTTGGGATTTATGGCGCAGGAAGCAAGTCAACTTTTGGTCCAGCTGGGGCGAATTTGACTTTAAAATCGAATACCACTGAAGTGAACGGAACAAGTCAGTCATTGTATGAAAATACATTAATAGTGCTACCAAGCATTATATCAGAAACAGACCCGGCAACTTCGACAGCTTGGACTACAAGTGGTGTGAATAATATGCAAATTGGTATTAGGTCAAGCTGATGAGGATGATATGGCTTTAATTTATTTTGATGGATTCAACTCTTATGCTACCAACTCGCTGTTCACGCAAAATTGGACATTGGGTGGTAATGGTACTAATTCTTATGGATTTACAACTGGCCGATATGGTGGCCAATGCATAACTTCTTCTGGGTATATAACATCATCATCTGTTATTCAAAATACTACTTTTAAATATACCTACCCAAATAATATAGCTACCACTTCCGTTGGGGTAGCCATTAGACATACGAATCCGTCATTAACCACGTCAAATGTTAATTCATTAATTAGTTTAGCCTTTAACTCAAATGTAGCCTTGTCGGTTTATGTTTATTATAATTCATATGGATTATTTTACTATCCAGTAGTTAAAAATGGAAGTGGTACTACGCTTTTTACTGGTAAGCCGATAGCAAATTATGACCCAACAGCTTGGCATTATTATGAGCTTGAGGCAAGGGCAGGAACAACGAACGGCATCGCGAGATTTTATATTGATGGTGTAATGGTTGCATCAGTATCTAATGCTGATACTACATATTCTTCAAATACATTTTATAATTCAGCGATAATAACAAACGGTTCCTGGGATACCACATTGCGCACTGTTTTGATTGATGATTTTTACGTAAACAACACTTTAACCCGAAGTGACGAAATGAATATCGTAACCCTTAGACCAACTTCTGATGCTACACCGTTAGGCTGGACTCCATCAAGTGGAACAGCTCATTATACACAAATTAATAGCAATGCATATTCAACCACTCAGACGGCGAATATTGGCACATCATCAAATAATACTGATATGTTTAATGTTTCTGACTTGCCGTCAAGCGGCACGTCTGTGCTTGGGCCAATTAAGGCAGTTAAGTCAAATACAGTTGGATATAAAAGCTCTTTCGGGCAAACAAACATATTCCAAACATTAAAAGTTGGCGCCAATACAGTAAATCAACCATCTTTCACACCATACGAAGGCCAGGCAAATTCATCATTCTTTCCAAGCAATATTTACGAAGCCAATCCTTTTACGAGCAGTGCGTGGTCATCTTCAGATATTAATGGAATTCAGTCCGGCGTAGTTATGAATTTGCTTGAAAATGTAAAATTTTCAATCACAAATGGATCAATTACAAATAGCTCAACTTCTACTCGGATTACAAGCGGCATAGCTGCACCGGCAGTATCGGGCGATACTTTAATTTTTACTGGTACTGAGCAGATACGATATACAGATTCGAGCGATTTTCACGTCACTGCTCCTTATTCTATGGAGATGGAATTTTACGTCTCTTCATTAGCTAATAGTCCAATGTTGTTTAATATCGGTCAAGGATTTAGTATCGGTTTTCCTGAATTTGTAGTTCAAGTGTATAATAACGGACAGATCATACTTGCTACGGCATCAGCTAACAGCGCCGCCGCCCAAGTAACTCGAACATTAGTGCCAGCCGGTACAGTTCAGTTGAATACTTGGTATAGGATTGGCTTTATGGTATATAACAACGGATCACTTAGGGTGCGTGGTTATTTCAATGGGGCACAACGATTTGATGATAGCTTGGTCCAACCTTGGAATTCACCAAATGGGTTAGCAATAGTCGGAGATAATGCTGGCTATCCAACAGTATTCCTTCAAGGCGGTATAAGAAATTTAAGTGTTGCAAAATCACTTTTTTGGCCAATTTGATAATTTTGGCATTAAATAAAATAAAAACGGATCTAATATGACTATACTTTTTTCAGATGGGTTTGATTACTATAATGAAACTTCAGGCAATAATAATGAGTTAATTAACATTTCAACTCGCTATCCTGGGGTTACAGTAAATTGGGCGAACTACTTTAGTTATACAACTGGATATGCTGGTGGTAAATCACTAGTATATTCCGTATCGTCATCATCTGTTAATAGTATTCCAGTACCTATTGGTAATACTTTAACATCAGTGACAATGGGCGCTCACGTCTATTTTCCATCATTTGGTACTGACATAGATGTCTTTAATATTCGAGCACCAAATGGCGCATATATATTATTGTCGGTCAATTCGTCAGGAAGGCTGAATACGAGGATTTCGGCAACTTACGGTAGTGCTGCCCAGCAAAGCTCATTTTCAATTACTACTGGAAATTGGTGGTATCTTGAACTACACGCTGAAATAACCAGTGGATCTCAAATTCTAGTCAGTGTATATTTGAATGGTACACTAGCATATACCTTTTCAGGAACTGGTTTTACAGCTACTCCATACTATTGGTCTTCTTTCATTATTGGCAAATACCAATTGGGCTATAGTGGTAGCTATCGTATGGATAATTTTTATTTAAGTGATGGTGAAGTTTTGGGACCAATTAATATTAGTACATTGGTCCCTGATAGTGATACCTCACAAAAAGATGGTGTGCCTCTCAACGGAACAACCAATTATAATATGGTAAATGATATTTCCGCACCATCAATGGATACAAATGTTTTATTAAAAAATGACTTAGATACTGATTATTATACCATCAGTGATTTATCATTAGTGAATGCTAATGACAGTATAATTTCAGTTCAAGGATTGTCCTATTCAACATCTAGTGATGCTAGTTCAACTGCTAGAACTTCAATTCAGTTGAAATCATCCTCAACAGAAACGACTTCATCAATACCAATGCTGCCTGGAGTGAGTATCCCCCTAATAGCGACTACTGAACACCTTAGAAATGATCCAGCCACATCTTCACCGTGGACTGCTAGTGGTTTTAATTCAAGTGAGCTTGGTATTAGGAGACACGAAAATTTCCTATTGACTAATAGCGGTTTTTATATTGATGATAATGGAAACTATCCATCCATTGTGAGTGGATCAACGATTATCGCGGGCGATACGGCCCCGACAGTATCTGGTAATGCATTAATATTTAATGGATCACAAAACATCAGATATACTGATGTTCCGTTTTGGCACGTAACGATGCCATATTCAGTTCAATTTGAATTTTATACCACTACTGTAGCCAATAATCAGCTAATTGCGACAGTTGGCGGAAATTCTGGTGCGCCGCAGTGGCCTGAATGGTCAATATTCTTAGGAAATAGTAGTCAAGGATCTTTTGCTGGTTTGGGAGTTTATTCAGCCTCTGATAACCTTGGAGGAAATCAAGTCGGCGGCACTTTGTTAGCTATTGCGAACATCCAAACAAATACTTGGTACCGGGTTGGTTTTATGTTCTATTCTGGTCGATTGCGTGGATATTTAAACGATAGTCAAGTTTTGGATATTGCATTAAACGGTGGACAAATTCGTGATTCCACCAACGGCTTCGCCATCGGGGGTGATAATTCTAAAGACCCAGCCAGGCAATTTTATGGTGGCATTAGAAAATTTACAATGGCAAACCAATTGTTTTGGGCAATTTAAAGGGCTGTAGATATGGCATTAATTTATACAGAAGGTTTTGATTATTATTATGGCACTGCACCTACTGACAATGCTACTGGTCTACACTTAGGTAAAAGATACAGTCTGTTTTCTACAGCGTCCCAAGTAACATCGAGTTATTTGACAATTCAACCAGGCTTTGAGAATCGTGGCGGATGCTTGCGCTCGTCAACGACTAATACCTCACTTAATGCTATGACATATGATATAGCAACATACCATACATCACCTATGACTCAACTTTGTTTTGGTATGTATTATCAATGCAGTAATACTACTGCTAGTGTGATAAGATTTCAAAATACTGGATCAACTCAATCATACATTGAATTAATTGTTAATGGATCTTCCAATTTATCAATCATATCAACGTCTGATACACTTAGCGCATCAATGGTTGGCAACCCTTCCGCAGTTACATTTCCAATTAATACTTGGATCCACGTTGAAGTTATGATCAATATAAGTGGTTCATCTGCTGCTGTTCAAGTTTATCAGGATAATGTATTAGTTATCGACTTGCCAACTCTAAGCTGGTATGGTAGTGGAAATGGTGTTTTTGGTATTGAACAGATATTCTATGGCAAATCAACGTATGCTCGATATAACAATCGACAGCAACAGTTTGACCACATTTATATGACAACTGGCGAGCGCCTTGGTCCTACAGAAATTCGTCCTTTATTGCCATCGTCGGATGTGCAGAAAGAATGGACACCTTCTGCAGGCGCTGATAATTATGCAATGGTCAATGAAACAACTAATCCTGGTATGACAACTTTAGTTTCTGCCCCGAACGCTGGAGTTAAGGATTATTATAATGTTGCTGGTTTAAGTTTAAAAGATCAAGGATGTACGATCTCAGGAATCCAGCCATATATGTTTGCAAGATCTACGGCTGGTAATACTGAAAAAATACAGTCTAATATTAAAGTTGGCTCGACAGAATCTGGGTCAACACTATCAATGGCACCTTTTGGATCAAATACTGTTCTTTATCGACGATCAGTAATCACTTCAAATCCCAATACCTTATCACCTTGGACGTATTCAGACATAGCATCGACCCAATTAGGGCTGGCTAGAACTGATGACCCTAACTGGTCAAATGTTATTTTGATGGCAAATTGGGATAATAATAATGTGTTATCAACCAATATTGACATTAGTGGCAATACTGGCTCTGTCGCGCGTTCTAACGCCGCCATTACGGTTCAAAATTCGTCACCCGTTAATTCATCATATTCGTATTATCTAAATAAAACGTCAGGAATTTATTATTATACGATAACACCGCTAAATCAATCAGTATGGGCTTTTCCTGGTGCGTTTACGTTTGAATTTTGGATTAATGCAGTGTCTATAAGTAATAACGGATATATTATCAGTAATAGATCTGACAATACTTCTAATTTTGGTTACGAAATCCAAGTTAATTCAGTAGGCGTACTTATTTTTAATTTGGGATTCGGATCAAGCCTCAGTTCACTTTATACCGGTATTGATAAATCAAGCTTAACTGGTACTTGGGCACACGTCGCACTTACGAGAGACGATAGTAATGTGGTTCGATCTTATCTGAATGGATCATTAGTTAATAGTGCTACATTACCAGGCGCCCTCTACCAAACAACCCAGCCAATGTGGATTTATGCATCAGGTAGAGGTACAACTGGCTGGTATGGCGCTATAGATGAAATTCGAGTTACTAAGAGTGTTGCTCGATACACTGGTTCAAGTTTCACAGTACCTTCCGCGCCATATTCCTAATCATAGTTTAAAGTGATAAATTCAATTAATGTGGGTATATATTTGATAGCTTAGGAAAATTGCTATTTTCTTTGTCCTTGCAATTAAAATAAATATTCAGAACGTTAAGGAAAAACTAATGGCAATTATTTTTACTGATGGATTTGAAGCATACGCTGATTCAGCTTCTGATGCACTAAAGACATCTATGTGCTTGGATGACCGTTATATTGGCGGCGGCGGATCGACTTTTAGCTTTCTTAGTTTAGGATCACCAGGTATAATGATGCCTGGCACACCTCCTGGCCAGTTTTTAAGTTTTTCTAATAGTACCAGTTCGAATAATCGTCTTATGATTAATTTTGCACCTACTACAAGTATTTGTGCAGGTTTCCACGTTATGACCAATGCTGGGTCAGCAAATCTTATAACATTTTTTAATTCGTCTGCATCATCTGCCAGTAATGATGTGATACAACTATATACTTCAAGTAACGTTTTATTTGTTAAAGGACAAGTAGCATATTCAGGAACAGCTACTTTGACTACGGGTACGTGGAATTATATTGAATTTCAGGTAACTACTAATGGACAAACGATGACATTTAATTTATACTTAAATGGGCAATTAGTTTTGAATAGATCAAACGTTCAGGCATTGAGTTCAACAGTTTCATACCAAAATATTGATAGCTTATCTATTGGCCGCGGCAACACTAGCTGGGTTTCTGGATCTGGTGCGATTCAAAATTATGACAATTTTTATGTAACCACCGGCGAGCGTTTGGGCTTAACTTATATGGTGCCAGTCGTTCCCGTGTCTGATACGGCTCAAAAGAATTGGTTGCCGTCTGATGGCGCTGACAATTTTGCAGTAGTGAATGATCAAATTATTGGAACTAGTCAAACTTACGTGACGGCTAATAATGTAAATGATGCTGATTACTACGATATAACACAAATTAATAGAATTGATGGCAACACTCAAGTATTAGGGGTTTTGCCTTATATGCAAGCCGCCGGATCTCCATTGGGAACAACCAGCGTTGAACTAAAAATGAAAAACAATACTACTGAAACAGTGGTGGCAACAGCTTCTCTATCAGCCAGCAGAGTATCATCAGTAACTAGACCATCATCCATAATGACAACAAATCCATCAACTAGCACTGCTTGGAATTTAGCTGATGTTCAAAATATGCAACTTGGCATTAAGAGGAGTAGCTAATGACCTCTAATGTCGGCTTTACGTCAATTGAAGTAGCAATAACAGAACCACAAAGACCAAAAGTTGGCTTTGTTGGTGCTGAAGTTTTGTTGAAGCCTGTCCCTGGCACGACGGTCGGTTTCGCCGCGGTTCAAGTTATCACGAAACTTAATCCGCCAACAGATCGACGAGTTCATAGTGAAATTGCTGAAGTAATAATATCACCAACCACTTCAACGTCCAGAATTTCAAATGTTAATACAGAAGTCGTACTAAAAGCGCCAACACCAATTGCTTATGTGACAAATCAAAATATTGATGTCGCAGTAACCGGTGATCCAATAGCTAATGTATCTTGGATGGGTACCGAATTATTGATGTCGATCGCGCCAGCAGTTCAATCCAATTTTAGCTGGATGGGGCTTGAATTCCTTGTCCCGTCTGATCCGAAAATCAGTTTAAATTGGCTCGGTATGGAGATGTTAGTTGACGTCAAATTACTTGACGATTTGCCTGATTATTTAGATTTTGGTGATGCATATGACGGAGTGCCTAATCAAGACCTATATTCATATCCAGTTACTATCTCTGGTTTGTCAGAAAGTACAATAATTACATTATACTCATATGATGGATTGCAATTCTCATCTGATGGTAATTCATTCTCGTCGACGATCAATGTTCAAAACGACGATCAAGTATATTTAAAGAAATATCTTGATAATATTTTTTCCGATACATATTTAATTTATACAGATTCAACTTTTACTGGCGAAACTGAAGTCGGCACCTGGCAATTGGTGGGACCGTCAGATGCAATCAAATATGATGAGTATATTTACAGAAATACCCAAGAAGGGCAATGGATTGAATATAAGGCGGTTGCTGACGGCGATAACGATATCGAATCAGTATTTGTTGATCAATCTAAAGTAGGCAATACTGGTAGTCCAGTTGGACTGTTCACAAATGAAACTATATATAATTCTGATGCTCCGAATGGTGATTTTGCGGATCAGTCTTCCAGTTTGAAAAATTCTAAAGCACCTGATAGTGATTTCCGAGATCAAACAGCTCAAATTAAATATGCATTTGCACCAATTGGCATATTTAAAGACCAAACTAATGAACTCAAATATGGGACTGCTCCTACTTCGTTGTTTATTAGTAAATTGACTTATTATGAGACTGTGGAAAGTTTGAAGGCGCTATTCTTTAACAATATACATAATAGCTTAGTAAATGCTAACTCAGCCCAACAGAAGATAGAAGCTTACATTTATGGATATGTGTTTGATTCATTAGTTGGTAAGCACGGTTACAATTATGTGGAATCTCAACCAATTGATGCTATTGAAGGTAAAATTGCCACGCCATTGAATTGGCGTGTAGTTAGTACCTATTATTCAATTTCACAATATGAAGATACTCGTCTGATTGATGTTTATTTCCAAAATAATCAAGTTGAAGCTGATAAATTTATTAGCTTGATCCCTCAATATTGGATTAATTGGGAAAACCGAGAAATAATGACCAATTGGGTAATGGATAATTATAATCGTTACCTATACAATGATACATATTGGGCTGATTTCACAAATAAAAACTTTCATTCATATGGTTCTGAATGGATGTATGAAGTATTAGTGCATAATCACGAATTTGAATTATTTTCTTCATATGCCCCGTGGATCCAAAGCAACTATCTTGTAGTCAATACTGCTTTTGGTTTCTATGGTCTAGCTAATAATATCGCTTATGATTCGCAACCTATAATGCAAAGTTATTCAGCACCACAAATGGTTAATATTTTGTATTCATATGAATATGCAATTGATAGTTTAAAAACTATTAATTTGAATGCTATATTTGAAAATAATGTAATTTACGATTCAACAAATTATGTTCGTCAGGGCGGATATCCGACCATCGAATTGGCAGAAGATGCAGCTAGTGCTTATCCATCTGATATTACTATAATTTACCAACAACCTGAAGGAACTTATAGTTATAACGTACTATATACTAATAGTGTCTGGTGTGGCGACGTACCAATTAAACCAGTGCTGAAAGCTATTGCTTGGTATTTGGGAGGAGGCTAATGATTAATATTAATAATTGCCGTACAATAATTCCACCTATTGATGATATGGAAATTACAGTACCGGTCAATCAAACTAGTGATACATTTAAACAGATTTTAAGTCGCGGTGAACTATCTTTTACCTATCAAATGGCATTGACATCTCAATTACAAGTGCCTTGGAAAATACCAAGTGCTGAAATGGTAGAGATTTATAAAGATGGTATAAGGATAATTAACAGAAGTACAGACTTTGGCGAGACACACTTGAACCCGCCACAGTTAACTTATGAGATTGAAGATCAGCTAATCACTTTCAATCAACCAGTTGCTGCCGAAATCAAAGTGATATGTGATCAAACTATACAGCCGTTTGTTCCTGATGAGTATATTATCACCATCGATAATATATTTGGTGGCGAAACCTTGGCACCGACAGATGAGGAAACGTATGCGGCTACTTGGTGTGAACCGGTAATATGCACTCAACCATATAATGGTTTTGCTAGGATGTCTGACGATCGCAAGAGTATAATTTACGTACCCAATCCGGGCTACACTGGCGCTGATGCTTTTAGTTATACAATTATTACGTTGCGTGGTCAAACTGCTGAAACCAAATGTATTTACATCACTGTTGAAGATCCGCCACCTCCGCCTGAAGAGGAAGAAACTCAACCATAAAATTGAATTATCTGTATGTTAAATTTGGTTCTGAGCCTAAACAATAAATAATACGAATAACGAATTACCACTAAAGGAGTATTTTATAATATGTCCACACTTACAAAGTTTGGCGTTCCAATGGGACCAGATGGTCAAGAAGGTCGTAAGGGTGTCCTTCAGCCAAAGCTAAAATATCGCTTCCGTATTCGCACAATTAATTTCGGACCGATTGGCGATCAATCTTATTTCACCCAACAGGTTATGACTGCTGATAAGCCTAAGCTTCAGCACGAAGAAGTTACTCTCGACGTTTACACTTCAAAAGTTTACGTTGCTGGTAAGCATTCTTGGCAGACTGTTGCAGTTAAGCTTCGTGACGATATCACTAACTCTGTTTCAAAGTTAGTAGGATATCAGCTTCAAAAGCAACACAACCACTATGAACAAACAAGTCCGGCTGCTGGTGTCAATTATAAGTTTGATATGTATGTTGAAGTTATGGACGGCGGTAACGTGAATGTTTTGGAACAGTGGATTCTTGAAGGATGCTGGATCCAAAGCTATGAAAACGAAGGTTTAGACTATGCTGAAAATAACGGCGTTCAAACAATCGATTTAACTATCCGTTACGATAACGCAACATCAACAGAATTGATGACTGCAAATCCAATTCTAACAAGTATTGGCGGCGTCCTCTCTGGAGCCTAATAGGTTTTAGAAAATTAAGTGGTAATTTTATCTGGGTGGTAATTGGAAACGATTACCACCCATTTTCTTATATAAAACTTAAAAATAATCAGATAAATAGCTAATATAAATGATATTGGATTTTTTATGGCTGGTATAGGCGTTTTCAAAAATATTGCTGGGAATCTTCTAGGTGACGTAGCTGATACGTTGCTTTCTGAGGTCGCTGGCCGTTCAAGTGGGTTGATTTATAGATCAGCCCCGACTGCGAGCAGGTTACTAGGTGTAGGAAGTGAAAATTATGCATTTCACACCGCATCAGCACCGCGCCCAGGGTTCCTGTATATGGTCAAATTTGTGACCCCATTAAATGCCTCATCAACACGTACTGGATTTGATGCAGCATCTCAACTAAGTTCGAAAACTGGATTTAACTTCCAAGCGAAAAGTGTTGAAAGACCAAATACTTCAATCCAAACTGAAGTCGTTAATCAATATAATAAAAAGCGTGTCATTTACACTGGTAGGACACATAATCCTATTAGTATAACATTTTATGACGATATTGCTGGCAAGCTATTGAAATTTTGGCAAAGCTACTTTGCTCACTATTTTCAAGATGGTGTTATATCAAATGATAGCTACGTATTTTGGGATTTAATGGCTAGTGCGATTAATGATCCAGGTACTGGTGGTTTTGGTATGAGGACAATACCTGGTACTGATGAAAAATATTATTTTGAAAAAATAATAATTTACCAGTTTTTTGGAGGTTATTATACTACTATCACCTTATTCAATCCAGTGATTAGTACCTTCCAATATTCTAATCCATTAACTTATGCTGGATCAAGTGACCAATTGACTGAAGTTACTATAACATTTGAATATGAAAATGTCGCTTATAATATGGATCCTGTTAAGATTAGCACCAGTGAAGCAACTGATTTCGGGTTTCAATTTGATTATAATAATCCACCACTTGGTATTTCTACCCAACGGGTTGCTGGATATTTGGATGCCTTTTTGCAGAAAAATGGAATTTCTGATTCAATCTCAAGCGTAATAAGTGATACATTGGGGCTTGGTAATACTACTACTGGTAAAATTGCAGACTCAGTTCTTCGTTCAGTTATAACAAGTGTCACGACTAATAACACTAGTAAAAGTACCAAAAGCGGAATCTTAAACGTCGGTATTAATGCATTCAGTGATCTTATTAACAATAATGTTGTTTTCAGCACGAATAAAAATCAATCCACAACTGGTGCTTTTCCATTAGATTCTCAATATTCTGATAATGGTCGTAGTTTGTATTCAGGACAGATGGGAAATGTGGCCTCTAAAGTTATGGGCACCGGATTATATTCGCAGTTGTCGACAAAATCATCAGATATAGATGCAAATAGTTTTAGATCCAACAGTATGATTATTACTAAACCTAATGGCGAAATCCAATTCACTCAAAAGGGTCTGGCTGGGGTCAACGCACTAGTCAGTCAATCGACCGTATTCGGCGTAGCTGAGAAGACTGTTTCAAACTTGTCACCAACTGTTGGTACGGCTGTTAAAGCAGCTAAAGTATTAAAGGGACTTTTTGGATAATTCATTAAATTTTATTCCCAGTAATAAATAATTGATGAAATGTCACATTTGCGATAACCAATTTGATTCCGCGCGTAAATTATCTAAGCACTTTCGCGATCAACATAATATTAGCTCGCAAGATTATTATAACAAATATGTCAAAGCTGATGGTGAAGAAAAATGCAAATTTTGTGGCGATCCTAATAAATTTATAAACGTCAACAAAGGATATGCTTCATCCTGCATTAAATGTCGATCTTTAAAAACTAAAGAATGGCGAGCCGAAAATGCACAAGATGAGGAAAAGCATAATTCATTTGTTAAGAAAGTTCGAGCGAACCAAACACGCATTTGGGCCGATCGAAAAGAAGCCGGCGATGATGCGTCTATAAGATCACAGATTGGTGAAACTATCAAAGCTAATAATTCGTTATTGACTAAGGAAGAAATGGCAGCGAGATATGGATGGCTTAATAAACTTTCTGATGAAGAAAAAGATCAATGGAAAGCTGATGTAATGTTTAAAACTGGCGCCCATAAGTGGTGGAAGACTGCTAGTGAAGAAGAAAAACAGATAGTATATTTGAAGCGTATTGCTACAAAATTGGGGAAAATTGAACAAATACAATTTGAGTGGCAAGAATATCAGACATATGAAGAATATCGCGCCGCCGTTGATTACATCACTGCGATGAGCTATTTTAACAACAAAGATGAAATTGATCCAACCGGTCTTCGAGGTCAGGAATTTCATTTAGATCACATTTTCAGCGTGCGCGCCGGATATGCGATGCAAATTGAACCTGAAATAATTGGGTCAAAATATAATCTTAGAATGTTGGCCAAATCTGATAATTTATCCAAACATTGCCGCTGTGATATTGAAATTGAAACGTTGAAGGAGCAATTTTATGGCTCGTAACTATTATAAAGGTGTTTACGAAGTTCAGAATCCGCAAAAATATATTGGAAACAAAAATCCAATAGCGCGCAGTTCCTGGGAATATAACTTTATGCACTATTTAGATTTTCATCCAGACGTAATTGCTTGGGCGTCTGAGCCGATTAGAATTCCATATTATAATCATTTCAAAAGAAAAACAACAGTTTACGTTCCGGATTTTTTAGTTAGATATCAGGATAAAAACGGCGGATTAAAAACTGAATTGATAGAAATCAAGCCTATGAGTCAAACATTGCAAGAAAAGGCTAAAGGAATTCAAAATAAATTACAAGTTGCATTAAATAGAATGAAATGGGCCGCTGCCCAACAGTGGTGTCAAAAGCACGGTTGTAAATTTGTCATCTTAACTGAAGATCAATTATATAAGGCAACTGGTACATATAAGCCAAGGAAGCGATAATGAGTAATAGTATTAGCACAAGTCTTAATATGAGAACCTTAAAAGAAGCTATGGCTGATCAAGAAACTCACGAAAATTTAACTCAATCTGATATTGAAGTTTCTGAAAATAGTGAAATTGATTTAACTGACTATAGTGAAAACACTCAATCATCGCCTATGGATAAAGCTTATAAAGATTTGACTGAGCTTGACCAAGTCGTTTTTGAGCATACTAAAACTTCGGACAGTGTCGCTGACCAGGCTAAAGATGCATTTGATACAATTTTTGCAGTAGCGCAATCAGTACCTCCTGAAAAGTCTGCTCGTTTATTTGAAGTTGCTGCCCAATATTTGGATATAATTAATAAATCATCAGATTCAAAGGTTAGTGCCAAATATGATAGAGCTAAATTAAGTGTTGCATTGACTCGTGCCCAAATACAAGCCGGCCTGGTTGAAAATGCAGTTAATGAAGGAATTAAAGCTCATCGTAACGATATACTTAAAGCTATTATGGGCGGTGACACTCAGGATGCTGACTTTGAGGAAAAAACTGACCCAGAAGATGATAAATAATCAAAAGAACCCGGGGAATTACAATGAACAAGTTTTATGACTATTTGGAACGTAATCAACCAGAATATTGTTTCAGGATTAAATGCTTGGACGATATTACTGGAATTCAAGATGAATTAGAGCAGTTTCTAAATCGTTACAAATTGAAAGATATTGGTAAAATTAAAAAAACAATTTTCCATAAGCGATCTCTTGATTTTCCACAACACGAAAATGTTGAAATATTTTTTGTGGATATTGTTACTTCGTTGCCAGTTGCTCCAAATGTCCTAGCTAAACAGCTCAGTGAAAAATTTTATATCGATGGTAAAAGAATAGTAGTTCGCAACCCAAATGAACCTGTTGAAGGTTATATTGAGGCCCAAGAAAAGGCATTTGAGGATGAGGAAAATGGTGTTGAGCACGATCCTTTGTTGACTACTGAATCATCTTATCCAGATTCTCCAGAACCGATGACTTTGTATGGTGACAAATATAATGAAACATATTTGGAAACCATTAACAAAATGCGCTCAAAGCAAAAAGAAGAACATATTGAAATCGTAGAAAATCCTTTAAGTTACAAAGAAACACGGGATTTTAAAAATTCTAACGACTTTAATGCTAAAATCAACGATGGACCAAAAGTTAAAAAACTTAAGGCTAAATTGCATATGGTTCCATTTAAAGTTAAGGAAGCTGACTTGAAGAAAGCCAAGCTCAATAGCAAGTATAGCAAGTCAGAAACTCCAAAAGGATAAGGAACTCCATCAATGAATGATTATCAAGATTTAATTAAAAAATTAGCACAAATTAATGAAGGTGCCTCTATCGTTTCACTTGACGTAAGTGTCGCCTCAAATGACGATCAACAATTGAAGTCAGTTATGGTCGGGTTAACACTTAGTTCTGGATCAACAGCGTCAATGACCATTCAAGCACCGTGTTTTGAAACTTTGCTGGACTCGTTGGAAACTTTATTCTCAGTACAGGGTCAAATTGTCGAGCAGGCAATAGAGCAAGTTAATGTTATGGCATCAACTGGCGATGCTGAACCAGAAATGGACGATATGGCAATGGCTCCAACAGAAATGGAACCAATGGGCGATGACGAATATAGTTTCTCAATTGGTGACGGTGAAGAAGGTGTGGGTGACGAAATGGAACCAACCGATATGGAGCCTGGAATGGAAGACGACCAATTAGCTGACGACGATGTAGTGATTGATCCAGATTCTATGGAACCAGAAGCTGGCGAAGATGTTGATACTGATGAAGCTCGTTATAGTCATCAATACTCATTCCGCAACAAAGGAACTGGTTTGTTTCAAAGCTTGACTGGTCAACAGCGAATTAGTAAAGGTGCGCTAAAGGCCGCAAAAAGACGTTTAGGAAAGTAATACTAATGAAGTTACAATAGTTTCCGCATCTGGACCTGACAATTCAACAATTGGAAGAGATGAAAATCTATTATTGAATTGATGACAAATTGCAAAACCGACAAGGCGACTTTGGAACTCAAAGTCGCCTTTCGTGTATTCAGGATAGTCTTCAGCATTTAAATCTGAATATTTTGCTACCATTAGTTCAATGTGAAGTTTTAAATCATCTTCGGTTTCAATAATTGAAAATATTGCCTTGGATGTTGAATTGAATATACAGTTAAAGGAAAAGTCTTCCTGACGCATTTCATCCAATTCTAATGACCATAATTTAATTGATGGATAATTAGTATCTGAGAACCCATCATAGACAGTCATAATAGATATAAAATGTTCAAATTTATCGTTTGTCATAATATAAGTTTCCGAACGTTTCTAAACGTTTCAGCATCAGGTCCTTTGACTTTAATTAAACTATTGCATTGACAAAACAACGTCCCTGCAGAAACGACCGCACCTACTTCAACTCCAAAGAATTCAGGATATAAATCTACTAGCCCGTAGAGGCTAATTTCCTTCATTAGTAAAAGTCCAAATCCTTCATTTTTTGCTTGTTCGTTATAGATAAAGTCGCGAATGGGGGTTATCCTAGTTAAATCAGATACATTGTGTATGTCTTCTATAGTTCGATTTCGCTCTAAATTCATTGAATCGATGTCGATTGGATCGCGCTTTTTGGTCCAAATTTCACCATATATAGAAATTACCATATTAAAATATTCTGCTTGGGTGTGTGATATGGTTTTAGATAACGATGATAGATACTCGTCGACTAAATCAAATCGATCATATGACGTCAAAATTCGGCTTTCGCCATATCGGTCAGATCCGTAAGAATATCGTTCAGTATAATTCATAAAATCAAGATTACTGCAATAGCTATTTAATGTCAAATGGATCTTTTGTTGAAAACAACCACATAAATATAGACGAAGAATGCTGAGAGGTATTATAATATGTCCAATGCGGCATCAGGCGTTTCAAGTAAGAAAGCCCATAAAGAAGAAGTTTTTACACAGTATCAAATCAACGAGATCAGACGCTGCCATTCTGATCCGGCATATTTTATTGAGAATTATGTAAAGATTCAGCATCCAGTTAAGGGTGATATTTTATTCCAACTTAGACCATATCAACGAAGAATGGTCAAAGTTTTCCACGAAAATCAATTTTCCATACATCTTTTGCCTCGACAGGTCGGTAAGACTACCATTGCTGGTGCATATCTGCTTTGGTATGCGATGTTTAATATGGATAAAACAATATTAATTGCTGCCCACCAATTTTCTGGTGCAAGTGAAATTATGCATAGAATATATCACGCATATCAGGCGATGCCAGATTTTATTCGTTGCGGAGCAATTACAGAAAATAAGCAAAGTTTAACCTTTGACAACGGGTCACGTATTATTGCTACTGCCACTACTGAAAAGACTGGCCGTGGTCTTGCTATTTCATTAGTTTATTTGGACGAATTTGCATTCGTTGAGCGTCGAATTGCTGAAGAATTTTGGACTGCTCTCGCTCCGACGTTGTCAACTGGTGGTAGCTGTATCATTACTTCAACTCCAAACAACGCTGACGATTTGTTCGCCAATACTTGGCGCGGAGCGTGTGATAATGGAATCGGATCTCGCGGGTCTAATGGGTTTGCTTCCTTTACTGTGGAATGGGATGAAGCGCCAGATCGAGATGACGAATTTGAAGCGAAAATGAGAGCACAGCTTGGTGACGCTAGATTTAGACGCGAATTTAAGTGTGAATTTATTTCAGAATCTGATACGTTAATTGACCAAATTGTTTTGGAAAATATGAAAGGGATGGATCCAGTTTTGACTACTGGATCTATACGATGGTTTAAAGAGCCAGAAATAGGAAAGTCATTCCTGGTATCGCTCGATCCATCAATTGGCATTGGTGGCGGCGACAATGCCGCAATTACTGTTTGGCAATTGCCAGAATTTGAACAAGTTGCTGAATGGTCAGATGACAAATCAGTTGACAGAGTTCAGGTCAGAGTGTTACAACAAATATTGGATGAAATTTATTATATTTTGAAAGATGCTGGTCAGAACAGTGATCCGGAAATTTTCTATACAGTAGAAGCCAATAACAATGGTGAAGCAATTAGTAGAATTATTGAGGATACTGGTGAAGAAAATTTCAAGGGCACATTCATATCTGAACCAAAACGAAAATATCGAGGATTTAAAACTACTGGCAAAACTAAGAGAAACGGTTGTTCAAAAATGAAAAGAATGATCGAAGCTGGTAAAATAAAAATTCATAGTAAAAAATTAATCTATGAATTAAAAAACTTCGTCGCAAAAGGATCAAGTTTTGAAGCTGAAGTTGGGTGTAAAGACGACTTGGTTATGAGCCTATTCAATGCTATCAGAATGTTAGACGAAGTCAAATATTATGATGACGAAGTGTATGATCGTCTTAGTGACTCAATCGATGGATACGATGATGAAGACTACGACAATGACGATCAGCCAATGCCGTTCATCCTTTGAGGATTACTTATGAATATTATTACTAGATACGAAGCAATTGAAACGATACAATGTTACGACAGTATCACATATTTTATTGAAAATTATTTTAAGATTCAACATCCAGTTAAAGGATCAATGTATTTCAATCTTTATGATTATCAAAAAAATATAATCAACATATATGAAAATAGCAAAATGTGCATTGGGATGACAGCCCGACAGATGGGAAATACCTCAATAGCAACTGCATATATGTTATGGAATTTGATCTTTAAATTGGATTTTCAAATAGCTATAATAGGTAACAATATCGCTTACGGTCAAGAAATTTTGAACCGTCTACTATTTGCATTTGATCAACTCCCTACATTTTTAAAACCAAAAATTGATCTTAGAAACAAGCGTGAACTTCGTTTTGAAAATGGATCCGGGTTAATCGTATTGACTACTAATTCGCCACATAGTGCTCGTGGCCGGTCACTGAATTTAATATATTTTGATGATTTTGCATTTGCTGACCAAAATAATGCCACAGAGCTGTGGCAAAGTATTATTCCGTGTGCATCTATTGGATCACAGATAATTGTTACATCTACTCCTAGCAATAAAAATACTTTATTTTATAAACTCTGGCAAGGTGCAGTATCTGGTAACAATGGATTTCATCCATTTATTATTAGATGGAATGATCACCCAGACCGTGATGAAAGTTTTAAGCAAAATGCCTTGAAATCATTAGGACCTGATCGGTTTGCCCAAGAATATGAATGTCAATTCATTGACCAAATCTAATTTTCATATTCTTTTAAAACCAAATAAATACACATAGAATTATAAGGGATAGCTCTATGTCTAAAGAAGGTTTTGCCAAGGAGATATATCAGGTTATTGGTAGTGAACCAATGGCCATATATAACCATGAAGGCAATATTGTTTATGAGCCAGAAGAGGCTGAAAGTTTCTTTTTGAAGAACGACAATATCATGATTGAAATTAATGATACTGAACAAACACTTGAAGTATCGTTAAGTGATGGTGTTGATGCAAAAAGTTTTGAAGACCGTTATGGGTCTAGATTACGTAAAATAGCACTCAACAATAGATACAAATATAAATTGAGAACATACGGTAAAAAGTTGACTCCAAAAGATTTCTCGAACACTCCAGTTTTGGAGAATCTTTATGGTAGTTCTAAATCAAGCTATCAGAAAATTGGCGGCGCAAAAGTGATTATACGCCACTCAACCGCTGTTAATGAAGAAAAGCGCGGCGCCAGAACTAAAAACATCAAGCAAATTTTTGTCGAAACTTCGGACGGTGAACGATTTAAAATCCCTCATGAAAATTTACATGCTGCGAGAGCAATTGCTTATCATTTAAATAATGAAGGCCTTTATGGCGATTCAATCTCAAATAAAATTTTAGAGATGGTTGAAACAATGGAAGGTTTAAGATCACAACATCTTACTGAAGAAGACCCAGAAAAGAAATTTTGGATCCGAGCTCACTACATATCTTTAAGAGAAGAATTGAAGAAAAATTATTCATCAAAACGTCGATATAATGATTTTGTTAATCGATTTGCACCAAAGCCATTGAAGGAATCACTTGATTTTGAGCATTGGGCGATGACATTAGTACCATCAGACAGACTGGATGAAGAATATGGTGAGAATATTGTTTCAAAATATTTGCAAAAGGCCAATAACGCTTCGAAAGAAAATTTACCACAAATAGTTAATGAGATGCTACAACTTGGCATAGCCTATGATGTGTCAAAGCATTTGTCCTGGCCCATTAAGTCAATGGTATTGGAATTTATTGAAGATCAAGAACGAAACGATATTGCGCGCGCTTGGAGAATGAAATCCCTCGACGTGAAACGTCATAAGCTCAGCGTTCACGATGCAATTGAGGACATTTGTTCTGAATTTGCCAATTCTGAATCATATAAAGAGATTAAAGAACTGGTAACTGATTTGGCAGAAAAGGATAAGCTTATTCCTAAAAATCCAAATGAAATTACAATAGATCGAATGTTGGCAAGAAATAAGAAGTTAGTGGATGATATGCAAACAATAAAAGCTCAAGAGTTTTACGGCCAAGCACAGTTTGTTAATGAGAGCGAAGGTGATTCGCGCGCCAAAGATATGTATAATATATGGGTCGATTGTATGAAAACAATTGGCCAGGGGATGGGCCATCGAGTTGCGACAGACCAAGCAGTGCATCAAATTTCAGCTAAATATAAAATATCATATGATGATGCTTTGGCAGAAATGGATGCAGCTTTAGATAAATTTTCGTCAAAGGGATAATTATGGAAAAAGAACCATTTGATGATGGGCACGATTGGATAGTAAAAGATAAAGAAACTGGTCAAAGATTGGCATTATTTCACGATCAGAATAAAGTTTTACCATTTGCCTATCGTAGAGGAAGAAAAACCGTAACAATTGAAAAGGTTAAACGTGAAGGAACTAATAAAATGAATGAACATCGTATTGTTAATTTGTCAGAAATGATGCTTAAGGTAGTGTCAGAAGACGTTATCCTTCCGAAGACCGGCGATCCTGAAAAGGAAGCAGCTGAATTGACTAAAGATACTGGCAAATACCACTATGCTGATTATGATGATATGATCAATAAGCCAGTCATTATCAATACCAATGTTGAAGCTCAAGATCAAGATGAATGGATGCAAAAAGCATACAATACACCAGTGAATGAAGAGACTCCAGTAATTGAACCAAGTAATTTCGAAAAGAACGATGAATATGAAGTTACCGTTTCAGACCAAGTAGCAGAATCAGATAATGATTCAGATTGGACCTATGAAAGTGAAGGTATCTATCACCATTCATATTTGCCATTGTGTTATGATATTAGTAGCGGGAAAGTTGAATTGATTGAATTTCCATCTGAAGATGAGAGCGAGGCACCAATTCACATTGGTACGTTTGATTCTGTAGAAGATATGAATAGTTGGATTGTTGATAATATTAAGGAAGATGTTGTTGAAGAATATCGAAAAATAGCTGAAGGTGGCAACGGTAGCAGCACAACTGGCGAAATTACTACTTCAGATAATGGTGTAGGAAATGATGACGGTGATAATTATGGTCCAGCACCAACTGACGATCAAAATGACATTGAATTTGACCAGGACGGCAAATTTAAAATTGGAGAAGATCTAGAAGAGGCCAAATTTAAGCCATCAGGGAGTAGCTTTGATAGTTATATCGACTTACCAGATCGCGACGATGTTGAAGTGACTGTTCATTATGAAATTGAAGAGTCTGATCCGTCAGTAGGCTACCAAGGCGGTGTAGTAATTACTGATGTATGCGAAAAAGGAACAGATCACAGTTTAATGGACGTAGTAAATCCTAAGGACGCAAATCGATTGTTTGATGAAGCAACACAAGACGCTTCCGATCAAGAAGCTGATTATGCAGATTACAAATATGACCAAATGCGTGATGATCGAATGATGCGAGATTTTGATGAAGGTAAAGATTACCGATATGATCCAGATGCTGACGATGATGATTGGGATCGCCAGGAACGTTTTAAACAGCGTAAGCATAACAAAAACGCCCGAAAAAAAGAAATTGATGAAGGAACATCGCAATTTGAAAGAATGTTGGATGATAAAGATGCAACGGGTGAAACTATGCGATCAAGCATATACAACGCTATAAGACATTTCGATTATGCTCATGACGCAGCTGATCATGTTTTTAGTAAGCATTTTTATAATAAACCATATAGTGAATTTAGAAAACTAAAGCCAGAATTAATAGATTATTTTAAAAAATATGGTTTAAAAGAATTTGACGATGAGCTTGATGAAGCATATGCTCGTGATGCTTGGGAATCTGGATATGAAGCTTTCGAGAATGGCCAACCTTGCCCAACAGATCCATCAGGAAAAGATGGCTGGATGGAAGCAAAAAAAGAACATCGTAAGTCAGGTCAAATGGACGAATCGACACTTACTGAGACTGACATTGAACGAGCATTCATACTTTCAGTAGATTTCACACCAGAACGCATTGAAATCGAGCATAAAGGTATGACTGATGTGGAATCAGCATTATTTTTAATGGCGGATGGTCGTCCAGTTGATAAATTTAGAAACGAGCTGAATATGGGCGGCTTACCAATGGTGGCAGAATTGGAGCGTGACAATGCTTTGACCGTTATTGTCCTAGCTTCTACAGCCAGAGATGCAATAGACGCTATATTGGAATTGGATGTGGTACATCGTGTACTATATGAATTTGAAATCGATGACAGAAGCTTTATTGGCTTGTTAACTGGTGGTAAGGCTGGTAGTTCGATGGATTTGACTGGTGAATTGACTGAAGATGAAGATTTTTTTGAAGCACCAGATTTCGTAGTATCGAGTGAAAATTTGTATGCAAACGAATTGGCTGAAGATCCAATGTTTATTCAAGTAATGAATGACGCATATTTGACAATTGTTGAAAAGATGGGTGAGAAAATTGAAGAATTCAACCCTTCAATTGATGACGTAGACCAAATAATCGAAACTGGCATTGACAGCTACCCAAATGGTCACAAATATAGCTTTATGATGAGTGACCCAATGGCTCGTGATGCGATCAACGATGCATTTAACATTTTGTGGGATGAAGGAAAGATCGGATCAGACCACGTAGCATAAAATTAATGGGCCTTCGGGCCCATTAATTTATTGACTGAAAGTACGTCGGTGCCATATATTGACAAAGTAATGTTTAGTTACTGAAATATTTTTCGCACACGATGTATAAATAAAGTAGCGATAGTAGTCGCGGTATTGAAGAATTACTTCAATAAGTGAAAGAGAGATTCACCAAAAACTAACATTATACTAATAATAATACTAATAAGGAACTAATAAAATGGCACAATTAAGTTTAAAAGAAATTCGCGCTAAACTTCTTAGCAATCAGAATAAAGAACGTACTTCCTCAAATGATGGCGCCTCTTATCCATTCTGGGACATTCCAGAAGGCGAGACTGCACACCTTCGCTTCCTACCGGATGGTGATAACTCCAATGAATATTTCTGGAGAGAAATGCAGAAGATTAAGCTCAAATTTTCTGGCATCAAAGGCCAAAGCAATAAGCCGGTTGAGATCCAGGTACCTTGTATGGAAATGTGGGGAGAAACCTGCCCAATTTTAACTGAAATTCGTCCTTGGTTCAAGGACAATCAGTTGGAAGACGTTGCTCGTTCTTACTGGAAGAAGCGTTCATTCCTGTTCCAAGGGTTCGTTCGTGTCAACCCAATCCAGGAACAGAATTCACCAGAAAATCCAATCCGTCGTTTTGTGATCAACAAGACACTTTATACTACAATTCATAATGGTATTTTGGATCCGGATATGGAAGAAATTCCAACAGACTACAGCCACGGTACTGATTTCCGAATTGTAAAGGGTAAGAAGGGCCAATATGCTGATTACAGTGCGTCATCATATTCACGTAAAACAAGCCCGTTGACTGAAGAAGAGCTCAAAGCAATTGAAACACACGGTTTGTTCAATCTTAATGATTTCTTGCCAAAGAAGCCAGATGCTGACACTCTCAATGCTATTGCAGAAATGTTCCAAGCATCAGTTGATGGTGAGCAGTATGATCCAGACCGCTGGGCAAAGTTCTATAAGCCGTTTGGTTTAAAGACTGACGATTCAGCTACACAATCATCTGGTTTCACAAAGCCAGCTGATACTGCTGGAACAGATGATGATACACCACCGTTTGATACTGGTACACCTGCTGTTGAGGAAACGGTATCAGCACCAGCTTCAACGACTGCTTCCACTGTTGAGTCAGGTAAAAAGAAAACTCCACAAGAAATGTTGGCTGAAATTGCTGCTCGTAGAGCTGGTAACTAAGCAAAACGATTTGGTGGCAGTTGCCTGCCACCAAACTAGACAAATATTTCTATTGGAGAGTGTATTATAATGACTGTAACAAAAACTTTTGACCCAACAAAATTCCGCAGGAAGCTTACTGAAAAATTAGACATTCCTGTTGGATTTAGTGATCCTCGAATTTGGATCAGCACAGGTAACTATGCCCTTAACCGTTTAATATCAGGCGATTACAACAGAGGCTTCCCTCTTTCAAAGGTTAATATGTTGGCCGGTGAATCTGGATCTGGTAAATCACTCATTGCAGCTCAAGTTATGAGAAATGCACAAAATGATCACAATGCTTTCGTAGTATTGCTTGACTCAGAAGGTGCAGGTGACGAAGCTTGGTTGAAAAATGCAGGAGTGGATACTGAAAACAATTTTATGCGTATTCCAGTGTTTACTGTGTCTACTTGTACTGAAATGGTTGCTGAATTTATCAGCGCACTCAAAGAATCTGGCGCAGATCAACCAGTTCTAATTGTACTTGACTCTGTTGGTATGTTAGAAACTGAAAGTGGCCAGGAAAACTTCCTTAAGGGTGATTCCAAAGGTGACCAAGGTCAGTTAGCAAAGCAATTGAAGCGTTTTATTAAGAACTGCATCTATCTGTGCGAACAGAAAGATATTGGTTTCTTGATGACTAACCACACGTATGCATCACAGGATATGTTTAATCCAGATGCTAAAATTACTGGTGGTGATGGTATCGTTTATGCAAGCTCAATTGTTATTGCTATGCGTAAGTTTAAATTGAAAGAAGTATCCGATGAGGATCAGGTAGCAACAGCAACTGGTGTTCACGGTATCAAAACCACTTGTATGAGTTACAAGACTCGATACAACAAACCATTTGAAAAAACAACAATTGAAATTCCGTGGTCAACTGGTCTTGATCCATATAGCGGGCTTTTGGAACTTTTTGAAATGGATGGCTTGCTTGTTAAAGACGGTAATAAATTGAAATATACTGCCAAAGATGGTACAGAGATTAAGCTGTTTAAGAAGCAGTGGAAAGATGACCATCTACAGCAGATTATGGATGAAAATCCATACTCAATTAGCCGCGAAGATAAGGCATTTGCTGAAAAGCTTGAAACTTCTATGAATCAAACTGCTGAAGAAGACACTGAAGAGTGAAGACATTGTGGTCAGGTCTTGGGGGAGACCTGACCACATTCTATTTGAAATAAAAATCGACGTTTAGAATCATAATCTTTAAAGTAAAAAGAAAAAAAGAAAAGGAATTGGTATGAATTTACGTGAACTGGTTGATTTGGCGATAACAAAGGCTCTTGAGTATATTGTTGAGTCGGATCACGAAGGTTTTTTTGAAGAAATGGTCGATGCCGCAGTTATGGATGGTATGGATAGAGAAGATTTATATGGTATTAATGATCAACTTGATGAATACTTGAAAATTGATGATTCTGAAGACGACGAAGAGGATGATGACCTTCCTTACTGAATGGTCATCATAAAATGAGGTAATAATGACCCAGGTGGCGGCACAGCAATGTGGACTTAATTATTGGTACAATCAAATTTGTTTAGAAGCGAAATTAGACTTGATACCTGATGCAGTTCAATATTTTGAAGAACAATTGAAAGCTGCCAAAGCAGAAATTTCAGTTAAAGGTAATTTAGAACAAGCTTCGGCCCGCCTACCTGGGCTGTTTGAGTATAGGTATAGTCAACTTCAAGAGATTGAAAGTATTGTTGAGTATTTGAATATTCGGCTTCGAAAAATAAGAAAAGAGCGGTTGGAATATTATACAACCAAATACAACAAACAACTGACAGTCCGAGAAGCTGAAAAATATGTTGAAGGTGACGATGAATACGTAGATTTTTCCTATTTGTTGAATTATTTCGCATTAGTTAGGAATCAATTTACTGGATTGATTAAATCACTTGATATCAAAAATTGGCAAATATCCAATATAACAAAATTAAGAGCTGCGGGAATTGAAGATGCGAGCATTTGAGGATAGTAAATGGAATTGAACGAAAATCAAACACTATTAACTGTATTTGATGAGGTGAACATTAAGTTCTCCAATTTAAATCCTGGTACAAGGCGTAAATTGGTAAATGCAGTAAAATATGAAGTTCCTGGTGCTCGATTCCAGCCAAGTGTTAGGATGGGTAGATGGGATGGCAAGAAGTCCTTTTGCACAATTGGTGGTGACACTTATCTAAATTTATTAGACATCTTGCTTCCAATTGTGCAAAACGATGGTTATGAGATTCTTCTTGATGACCAGCGACAAAAATATGATATAACTTTTGCCGATTTTGATGAAAACATTTTCGATGGTAAAGTTTGGCCAAAAGGCCACCCGGCTGAAGGTCAGCCAATTACGTTGCGTGATTATCAAATAGAAGCAGTAAAGCACTTTGTTGAAAATCGACAATCAGTACAAGAGCTTACAGTCAGTTTTGGTAAGACAATTTTCAGTGCTGCAATGAGTTATGTCGTTGAAAAAGCGACAGTTTATAAAAACGACGAACTAATTGAGAAACCACGGACAATTATCATTGTTCCTACCAAGGACTTGGTCAATCAAACTTATAAAGATTACATAAATGTTGGTTTAGATGCTGGAGTCTTTTACGGTGATCGTAAAGAACTTGGTTGTCAGCACACAATTGTGACTTGGCAGAGTCTTAATAATTTGATGAAAATGGGAATTATTGACGGTTTAAATGTCATTGAAACTTTCCTTGATGGAGTGGTGGCTGTGATTGTTGATGAGTGTCACGGCGCAAAACAAGATGCTATGAATGATCTTCTAACTGGACCATTTCGAAATACTCCTTTGAGGTGGGGAATGACTGGTACCTTGCCAGAATATGAATTTCAGAAAGTTTCTGTCAAGGCATTGTTGGGAGAAACAGTTAATGAAGTTACAACAAAGGAACTTCAAGACGCTGGATTCTTAAGTAGTTGTAATATTAATATAATGCAAGTACAAGATACTGGCGAATACAAGACATATCACGAAGAGCTTGACTATTTGCTTAAGAATAGAAAGCGTATGGAAAAAATTGCTACTATGATACAGGATATCGCCAAGACTGGAAACACCTTAGTAGTTTTTGATAGAATTGACTGTGGTAAGCTTTTGGCAGAATTGATTCCTGAAATGACTTTTATTTCAGGAAAGGACAAATCAAAAGCTCGAGTTGCAGAGTATGACCGAATTAATGATAGTGATAACGTAATTGTTGGTGCAACATCTGGCATCGTGTCCACCGGTATCAATATACCACGTATTTTCAACTTGGTTGTTATTGAGGTTGGTAAAAGCTTTATTAAAGTAATTCAAACATTAGGTCGTGGTGTTAGAAAAGCTGCTGATAAAGACCACGTTGAAGTGTGGGACATTACAAGTTCTTTAAAATACAGTAAAAGACATTTGACAAAGCGCAAAGCTTTCTATAAACTAAAAGAATTCCCACATAAAGTAACTAAAATAAATTTATAAGGTAATTTTAATTCAAGATGGCTCGACAATTACTTCCGTGCCATCTTGAATAATTTGGCTTCGGGACTGATTTATTACAGTGTTCGCAGACAATATGCTCACGATTTTGGTGACCAGCTGACATTTTTGCTTTTTCGGCATCGGTCCTACTTTTACCTCTATTGTGAGCAGGTCTACCTTTCAAATGGTGGACCTGATCTTTATATCGAGCTTTCAGAGTCTTGGAAATTTTTTCCTTAGTTTCTTCTTTGACGATTACTGTTTTACCTATTTGAGATTCGGAAATTTTTCTTTTAGTTTCTTCTGAATGTTTATATCCTTGTCGACTTGCTCTGTGTTTTTCAATAGTCTCTTGTGATTTAAAAAGTTCGCCAGAGGCATATTTTTCTTTTAAAATTTTAGAATGGCGCAATTTATTTTCTTCAGTATGATGCTTTCCTTTAAAAGATGAAGGACGGCCTTTAAATGCTTTTTTCATATTTTCAATATGTTCTGGAGATTTTGGGGTTCCTGTCATTAAAATGCTTTGTGCTTTTGCTGCGTTTGTCTTCAATTTTTCATATTGTGATGATGTTATTAATACCTCTTTATTTTTGATTTGTATGTGGCTGACTCTCCAGGCCGCCCGATCCATCGATAGTTTAAATTTACCTGTAGTAAATTTTGTCAATAGTCTATGACATATAAAATGCTCTTTCGCAGTCAAGCAAACCATATTGGATTTGTCGTTAGATCCGCCAAGTGATTTAGGTATAACGTGGTGTCGCTCAATATATCCAGAAATATTTCTTGACTTAGCCCGATCTATTATCTTATAGTAAATGAGATAGTATTTGTTTTTAATGAATTGTGCTGGCAACATTTTAAACTCATCTTTTGATATGAATAACTTTAATATATTTAGCTAAATGGAAAAATAAAATAATGATCAAATTACTGACCGCAGAGAATATGCCTTTTGATATGAACAATATATCATTCAATGATCCAAATGTTGATATCAACTTTTGTGTTTTTGATTATAGCAATTTAAAAGATGTCGATTACCGATTTTTACCTTTAGTGTTTATTGAGGAATATACCAAAGCTGGTGTTGAATTGCAAATCGGACCATACATTGTACACGTTCCTTGGGACTGGGCAATCGTTACTGGTGAAATGGAATTTAGCGAACTTGAATTGATTGAAATTAAGAAATTTAATGGTCGAGATTTTCAAGCATTCGCATTTAATCCATTATCAAGTTCAATGCCTGAATTCCTTCCTGTCAAAATTATCAATTTTTATCCAGATCTAAAATGGACAAGTCCTGCATTATTCAATGATAATTTAATAAGCATACCATTAACTACTGGACCGCAGCCACTTTGTGTATATTTTTCCGAACCTAAAGTAAAACTTCCTGATTCAATTGACGTAAGCTGTATGATATAAAAGAGGGGCTATTTCTAACCCCTCTTTATTTTTTTTCTGAAATTTTAAAAATTATGTTGGGACAACGGTCAATGTCACGACATCAGAATATACAGTTTCAGCACCTGTTGCCGAAATTACGACGATGAAGTCAGTTGAATCCAAGCCAGTAGCATCTGAAATCGTTAATGTATCAGTATCTGCACCAGTATAAACACCAGTATTGCTGATTGGTGTTAAATCTTCACCATCAACAGTGTTCCATTCGTATGAAAGTGTGGTTGAAGGTTCTGATGATGCAGAAACTGAGAAAGAAGCACCTTCGCCTTCATTGACGGACGAATCGCTTGGTTGAGTGTCGATTGTGATAACAACTGTTGGGGCGAAGCCATCCTCGACATCAGCAGCTTCCCACAACGCACCAGTTGCTGGGTCAAATGACCAACCAGCTGAAGTATCGTCAAAGAAAATAGCACGGTGTGATAACAGCTTCTTTACTCTCTTAGTATTAAGCTCGGCATCTTGGAATGTGATAGTTGCTTCGTTTGCAGCAAGTGAGCCATTTGATTTATCAACCAAATATACTGTACCAGTATTTGCACCAACGGTTACGATGTAACGATCTGAACCGGTTTGCTTTACGATGAAACCGTCACCTTCTGCATTGGAGCCAATTTTTGCACGAACTGCAAGCTGGTTTCCAGCACCTGATTTAAAGTTTCGCTTATTAAGTGGTCTACCCATCTTAAAATCTCCTAATTTTTGACTTAAATGTCTAACTCTGCTAATATTTATAAATAAACCAAAACAATGTTTAATAAACGAATTGAAATGAACCAAAAATTAACAAAAAAAGATGTGATTGATATTTTTAAGTCTAGTTCGACATCGAAAGATATAGCCAAAAAATTTGACGTATCTATAACGACTGTCAATGACATCAAAAGTAGAAAAAATTATAAAAATTTCACTAATGGCATTGGAATTCCTGGCCAGCCAGCACATACTAAAAAGCGAATACTAACACCAGAAATAATCGAACAAATATATTATTTTTCTGGAACTGCTCAAGAAATAAAAAATAAATTTGGATGCTCAATTAAAGTAGCCAGAAATATTAAATTCGGTAATACCTATCAAGCCATTACTGCGACTCTTGGGGTTGCTGGTGAAATTCGTATTTACGGTTTAACTTGGGAAGATATATGCGATATCAGATCGTCAGATGAAACAATATCTAATTTAGCAAAATATTATAATGTGACAACAGAGACTATAAGGAATATTCAATCCAAAAAAACAAGAAGATATCAATGATATATTGATTTTGGCCCAACGATGTATTAGTGTGGTAGAAAGGATATACAAGAATGACTGATGGCAAAAAGAAACCTCCTCTAGACATATTTAGAGTGATGGAACAAATTGATAAGCGCAACTTTGGTTTCTATAAGACGTTAACTGATGAAGAAAAGAAGGCATTTTCACCATTGGTCATAATGCGTTGGATTAGTGCAGTGAAGGGCTCGCGAGAAATAAACGAATACTATATCCAAATGGTTAACGAAATGATTAATCGAAATTTATGGGATCCGTGCTTGTCAAAACATCCAGAATTGCTTTATATGTTATTAGCGCAATGTGGCATTGGTCAGAAAGTTAATCACGAATGGATTAAGGGCTTCTCGAGGGAGAAAAAATCTAAATTGAATAATTTTTTAAAGCAATATTATCCAACAGCATCTAATAATGAATTGGATTTTCTTGTTTCAATTAACAGTAAAGAGCAACTGATAAGTATGGTTGAAGAATCTGGTTTACAAGACGATGAAGTGAAAGTTTTGATTAAAGAAATAAAAGAATTGAAGAAATAATGACTGATAAATTTCAGTGCCATTTTTGTAAAAAAGAATTTTCGAGAGAAAAAACACTTGAGGTCCATCTTTGCGAAAAGAAGCGAAGGTGGATGAACAAGGATGATAAGCACGTTAGGATTGCTTTTGCTTCCTGGCTACATTGGTGCAAAAAGTCTGGGCTGTATTTGAATAAGAAAGGCGGCCTGACTTACGAAGATTTTATGAATTCGACTGCATATATTTCATTTGTAAAATTTGGTTTCTTTGTAGATGATTATAATATTACTAATTATTTGGCTTACATTGATTTTATGATCAAAAATAATTACAAAATGTCTTCTTGGAATAAGGATTCCACATATGAATATTTTGTAAAGATGAATATGCGTCAAGAATCAATTGACGATGCGGTTGGTAAAACTGTTAAGTTTATCGATAAATGGGCTTCAGAAAATGATCAAGATTGGACTAATTTCTTTAATGAAATATCCAATCAGCAGGCATTGGATTGGCTTCGATCGGGAAGGATTAGTCCTTGGGTATTTTTTACTTCAGAAAAAGCTCAGGGCTTGATGAATAGAATGAGCGATGAACAGTTAATTTTACTTAATAAGTATTTGGATATAAACTGGTGGCAACAGGCTATGCGCCGTAAAGCGAAGGACCAGCAATTTGTAGAGCAAATTGTCAAGGATTATGGATTATGATTGATAGAGCGTCTATGTACAATGGGAATGATGCCGAAACCACAAAAGTATCTGGCCAGGATGATAAGAAAATAGAAATATTGCAAGATACTGTAGTGGTTGAAACTAAGGGTAAAAAAGCATCAGTTGTCACTAAAGAACAGCACGATAGGGTGGTTGCAGAATTGGCTAAAACTCAAAAGCAATTGCGAATTTTGACTACTGAAGTCCAGCAGATGAAAAGAGTAATCAATAGCTTATCCAAATCGATGGTGGAGGGTTTCCGTGACCGTTTCGACCGATATTGATATAGATTTTTATGATAGAGACAAAGCTCTTGAAGGATTGAAGTGTATCAGAGCTTCTTTGCATAAGAATGGTGAATTATCACCCCACCCGTCGGGGTTTTATTTTCAAAATGTTCCAGCAGATCCTATAACAGGATTGGCAGGAGTTGATGATGAGTTGGCGTCTGAGTTAGGGTTGTTCAAGATAGATTTTCTAAATGCATCAATGTATGAAGGGATCGAGAACGAAAATCATTTAAATCTATTGCTATCCATAGAACCAAATTGGAGTTTGTTGAACGATAAAACTGTAGTTGAACAACTTCCACATATTGCTGATTATTATGATCTGATTAACAAATATCCAATCCAAAGTATTGAGGATTTAGCTACATTTTTGGCTTTAATTAGAAGAAAACACAAATGGTATAAAGATAAAACTTGGTCTCAGATTAAGAACACAATATGGGATAAAATAGCCGATGATGAAGGTTATTACTTCAAACGAGCTCACAGTTTTGCATATGCGGTAGCTATTGGGTGTTTGATGGTCAAAATTGAATCAGAACGTGCGGTGGTATGATACGATCAAAACTAATAGCAACGGTTAATACTCGGGGCCGACAAAGTGGCAATTTTATTTGTATGGAAACGGGAACTTCGATCTGGCTGGATAATGTTGTTGACTTTTTGAAATCAATAGACGTAACTTTAACACCATACACCCATCCAACCCTTGATAATTTAACTAATTATTATTTGGATTTCCCAGACTTGGACGCATTTAATGCTTATGTGTCTTTTTGCAATATAATGGGATGATTATTTTGGATTACGGACCAATTGACTTCTGCGTTTCTTGATTCTTTTATTGAATTGGTCATCTAAACATACAGTATGCCCCATAATGTTAGTGACTTCTTTTTTAGGAAAGCAATGGTGGATTTTTTTATAATATTCAAAATCGTCTTTTAAGAAAATATCAATTGGGATGAGGCGGTTACTGTTATCCCACCATTCTTGGCCTAAGTTTAGAAATGATGTTTTTTCGTGTTTTGTAGATAAGCGATTATATACATAAAAGCTGATAACTTGATTGTCAATATTTTGTACTATACCGACTAAATCTTCATTCCTAAATCTAATGCAAGATAGAAACGGAAATTTGGTCTGCAACTGGAAAAAATCTGTGGTTGTGATCATAGTCATCTTATAATAAATACGTTGTTGAATGTATAATTATTTATCTGCGTAAAAAATAAAAGGATTGCCAAATGGTCACTTTCTATTCGTATAATCAATTGATTGATACTACTCTATCAAGTCCGCAATCCGCCAATCTACCCCTAACTGATACTAACTTCAAAGTATTCAAAGGAACAAAGACTGTAGTCGATTTCAAAATAAGAGATTTAGACTCGCAAGTGATTGATCTAACTGATAAGATGGTAATATTAAATGTCTTCAGTTATGATACTAATGAATTCCAATTTTATAAACAGCTTGATATTACTGATGCCATTAGAGGTCGAGCACAAGCTGTATTTGAAGTAGTTGACACCGTTGATTTATCACCAGCTTATTTTTACTATTCGCTCACAGTTGTGGCAGATGGAACTCCGGAACCATATTTTATTGACCAAACAGTAAATACTCTCAGTTATTTTGAATTGATAGAAGGAGTGATGCCAACTCCAGTAAAATCTGTGAGTGTTTTGCCAGATGACTACACGCCATCGACTGATACTACTGAAGAAAGTGAAACTTTTTGGGTTGCTGGCCCATTTAAGGCAGATTCAAATCAATATCGCGATGATGGTCTTCATACTATTGCTGTTTATTGTGAAAATTACACTGGTAAGTTTTATGTGGAAATATCCCTAAACGATGTGCCAATTCAAAGCGATTGGTCTCCAATTTGGTTAGACGAGTTAATGCCTTGGAAAAATTATGACCAATTCACTGGCATTGAGCCGTTCACATTTCAAGCAAATGCGAAATGGGTTCGATTTAAATACGTCCCGCAACAAAATCAAGATGGCCAAATTACAAAAGTCCTGTATCGAAATTAATCTTGACTAACCATTTACTATTATTTTATACTGACTTTTGGTGTATAAAATAATGAAATTGGTATGACTGACGTAGTAACACAACTTTTACTTAAACATTTGCCAACCTCTTCTAAAAAGAATAGAAATGGCTTCAAATTTAACTGCCCAATGTGTATCAAACAGGGTGAAGCCCGAAATGATACTAAGATGCGCGGCGGCTTAAAAATTGAACCACTTGGCTTCGTCTATAACTGCTTCAATTGTAAATTTTCTACTGGCTATACTGAAGGCAATCGACCAAACAAAAAGTGCCTTGATTTTTTGAAGACTTTAGGTGCTGATATAAGTGAAATACCAATCGAAATACGATTTGGTAATAATACAGTCCGTAAACGTATAATACCAGAAGTCCCAAGTGCCTACCCAATTGTAAAGTTGCCGCAAGATTCTAAGCCGATAATTGATCTAATCCAATCTGGATTTTGCGACCCAGAATTCAACAAAGTCGTAGAATATATCTCATCTGAGGTTCCGTTTCTGTTATTGGACAAACAGGTTATGTGGAGCCCTGATACGCGACTACAAATGAATAAACGGTTTATATTGCCTTTTTATTGGAATGGTAAGGTGGTAGGATGGACGTCAAGGTATTATGAGAAAAAACCGCCTGTTGGAATAGCAAAATATATGATGGAACGTCCAGAAAATTATATCTATAATATGGATATGCTGAATGATAAAGCAGATACTGTGGTGGCCGTCGAAGGCCCGACTGATGCGAAGGCAATTGGTGGAGTGGCCTTAATGACAAATACAATGAATGAAGTTGAAGCAGAAATATTGATTAAATCACGCAAAAAAGTTATAATTATTCCGGATATGGAAAATACTGGCTTGAGACTAGTTCAGGATGCTGGCAAGTACGGCTTTTCAGTATCACTGCCCAAATGGCCAAAAGATATCAAGGATTGTGCCCAATCGGTTAAAGAGTGCGGCAGGCTTTATACATTATATACGATTTACAATTCAATCTATACAGGCACTTCCATTGAATTGGAAACTCGATTTAAAACAGCAAATATAATGAGAACATAACAAATATGAAATATGATTTAGAATTCGGGTATGATAAACAAGAACTGATGCTTTCATATATGCTGGCTGATGAAAGTGTATTCCAGCGAGCAAATAGTATTATAAAAACCAAATATTTTGATACAGAATTGCAACCAATAGTCAAATATGTTCAGTATCATACTGAGAAATTTAATTCTTTGCCTAATAATGATCAAATTTATGCTGAGACAGGCAAAAGATTAACCCAATACGATATGACTACTCACGATAGTTCGTGGGTATTAGATAATGTTGAAAAGTTTTGTCAACGATCAGCAATTGTTCACGCGGTTAACGAATCATTAGACTTTATTGATAAGGGCAATTATGGTGAAGTCGAATCAATGGTCAAACAAGCGGTTCAAGTTTCACTTCAAAAGGATCTTGGTACAAATATTTTCAGCAATCCTAGAGAATTGATGGAACGTATTAGGCAAAACAAAACTGTTGCCACCGGGTGGAAACAATTCGATGAAGTATTATATGGTGGATTAAACAGAGGCGAATTGACAATTTTTGCTGCTGGCTCGGGCGTCGGTAAAAGTCTTGTTCTGCAAAATTTGGGATTGAATTGGTACTATGGTACCAGCTATGAGCTTAAAAATGGTGATACTAGATCATTTGAGCCAATGCACGTGGTTTATTTGTCATTCGAATTGAGTGAAGAACTCATCGCTCGAAGAATGTACACTATGATTGCAGGCATTCCATCTTATGAAATGTATAAAAAGATGGATGATCTTGAAACAAAGGTGGCATTGAGTTCTAAAAAGGGTGGATCGTTCATTGTTAAATATATGCCGGCCGGAACCACAACTAATCAAATCAAGGCCTATTTGAAAGAATATGAAGTTCAACACGGTAGAAAGCCAGATGCGTTGCTAGTTGACTATATGGATTTGATGCATCCAAATAGTAATAAGGTTGACGTTAACAATGTTTATCAGAAAGATAAGTATGTTTCTGAAGAGCTTCGTGGTTTGTTAGCAGAATATGATATTTTAGGCGCCAGCGCAAGCCAGTTAGGCAGAGGTGCGGTGGATGAAGCAGACCACAATCACGCTATGATCCAAGGCGGCCTATCAAAAATTCAAACTTGTGATAACTTGGTATCAATCTTCTGCTCGGCTGCTATGCGTGATCGTGGTGAATATCAATTCCAATTTCTAAAGACTCGTTCAAGCAATGGTACTCATAGAAAAATTACATTGTTGCTTGATAAAGATGCATTGCGCTTGTCTAATAGTGATGAAGATGATGATACTCCAATTGAATCAGTAAACGATGTTAAGGCAGTATTATTTGGTAAACAAGCAAGGGCAGATTTGGGCATAAACATAGGATCAACTGCACCAGCACCTGACCCGCTACCTAAGCCATCTTCAAATCCTATAATGGAAAAGATAGAAAAAATGACCCCAGATTCACTGAAGCAGGAGGTTATATCACCAGAACAGAGATTGGCTAAAATTCTCAAGATGAAGAACTCAAATTGATTAAAAAGCAGAATCAAATAAATAATGTAAAATACCAGAGAGTTTTTCTATGAGCAATAAAAGTATCTTATCTGAACTACATTCAATGGCGAGAAATCGCGACAAGTATCTTGTATTGGAATCTAGATCGGAACAATTCATATCAAGCGGAATAAATCTTTTGAAATATATTGAAGAGAATTTTTCTGTTGAGGAAGCTGAAGAAATTTCACGAAGATTAGTTAATTCGCTCAAGTCGAGAGATTTTGGAAAGACTCGTAAAAGAATTCGACAACTCAAAGAGGGGCAATCCAAATGAGAGAATATATTGATGCAGTAACCAAACTTTATCAAGACGAAATGTCTACCTTGACAGAATCACTTGGAAATGCTAGTGAATATGAACTTGATTTAATTTTAGAATCTATGGATAAAGAAGATTTGTTTGCTCTTAACAGAAAATTGATGGAATTTAATCACCCTTCAGATCAAGATGTTAGCTTGATGACTAAGATTGGTGCTAAAATTTTCGGCCAACAATGGGCGGCTGAGCGCCAAGGCGCAATGCAGGCTATGGACGATCAGGCTAAATTTATGGCAGATTGGGGCAAATATAGTAAGAGATTTAATCAAGAGCTTACTGTTGATAATTTAAAGCAATTCTTAAAGACCCAATATAAAATGGGTGATGCCACCTTTAATGACGCAGTTAAGCAGGTTAAGCCAGAAACTGATCGAGCAACTGGTAAGATTGTAAACATAGAAGATTTTATTCCAGCATTGTCATTTGCTTATTTTTATGGTGTTGGTGATGCAATTGAAACTCGCGCTGAAGAAAAGCACATTGATATTGATGATCTTGGATATGAAAATCTTCCTCAAAATCAAACAAAATTCAAGGCTGAACCTGAAACTAACGCTAATAAATCCGGTGAAGAAGCCGCAGATGGTGAAGAAGACAAGTCTCAAGCAACTGGTAGTGAACCAGCAGATGCAGGCAGCCTATCAGCATCACAGATTTCTACCAAAATGGGCAAGACCTTAAATAGTTTGCATATTTCAGCAGCAGACCGCCAGCAGGCAATTAATGATGCTAAGCGTGGATTTACCCAAAGTTTTTCAAAGAATAGTAGAACACTTGCTGCTTTAGGATATAGTTATTTGAAAGCAATCAACGCCGTTTAAAGTCCTTGACATAAAACTAAAAATCCTGTATTGAGAGTTACTATTTCACTCAATACGGGATTTTTTATGGGCATTAGGCACCTATGTGATGAAAAAATAAAGGACGACGAGTTTCAATATTTCATTGATAATATTGGTAAATTTGAAGTAACCGAAAAGGTTGATGGGTCCAATCTTTCGTTCGGATTAGACGAAAATGGCGTCCTTTATATGTCCAGGGATAAGAAGGATGGGAGAAAACCTGGCCGGACTATATATGAGGCTAGACATATTTTAGGTAAGCATTTTGCCAAATATATGGAAGTGATTCACAGTTTTGTTCAAACTGGCGCCATTTCTATGAAAGCCGGCACTGAAGTTGAGATTGAAATTATCGATACTCCAGTGACAAATGTTGTTCCATATGATGAACATCAGATGATTGTTTTGTGTGTTGAATCTGGATCCTTAAGCATTAATACTGAGACTATTGACGTTTCAAATCACGGAACTTGGTCTTTTAAAATGAATCGTCCATACAAAATTGATTATGACGCTGTTCAGGCGCTGTTTAAGCAGGGTTTGAGTCGATCCGAAGCCCTGGTTCAAATGAAAAAGACATTGCTTGATATTCCAAGCCAATATGGCACCAACAATCCTGATAGTTGGATTGAAGGTTTAGTCTTTAAAAACGGTGATATGATTTATAAATTGGTCAACAAAGACCGATTTACGATTATGAATAAGTTCTTGCACGAAATACGCAAGAAGCTTAGTGCGCCCAAGCCTGGAGTTGCCTCAACGGGCGGAATTTATCAGGAATTGATATCTGAAATTGCAACTCACTATTCGTGCGGTCCGCTCGCAACTAGTCAGAAAAAACGATGGGTTTTAAGTAATCCAACTTGGAGTCAACTAATCTCTCTCAATGACAGTATGTTTTTTAACCGAAACTATATCATTATTAAGGCTATTGTTGGGAAGTATCTCAAAATGGTTAATGATATGGAAGATGATTATCTTTCATCATATAAGTCTATGTTTATTGAAACTCCATATGGTAAATGCTATATTGATGAATATACTCATCAGCGCAATTTAGATGCTTTTTCAACAGCCAAGGATAAAATACATTTTATTGATTTGTGTGTTGAGTCTGCGGCTGAAAAGCCAAATCATTCGTCAATTGGTCTTAATGCCCTTCAGGGAGGTTATATATGAGTGGTAATATGTTTCACGTGGACAACATAGGTCCAGTAACCCGAAATGAGCTTGAGATAATTATCAATGATTTGGAGTCAAGGCTTGGCCACCACGGTATGTTTGCCAATCCATCTATACGTGAACGGACTCTTGGGAGTTCATCAATGTGCTTAGATGGACAGTTGGGTAAGAAAGATATTATGGGTGATATTGACATTGCCGTATCAAAATCATCCGGCGATGAAGCTATTGATTTGGCCACTATTGAAGAGCTTTTAAAGAAAAGTTTCCCCACAATGGAGGTTCGAGCAAGAGCGTCCTTAAAGATTGTCTCTCTTTTATATCAGCTTCGCAGTAATCACAACGTTCAGGTTGATTTCATCTTGGGCGATTATGAAGTTTTGAAATTTATGTTTGCTTCACCAGATCCGTCACATCGGACAGAATACAACAAGGGATTTTATAGGAATTTCTATATATCAGCTTTGACTCAATCATTGAGAGAAGTCATAAACGAAGATGGAATTCCTGTAGCTTTTGCAGGACCGAAACTTGACCGCCATAAGGGTATAACATTTGAATACCGACACCATCCTAAAAAGAAAAATGGTAGTGGTAGGGTAAAACAGATTAAAAAAATCACCAAAGAAGAATTTAAAAAGCTTTATGGTAGAGATATTCGATTGCCAGTTAGAGCATTAGTGAACCCATATGAGATAATTGACTATTTCTTCCCTAAATCAACTTTCAATGTTGATGAATATGATACCGTTGAGGCATTTAGATTGGCCATTTCAGAAAACTATTCAGCAGAAATGCAGCAAAATATTGAAAAGCGTTTTAAAGAAATCCTCGAAACCAGTAAATAAAATAAAGAGGAAATATTATGGAATTCTTGAATTCAATCACTGAAGCGAATATTTTGAATAAGAATATTTTTGGCACAAGCAAATATACTGCGAGGGATTTTGCAAATATCTTCTTTGCCTACTTGTGTGCTATTAGGATATTGAAATCGGAATTTTATGGCGCATCAGCCATCGCTGACTATTTGGGTGGCAGTAGATTGCAGGCCGATGGATCTTTAAAGGGTAATGACTTGGACGTTTTAATCAATTTACTTTTTAGTGATAGAGCGGCTGAACAAGTAAAATTTAAAGACCCTGAAGAGAGTAAACATTTTATTCAGTCTTTGACCTTCAATATGCCAACTCTTCGTACATTCGTTAACCAGGCTATCAAGGGCCAGCAAAATGTTGAATTTGATCGCAGATTTTTATTATACGCAGAAAATCAATTGAAGGTCAGTGATACTACTTTAAAATCTATCCGCCGTCTGTGTGGTGAGTGGGAATTTGAATCAGAAACTGATAAGGTTTTAGTTTTTACACGATTAATACAAAGCTTTCGTTCTTATGTTGGTAAGGCAGATATATTGCCAATATTAGAAACGGTGGCTAAAAAGGCAAAATTGGAAGATCCTGATTTGGACAATAATAAAGATGCTTATAAGACATCAAGAGGCCCAGGGAGACCAAAGAAAAATGAAAATAAATGAAATTATACAGGAAAATGCGTCTGCCGGCGCGACGGCATCTGGTGCTATTGCCTCGGTGGCAATGCCGCTTGGCTCGGGCGAAGTGATAAGACGCTCAGTTTATGGTGAAAATCCGCCAAAACCTAAAAAGAAAAAGGGTAAAAAGTAATTCTTATCACTAAAATCATAAATAATAAGAAGAAATCACTAAAACATATCCTGCAGGATTGGATTTCTAATAGTTAATATAAACAGGAGATACTCCAAAATGACAACTAAAGTAAACGGTCAAGTAGCTGGCGCTGAATTTGTTGGCGGTGACAATCAGTTTTTCACAGTAACCGCAACTTTCAGCGGCGCTAACTCAGCTTTAACTCTAAAAGAAGGCGTACCAACAACTGGTTTTGATGGTAGCGTTGGCGGAACTTTTGACGTCGATGTTAACAAGACTCTTTTCGACGTTCTTGTTGAAACTATCGAAATGTTTGAAACCCCAATCATCTTGGGCGCATTGGCACCAGGTGACCTAAGTTTCCGCTTTGCTACCAATCGTGTAGCTGGCTTCAAGGAAGCAAAAGATACTGGTGATACAAAGCAAGCAGTTTTGTCTGATGCTTTGGAAGCAGCTATTGTAAAGGCAGCAAGTATTGATGCTGGTACTATTTCAGTTGCTGTAACTGCCGCAGAAACTATCTAATTTTTAATTAGAGTTTTAGAAAAAGAATACGGCCCCGGAGGACAAAATCCTCCGGGGTTTTTCTATCACCTATAAGATCTGACTAAATAGTTGGTAAATTTACACGTAGGATAAATTCATGGCCAAGATAAGTCTATTTGATATTTTCACCGGTTCCTCAACAACAAAATGGCTCGAAGCCGATACTGGTGTAAGTCTGGAATACAGTGAGGATCGACATTCTGTCATTATCGGCTTAACTGGAACAGGCCCTGGTGGCACTATCGATATTGGACTTGATCCTGACCCTACGCTTGGTGGCGATTTAAATTTAAATGGATATAGCATCATATCCAATGCTGGGCAGGATATAATAATACAACCCGGTATTGGTGGTCATTTAATTTTAAATGGGCTACAATTTCCAGATAATGATGGCGATGCTGGTGATTTATTAGGTACTGATGGTAATGGTCATTTAGTTTGGTATAAAGTCCCAGGAATATCTAATTCTCAAGCCGGTCTTACCTATTATGTTGATCAATCAGTTGCCACAACTGGTGATGGATCAAAAGAGGCGCCATTTAAAACAATTAATGAAGCAAACATCGTAGTTGATGATGGCGATACTATTGTCATTTACGCAGGCACGTATTCTGAGGACTTGACAGTATCCAAGTCGATAACTTTTCTAGCTATTGACGATGCTGACGTTACTATTTTTGGTAAAATGACTACTGCTTTAAATACTTCGGTTAAAGCAACTGGTATCAAGTTTGAAAACAACGTTGATGAAATTTTAATCAATAACGGAACAGTAACCATTGATTCTGGATCATTAACTCGTGAAGATCAAAATGGTGTGACTGGTATTGGCTTGTTGATTTTAAAGAATACTTTGATTAAAACTCATATTTCTGCAAATGGTCCTGCGGAACTATACAATACTGATTCGGATGGTGGATTGGTTTCAACTTACACTTCGTTAATTATACATTCAGCAATTAAGGCCCCAATGATTGATCACGTTGGTGGTGATGTTGAAATACGCAATGCGCCAACTTTTGATTATGATGATGACAATTCCACAATTGGCACCAACAATAGTATTAGATCAACTTCTGATACTGGTTTGTTGTTAATTGACAATGTTTCATTCAAGCAAGTGACTGGATGGAGTTATATTAACAAAACTGGAGATTGTGATTGGGTCATTAATAATGTGGGCAGAGATGCTCAAGCTGACGTACTAATGGGATCACGAGCATATTTTGTCACTGAAGCATCTGATCTTTCATCATTCTACAATCCAACGAATTATAATATACCTAATAATCCACTTGAAAAGCGTGATGTTCGTGAAGCATCCATAACATCACATTTAGTTGGAATTGATGCAGTATTGGGGCAGGCGGTCTCATCATTGGATAATGTAATATGGGTTGCCGAAAATGGTAGTAACTCGAACACTGGATCCTACAATAGACCATATCAAACTTTGGAATATGCAGTCACGCAGGCACAAGCTGATCAAACAATTATAGTAGCATCTGGATCATATGACGGTGAAAACGTTATTGTTGATAAAGATTTGAAGATCATAGGCTTTGCTGATGCAACCTTTACTGATTCGGAAATTCAAATAACCAACGGGGCGATGTTAATTACTGACCATATCAATGTATATTCATCAACTTCAGCTTTTATGGTCAACAATGGCTCGTTTAAATTATACAATTCAAACTTCATATCTCCCGATTCAGCAATTAATATTCTTGAATTATCTGCTGATAGTGAAATTATTGACAGTAACTGGGCAGCAAATCTTTACAATTCAGACACATCAGGGCACAAGTTAGTAATACGTGGAATCAATTCACCACAAGCTAATTTCATAATTGATGGGGTTGGATCAAAAACCTATATACGTGATAGTGCGGTTGTTGGACATATTGAGCATAGTGCAGGCTATTTGTCAGTAGTCAATGTTGGGCAAATTGATGCGGATGGTTCAGGAGAATCCATCACTGATACCGCTGATAATAGTGGAAACAATTTCCTATACTTGAACCTTGTTTCTACAAAGCAAGATGATGGTACTTATGGTAAGATTGAAAAAACTGGTGACAGTCCTTATCAACTTGGTATAAATGATATAGGATCAAACAATACCTTAAATGGAACTGGTGATTTAGATTCAATTTCAAGTGATCAAGTTCACGTAGAATATATTGCTTCTTCATATTCATCCACATCAGTGTTGACTGATCATATTGAAAAAATTGATGAGCTATTAGGTCAAGCGATAATTCGACCTTCGCGTTTATACTATGTTGACAATGTTGATGAATTAAATGACATCTATATGGGCATTACTGAAAGCACTTTTGGATATGATTCGTCAATTTACATTACTCCGGGAGCGATTGCACAATTCATACTTCACGATAATTTCGAATTCAAGCCAGGAATTAATTTAATTGGTACTGGGGCTTCGGAAAATGTTATAGTTCAAATGCCTACTACCATACCAAATTTGATTATGGAAAGTGCATCATCTGGAATGGTTCACGAAACACTTTGGAGAGATATTAAACTAAATTCTCCAACTATTGTTAATTTAACTTTGGCTGATGATGAAGTTCATTTCGAGAATATGACTATTAACGGTGATATTACAGTTAATAGTGGTAAAATGATTATAAGAAATTCGAAAATCAATGGTGTGATAACTATAGCTGGCGGATCATTAGAATTATGGTCCTGTGAGCTACTTGAGAACGTCGTCATTGGTTCTGGATCACTTTATATTAATGGTGTAAAACAATATATTGACAATTCGTCAGCATCATTTAATATAAGTGGTGGTAATGTAATAATTCACAATATTGATGCTGCAAACACGCAAAATTCTATTTTTAGAATTACTGGTGGCAAAACAATAGTTACTACATTAATCACTAATTCGTCTACTTACAATACGGTTATTAATCAAGATGTAGGCGGAAGTTTATATCTTGGCACAAATAATATTGTGGCTGAAAATAAGACAGTAAGTGGGACAGTTTTGAATTTAGGATTTGGTTTATGATATGTGATGGTGATTTGGGTCCTGGTCAGAACATTGTTTTCTTTCTGGTTACAACTGGACTTGATGTTTTACCATCAAATGGCACAATTGGATCAGAGAATTATGAATACTTGAAAACAATTATATCCGAAAGTGCTGAAATATTATATGAGGCACCAGCCTTACGACAAATACCAAATGTTAGCTTTTCAAGGTATCTTGATGCTTATGATGATTCTCCCAGAACATTATACCAAGCTTTATTTGGCGTCGCTCGTTATAGCAATCCTTGGAACAGAACTAGCTTAACGCAGGCCATAGAAAATTCCACATTATTCCCAAAATTGATGCCCGATGAGGGTCAATATTCATTAAATCCTTATGAATTTTACGACAAGGGATTTGCCCTATATCAATGCGTTGAAATAGCACCATCCGTATTGGGATGGTTGCCTATGAACGATTTCAAAATTACTGAAAAGATGCCAGGAATAAACGACGGCTTTAGTAAATCCGTATGGGGCGTACTTCAAAATAACCAAATGGAAATTTACGTTAAAAATGCCTTTTCGTGGACTGCTTTGGAAGAATATGTTTCATTGCAGAATTCATCCATAGTGGTGTCAAAAAATGAACCAAGCAAGTCCTTAAACAAATTTTGGTTTAAAGTAGATGATGTGACAGTTTATGAATATACTGATAATCATTGGGCGATGGGTGAAACTGCATCATTTCAGACCGCTTTGACTGGCGGATCTGCCGATAATGATAAGATTTTTAGATATAATGATTCGTGTTTTATTTTATACAATTACGTAGGTGGTAAATATAAAAAGAATTATTTAAGTCAGTATATTAATAGAGATAAAAATTTAAATTCGACGTTTAGAAGTAATTCAGTTGAAAATTTTATTATTGAAGATGATTGTATAGCGTTATTGGGCGGTATAGTTTCACATTTGTTTGATGAGGATACATCGATGCTTAAAGTTTATCACGACGGGGTTTTCGTTGGAGAATATGTTGGATTAGATTTTAAGAACGTCGATGTAGCAGAAAGTGTTACATTGCCAAATGTAGCTGAAATTACTCATATACCACCAACGAATAATAACCTGACACTTACTAATATTGTATTATCAGTTTCATCCGATAATCAAACGGTTTTTTCTGTACCTAATGATATGAAAGAACTTGTTGAAATTGATGTAAATGGTGTTGCTTCAACTGCCTTTACTTTCGATATGACTTCCCATACGTTGACCTTTAATCCTGTTCTGGCAGGCTATCAGCTTGATCAATATGATGAGCTAGTAGTGACATATTTCTATTAATACTGAGAAATTAATTACCCAGATAAAATAAGTAATAGATGAACATTTAATGAAAGGCGTGCGGGTGCGTGAGTTTAGTTAGAATTAAACAGATTAGTAATCAATCAGCAGCCCCAGGGTCAATGATCGCCTATGACGGCGTTAAAAACGTTTGGCAAAAGATCCGCCATAGTCAAACTATCAATTTGTCAGATCTTGATATTAATGGCAATGTCATAATTGAGCACGATTTAGGACAAAAATACGTCCAATTTTCTTTATACGACGAGAACGATCGGATGGTTATGCCTGATGAAGTTTTTTTAGTAAATTCTAATACCTTAACTTTGAGCTTGCGATCTTTTGGTGATTCTGTTATAAATTGGCATTTGGTGGTAAGTTAAAAGAAAGGTATCCTTAACGGATAACATAAAAATGAAATCTAAATTGCTCACTCGGGATGAATTCCGAGAAGGAACATTCGCACGTGATAATTATAAATGTGTCTTTTGTGGTAAAGATGCGAAGGATGCTCATCACATTATAGAACGTCGACTTTTTGATAATGGCGGCTATTTTCTCGATAATGGCGCAAGTGTCTGTGAAGAACATCATATTATGTGTGAAACGACAGAATTCACTTTAGAAGAAGTTCGGGCTGCTTGTGGGATTAAAAATAAAATAATTCCTGATCATCTTTATCCAGATTATGAATATGATAAATGGGGAAATTTGATTATGGAAGACGGTCGCCGAACTATGGGCGAGCTTTTCCACGACCCAAGTGTTCAAAAAATATTAGCCAAAGGTGGAATGCTTGAACAATTCACCAATTATGTAAAATATCCTAGGACCTACCATTTACCGTGGAGTGGGTGTATTGGCAAAGATGATAGAGTATTGAAAGACTATTCATCGTTCACTGGCCGCCGGGTAATAGTTACTATTAAAATGGACGGATCAAATGTAACTATGTATAATGATTATATCCACGGTAGGTCCTTCAATGAAAGAACACATCCAATTAGTGGCAGAGTGAAGGCCTTGTGGTCACAGTTTCAAGCGAATATTCCAGATGGATGGCGGGTCTGTGGTGAAGATCTATATAGCACACATTCTATTCATTATGACAAATTGGATAGTTACTTGTATGGATATTCTATTTGGACTGATAAAAATATTTGCCTTTCCTGGGATGAAACACTTGAATATTTTCAATTGCTTGATCTGACACCTGTTGAGGTTGTTTATGATGGTCTATGGGATCAGGATAAAATACAAAAAGCAATTCAGGAAATTGATTTTGAAAAACACGAAGGTGCTGTGATTAGACCAGCTGATAGTTTTTCACTATTTGAATTTAAAACCTGTATGGCAAAATACGTTCGTCCGGATCACGATAAAACAGTAATTCACAATTTGGCAAGCAAGAAGTTACCTCATAACTTAATGAAATAAGCATCTCAAATAAATATCCTTGAAGAACGTTTTTCTCTTTCTTGCGAGGTTTTCATATGAGATATGGTAATTTATTAATTGAAGGTATAGTTACTACACACAGTAGTTCAACTGATGCAGTAAATGCAGATACCTTGGCATTCGAGCTTGGCTCTGCTGATACCGGCAATGCGGACGGTGGTAGTTTAACATTTAAACCAGGTGCAGGCGTCGGCACTGGCGTTGACGGTATGGTTTCCATACTACCAACAACAAATGGTGCATCTGTTTTTGCATTTTATGATGATGCTGGTACGGAATTTGCCGGCTTCAAAGCTGCTTCCACAATGGCTGGCAGTGTTACTTGGACTCTTCCAGCAGCTGACGGTTCAAGCAACCAAGTTTTGACTACTGATGGTTCAGGTGCTCTTTCCTGGGTAACTGTTCCTTTAACTGGCTATGTAAACGTTGCTGGTGATACTGGCACGGCACAGGCTGATATCACAAACGACACCCTAACTTTTGCTGGTGGTGTTGGTATTACTACGGTCGCTTCAGATGTTGCTGACAATGATTTGTTGACAATTTCTTTCTCAAATCACAGTATGACAGAAAAGACTGCTCCAGTCTTAGCTGATCAAATTGTTATTTTTGATAGTGAAGACAGTTCAGCACCAGCTTACACCACTTTCACCGATGCATTCACCACACTTAACGTTGTTTATGGTGTTACTGCTGACGGCTTTGTGGTTCGTACTGCTGACGATACATATGCTTCACGCACAATCACAGCTTCAACCGCTGCTGGTGAAGAAGGTCTGACAGTTACTAATGGTGACGGTGTTGCTGGTGACCCAACTGTCGCTCTTGATATTGCTGGTTTGACTGCTGGATCAGTTGGTGCATCAACTACAATCCCAAGCTATGACGGTACTAATAACGTTACAGTTACACCAGCACAAATTGTTGCTTCACGTATGGTTCGTGGCACGTTTGTTGATGGTGATTTGACAACTGGTACACTTGCAATTGCGCATAGTTTGAATGTTGCTTCAGTACTCATTCAAATTTATGACGAAGCAAATCAGCAAATTCTTCCAGATACTATTACATTGACCGATGCAAACACAACTACAGTAGATTTGTCCTCATACGGTACAATTGCAGGTACTTGGTCTTACATAATTTTTGGCTAAATTTTAGCTAACAAATAACCATAAATAGTGGCAGGTGCGAACTTGCCACTATTTTTATGTCGGGCGTAAACAAATATGAAGATTGGTAATATAAAACAACAGGGTGATATCTCTACCAGAAATGGAAGTGATTCATCTAATCCTGAAAGTCCAAATGGTGAATCTTTTAATATCACAACCGGGTCGTCTACAACCGATAGCGGCGGATCAATCAATTTAATAGTAGGGTCAGGATCATCTGGAATATATGACGGTTCAATCAATCTAAAAAGCGTCGGATCATCCACTCCTGCCAGAATGCGTTTTTATGATACTGATGAATCTAATTTTATTTCTTTTGCTGCTCCAGATACTATCACATCAAATATACAATTAACTTGGCCATCTTCCCCTGGATCAACTGGTCAATTTTTATATCTTTTAAGTGCTGGAACCTTTGGCTGGTCATCAGCTGTCACATCTATTGCGGCTTCACAACCGGCCGCAGGTTTAACTATTAGCGGTTCTCCTATCATTTCATCAGGTACTTTAACATTTGCGTTAGCAAATGATTTGGCTGCTTTAGAAGGGTTGAGTGGTACAGGTTTAGCCAGAAGGACAGGAACTGATACTTGGACCCTTGACACAAATACATATTTGACATCAAGCACTGGCGTGACTACATTCAGTGGCGGAACTACTGGGCTAACTCCTACCTCAGCAACATCAGGAATAATAACTCTTGGCGGGACATTAAATGTGGCGAATGGTGGTACTGGAAGATCATCCGTCACAGCTAACAACCTTTTGGTTGGCAATGGCACTAATGCATTAAACTTGATTGCCCCTTCTGGCACCAATACTAAATTGAGATGGAGTGGTTCTGCTTATTCTTGGTCAGCTGATACACTTTCAAGTTTGACTGACACAAATATTTCATCACCATCATCAAACCAGCTATTAACTTGGAATGGTAGTGCTTGGGTGAATCAAACTTGGGCAAGTGCCGCGACATCATATTCTACTACGATTAGTTCTTGGACATTGGTTTCTGGTAATTTATATTCAGCAGTGGTAGCCCATAATTTGAATACTAGAAATGTTGGAGTTACATTGTATGACACGGCTAATAATACGATTATATTTCCAGATAAGATTGTATTGACGTCAGCAAATTCACTTACAATCACTGTTACTGGAAATACTCATACCATTAATGTTACCGTTTTGGCAAATGGGCAAACGATGGCCCCTTCAGCAAACGTAGTAGGAATCCAATCAAATGGCGTTGACATTGGAGGCACATACAATTCTATTAACTTTGCAGGAACTAATGTTTCAGCAGTAAATTCAGGTAGCAATCTTGCTACGGTTACTATCAATACTACTACATCATATAGAAATGCTTTTTCAGCTGCATCGTTTGAAAGTCCGAATAATTCAGATTGGCCAGTAAATTTGCTTGCTCCAGTTATTAATGATCCATCAAGAAATTCTCTATTAGTTAGGTCGTTCGCCACCGGATCTGAGAATGGTGTTGGTTTTTATTCAACTATACCAACTGGTTCAACGACTATAGCATTTCATATTAAAGGTCGCGCTGCAACTGCCCCTGGATCACCATCTACAGTTGTTTTGCGATTATATTCAAGAGCTATACCTAATAACGCAGCCGTCGGGTCTTGGTCTGCGGCCACGACATTAACTACGTTGACCATACCGACGAATGCGTTTTATCAATATACCACAGTGTCAGTTTCATTAGCATCATTGGGACTGACTGCTGGTACTTTTTATGAGTTTGAGTTGACTCGAAATGGTGGTACACTTTCATCAAGTGCTTGGTATTTGGCAGAATTGATAACGGAGATAAGCTAATGGCGGTTCAATGCTCAGCAGGCGGCACATATCTTTCTTCCTATCCGGCGTCTAATATGCCTTCAACAGCTAGTGCCTTGACTCTTATGGGATGGGTTAATTTTAATGGATGGGGTTCGACCACAACATCATCAATGATTGGCATATATGATGGGTCAGCCACAGCATCGACATCACCTACTAGTGGCGTTCAGCTCGGTGCTCGAAATGTTGCCGGCCAATTTTATGCTTGGACTTGGGGTGGTATAACATTGGTAAATACCACTGCCGGTTCGCCAACGTTATCAAATGGTAGCTGGATACACGTAGCTTATACTTGCACAGCCATTTCCGGAGGATCGCAGACTCATTCTTTATATATTAATGGATCGTTGGCAGGCACGTCTACTAATTCAAATCAGACGGCAGCAAATACTACGCAAATTTATCTAAATGGATATCCACAAACATCTGGCGGTACGAATGAGTCAAGTACGTGTATGATTGATGGTGTGGCATTGTATAATCGAATTTTATCAGCTGACGAAATATTAACAATTTACAATTTAAAAGGGTTAAGGGATGGTATCGTGGCAGGCTTAGTATCGCGTTATGCTTTCCTGGAAGCCGGCTCGGGATCAATATCAAATTGCATTGATTATACTAGAAATGCTAATATGATTTCTGGATCCGGTACTGCATTAACTTACACTACTGGCATATGTTATAATAACAGTAGACCAAGAATTACGAGTTAAAGGAACAATAAGTAATGTCAACACCAATTTACGGATCACATTCGTTTACTAATACGCCAGATGTCAACGGAACTTTAGTGATGTTGAATGGTGGAGGTAACGATAAAATGACATCTGGCCTATATTCATCCATTCCGTCGTTTGGTAATACCGGCCACCTTTATATTGCAACCGATCAAAATATAATTTATCGAGATACTGGCACCGCTTGGGTACCTTTAACAAGTGCATTTTCGATTAAAAATTTTTATTCAGGTAGTATCGGTATCTTAACTGGTGGATCAACGATTGACGCATCTACCACGGTTACTATATCTCAAGGCAGTCAGATAATGTCTCAATCAATAACACCAACATCAACTTCATCGAATATAATTATCAATTATTCTGCACCAGTTGGCGTATCAACGTTAGGTCGTGGTACTGTTATAGCGCTCTTTGCTGGTAACACTTTCTTGACTGCCACTGAGGCTTGGTTTCCATCAGTTTCTGGTTTTCTATCATCATCTGATGTTAATGGTGCTAGACAGGCTTCTATTCATTTTGTTCATCAGCCAGGAACTACTTCATCGATTACTTATTCAATGAGAATTGGCATTACAGCTGGATCTGGTACTTGGTACTTGGGTCGAGGAAGCGACGGCGCGCACGACTTTGGTGGAAATAATAATACTACCTGGAGTATTACTGAAATTTAATAAGGATTTATAAAATGATTCAAAAAAATTATATGAATTTATTATCTGAAAAATATCCTGGAGTAATTTGCATTAGTCCTGATCCGTCAGATTATTCGTCAATTATATGGGAGAGTGGTGATCCACTGCCTTCTCAATCTCAGCTAGATTCGGATTGGGCAGATCTGGTTGTGCGTGAAAAACAAAAAGAAATAAACAACTATCGAGATGTTTTTTTAGATGATGGTGGTTTTTATTTTCAAGGAAACGTATATGACTGTGACACATTAGCAAAGGCTAACATCACCGGTGCAGTGACGTCTGTATTAGTTGGAACAACGTTGCCAGCTGATTTTTCCTGGAGGACTTTGGATAACCAAAACATACTAATGGATGGTTCAACTCTTTCGGCATTCGGTGTATCAATGGGCGCATATGTATCTATGGTTTTTGCCTGGTCGTGGGTATTAAAAACCCGAATCGATTCTCTCAGCGATGTTAATGCTATCAATAATTTCAATCCAGCCAATTATTGGCCTAATAATAATTTCGATGGTTCAGGGCCAGGGGGTATTTCTACTGAACAGTCGATTCAGGCGGCTCAAATATCTTTAGATACTGATTATCCATTATAATATGAGTCATAGAAAATTTCCATTACCTTGTCATTTTAATGACATACGACCTGGAATATGTAGATGGTGTAATAAGCCAATAACTAAAAAATTGAAAAATGGTAAACTGACTAAATCAACTTGGCATAAAGAATGTGTTCAAATATATAAATTTTATTTCTGGCCTTCATATACTAGGAAAATAGTTTGGAGACGAGATAAAGGTAAATGTGCGAAATGTCATACTATTTGTGACAAAAAAGGCCCTAATGGATGGGATCTGGACCACATTGTTCCATTATATCAAGCAAGCGGGCAAACGTGGGCTTGGGATTTGGAGAATTTACAGACTTTATGTAAGCCTTGTCATAAACAAAAAACTGCATTGGAAGCAACAGAACGATCAGAAGCTCGCAAACGTAAAAAGCAATAAATATTTTTACAAAAGTAATATTTGATTGCTTTTTATAGCAAGGGACTTGATATGACAAACGTTATTTTCCGTTTTTTAAAACCGAATTCATTTGTTGGCCGTTTAATATCGTGGAGATTGGGTGAACCTTGGAGCCACGTTTGCATAATAATTGATGATGCTGCATATTCAGCCCAAATTCCGTGGACTGTTATGCTCCCACTATCTGATAAATCAGTTGCTGTCCCGCCAAGAAGAGCATTTGATTTACAGCTAACTTTACATCATTCTGACATTGAAAAATTGAAAGCTTGGTGTGAAAGTAAAGTTGGCTCACCGTATGATTTTTTAAGTATCATTGGATGGTTTTTTGGTTGGTCCTGGCTTCAAAATAAAAGAAATTCTTACTGTTTTGAGTACTGTTTCCAAGCATTGGTATATATGGGATGGATCAAAGAAGAAGATAAATTAATCAAAGGTAATAAGTTGATAGAAGATATTGAATCTGTTATAGAAATGTTAGAGATAACCTTTCCTTGCGAAGTCCATATCTGTAAATACAATTGATATACAAAAACATACCTAGTAAGGAGATATTAAAATGATACCAGATTTAATTACGGTTTTGACCTATTACCATCCTGGAATTAATGCCACTAATGGTGGTGATTTGTACGATTATAATGATATTGTATGGGATGATCCGCAACAGGCAATACCTGAAAATCAACTGTTGAGTGAACAAGTTACATTGACAAAAATCTATAAAAAGAGAGAACTTGACAATTTTACTATAGGAATACTAGAGACGCAAGGAATGTGGTATCAAAGTCACCACTTTGATGTGTCTATATACAAAAGATCAATTTATAGCCAGGTCGCTACTTCGCTTTTAGCAAATGGTAGTTTGAGTAATTTTAGCGGATGCTTTGATACTGAATATAACTTTATTGCTATGGATTATACGCAATTTATAGCGTTTAATAATGTTATGGCTGATTATATCAGCGGTGTATGCACTTGGCAGGTAAACCAATATATTGCTATCGATGCCCTTACTGATTCAAATTCAGTAGACGCTTATGATTATATGTCTTCATTGCCATCAAACGATACAGACGGTACGGCTCCAAATTAATGTCTAATGACCAAAACAAGCAGAAATTTGAAATTTTAGGTGAATTGACTGCGGTAGTTGCCCACGAGTTGAAAAACCCGTTGGGCACTATTCGCAATTCACTATTCCTAATGCAAAATCGATTAAATGAAGAATACGTTGTTGATGAAAAAATTGATGAGATTTTATCAAGAATTTTTAGAAATATAGATCGATGCAATAACATAGTAAATGATTTGCTTGATTTTACTCGACATACTAAATTGATTAAGCGACGAATTAATATAAGTCAATTAATTGATAAAGTGCTCGAGGATTTAGTTAAGCCCTCATCAATACAAATTAACAATGATGTCTCCCCCAATCTCCATTTAAATATCGATCCTGATCGTATGCATAGAGTATTTTTAAATATTCTTAAAAATTCAATTGAAGCAATAATGGATCCAGAAGTCGGCAAAGGTGCTGGATACGTTAATATTACTTCATCAATTACTGATCAACATACTATAATTTCTATCTATGACAATGGTCCAGGAATTGACACTTCGTCATCTGAGCAACTATTTGAACCGTTAATTTCTACCAAATCATTTGGTATAGGATTGGGATTATCAATTGTCCAAGACATAATGAAAAAACACAACGGCTGCGCCACATTAAGCGGTGAACTTGATAAGTATGCTCAAGTAGATCTAAAATTCAACAAAAAAATGTAAATTACCTTTAGAACAACATTATAATAAATACTCGTGAAGTAAGTTTGAATGGGTATTGAAATGAATCCAGTTAAATTGTTGATTGTAGAAGACGATAAGGATTTTTCCGATTCCTTGGTCGGTATCGCATCTATGATGAAAGTGGAAATTCAAACAGCATTCAATCTGAAATCAGCAATAACCAAGCTTCACGAATTTAGTCCTGATATTATCATTTTAGATTTGAAATTAGGACGAGATAATGGCTTGGATTTGTTTGAAAGTATTAATTTGATTAATCGGCCCATATTGACATTGATATTGACTGCTTATGCAACAAAGGAAAATGCAATAACGGCTTTGAAAGAGGGTGCATTTGATTACATTGAGAAAAGTTTATCTCCTGATGAAATATTAAAAGCGCTTCAAGAAGCACACGAACGCATAAGATTAGAAATGCTTGTGTTCACTCAACAGAATAAGTTGGAAGATTTAGTTAAAGAACGAACACAAGAATTGGAAGAAAGTCAAGAGATGTATCAAAGCTTAGCAAAAGCATCTCCGATTGGGCTTTTAAAAATTGATAATAATGGTAATTGTGTTTATGTGAATGAGATGCTTATAGGAATGTTAGGTTGGTTGGAAAGAGATTTTTATCGAAAAGGATGGTTGGAGTTTATAGACCAATCACAGCGTGAAGAGTTTAAAATAAATTTACAAAATTTTTTAATCAGTGGTGAAAGAAGATATTCAGAAGAAGTATTATTTGACTGCGAAGATGGAAATGCGATGTATATTCTTTTAGATATTACTCGCATTAATGGTGGCGGCAAAGGCTATGTGGTATCAGCAACCAACATAAGCGCCCAAAAAATGTTATTGCCAAAATTGCTGGGTATAACAAACAACTTACCAGGATAAAAATATGGCATCGTTAGACATTATCATACCAATAGCAATAGTGGCGATTGTGTTTTCAGGTTTTATGATTCGTTTGTTTCGAAATAACTGGAAGAAGCCATTTTCATTGCTTTCAGACCGAGTTCAAGTTTTAGAGACCAAACAAAAAACATCTGAAGCTAACTGTGAAAATATGACAGCAGGATTTAATAAAGACATACAGAAAGTATGTGATGATATTGCCAAGCTTCGAGCTGAAATGATGGAAAATTTGAAGGCTCTCGAGAAAGAATACAAGGAAGCACTTGATGATCGTGAAGATCGCATTGCTGAAAGAATCAGTGAACAATCGCGAAGAATTGAAAAGCTCGATGACCATTTGCGTGAAGTTTCAAAAGAGCTAATACAGGTAGCTAGATTCTGGAATGATCCGCAACATTATAGGATTCAAAAATGAAAGTTTCAAATTTAAAAAACTTAAAGCCTGCAAAACTTCGTCCTATATGGAAAGTGATCGACGGTGAGCAAATTAAGTTGTATAAATGTATGTCAGGTCCTAACAAAGGAAGCATTATAAATAATCCACAAGATTATTTTAAAACAGACACTATGGAGATTGATGATGAGAACGCTTAGAGAATATTTAGAACGCAATAATTATAGTATTGTGAAATCTTTGGCTGAGATGTTATCAATCAGTCCTGAAGAAGCTACTGATTTTTATAAATCAATATCATCCTTTGATGAGGGTAAAGTTGTAGCTGCTTTGAAAGATGGTGCCGATGCCGAGGATGTTAATTTTGTTAAAAATCTGTTCCAAGAATATCAAAGTGTTGACGAATCTGTTGAAGAAAAAAAGCCAAGATTTACTATTGAAACTGGGTCTAATGGCCAATATGAAATTTGGGATAATAAACAAAATAAAATAGTTGATACTGCTCACTCTGGTCACGAAGCTCATAATTTACTTTATTGGCACAAGCAAGAAGCTAAAAAAGAAGTTGATGAAGCTAAAGATTCTAAACCAAATCTAAGCCAATTGGCTGGTAAAGCAAAAGCTGGTGGGTATGATCCAGCACGTGAACTATCAAAAGGGCAGTTCCAACATCGCATCGTCCAAGACAAAAAGAAAAAAAATGATCGAAAAGACTCTAAAGCACAACTAAAGCGTGGTATGTTTGAGAATACAGTGGTCCCTGTTTTAATTAATGATGAAGATGGTTATAAATTTAAAATCGTAGAATCATCTTTAATTGCAGAAATGAAAAACGTTGAAGCACTGTTTGAGTCTTCTATAGTTATATCACCGGTTGGCGGTTTAACTGCAATACCAGGTGTTGGTATGAATGGCTTAAGAAAAATGTCAGGCCTATCGCCAATCGAATCAGAAGCTCAACAGGATGAAATTACTGAACTAGAATCTCCAGATCTAAATCAAATCTTGTCGATTATTGATTATATGGACGAGACTTCTAAAGCCTGTTTGATTAGTATGTTAACTAATCCTGAACAAACAACTGAACCACAAATTGATGCTGAGCAGCTTGCTATGGTTAAGACCGCATTGTGTGATTTTGGTAGTGCTTTGCAAAGCTGGATTGAAGGTGCAAACGGTGGACTAGATTTTCTATGCCCGTTAGTGGATGCTTTGTGGGTTAAATATAACGAGATCTAATATGAAATTGTACGAATTAATTTCAGGTGCCAAAATTGCTCTAAGTGAAGAAGAGCATCAAATTGTCGAAAAGATTAAAACAGGTGAGTCGCTCGATGAACGAGAAGACCATCTTGCGTTTTTTCTTATGGGCCGTGGTATTTTAGAACGTGATGGTGATAAGTATAGGGTAGTACAAAAACCAGACGTTTGGAGAGATTAAATGAACGGTCCAACACCAGAAGATATGGCGGAAATGCGCCGCATACAGAGTCTTCTTAACAATTTAGATGAAGAAGATTTTTATTCAAATACTCCCTCAACCCCAATCAATGAAAATTACAATGTTTCTGCGCCAGTAGCACCACCCCCAGCAATGGCTGGTGATGATGCTGATCAGATCCGTCGACATATTATGGCTATTAATAATTTAATGCCTGATATGATTGAAGAATCTAGGTCCAATGTAGAATTGCGTGAAGCTATTATTACTGAAAAGGTAAGTGATAATGCAATTCAAGTAGGAACTTGGAAGATCGAAAAAACTCTTGTTGAATCAGTTAATGGTAAAAAAGAACCAAATTATCATATTTCAAATGTTGTAACAAAGCAAAAACTTGAACCAGTGTTTGTGTATGAAGCTGCTCAAGCCATTCTTAAGATTTTAAATCAAGGTCATAATTTGCACGACAAGGAAATTGATGCTATAATGGAACTTGATGAAGAGTATCAACGTCTACGAGACAAAGCTCTGCAGGAAAAGGCAGTTTGGCAACGAGCCAAAAATAATAACATTGAGTGGAAGCAGCAACTATATGAAAGCAAATTCAATTCTTCGCAATATCAAGCACTTTATATTAAGGAAAGAATCAAAAACTACCTCCTCAAATGAGGATGTACCTGAATTTCTATTTTTAACTTTGGAAGAATTAAAAGAAAGTGCCAAAGCTGTAATTGATCATATTAATGATAAAGTTGATGATCTGCAAGCTAGAATTGTGGATATTAATGTAATTCATAATTATTTGCAGTATGATCAAGACTTAATGATAAAATACAGTGGTCAAATTGGTGAATTATTTGGTAAGGTAAATGCATTAACAAGAATTGTTGATGAGATGACTTTAAATGTTCACGATGTGATAAGTGAGGGATATGATCATTATCCCTCAGAAGTGGTCGCGTCTTTTGTTATGTTGTGGGATATGCAATCCTCGAGTTCATTAGATGAGATTGAAGAACATATTGAACAATTAGAACGTTATATTGAATATTTCAAAGCAATTAATGAAAATTCTGGACTTGAAGTGGAATATTTGTCGAATCCAACTGTTCATTAAATTTGTATTTTAAGAAGCCATATTTAATAAATATCAGGTGAATTCACTTACTTTGGGCTCAATGTATGAATCTTGATGATATAAATTTTTCAGACAAGCATTATTCTATGCTTAAGAAAGATCTGAAAGAGTCATATTTCGTTGATATGACATTTTTCGAATCGTTACCTATCCCATTACTAGAAAAATTATTAATTAGAACTGGTGAAATGCGTTCGAAAATATTTCTCGAATCATTAGTTATTGGTAATATCTCATCGCCAATATCTTTGTTAAATGAAGCACTTAGAGTATATTTGAAAGAAATTTACCCACAAAAAAAGGTAAAGTTTAAAGAAGATTTGGAATATAAAATTGACCCAAATAACGGGGCTGCTATATCCGGGGATGGCACAAATAGACCGGATTTATATTGGAGGGAAGACCAATATAATTTAGAAAAAATGTTAACTCAACGATTGCAAAATCCAAATTCTACACCTGAAGATTATATTAAATTTGATCCAAGGGACGCAAATCCAATTGATGCCCCATCAAACGAAAATAATATTTACGTATCGGTATTGAACCCAGACAAGATCAATGGGTTAGATGGTGACGTATTAAAGATTTCAAATCCATCTGATCAAGAAAGTATCGCACCAGTTAATGCCGCTTCAAAGCCAGGCGCTATGCCAGTGCCTGCACCAGCAGAACAAGAAATTGAACCATCTGATACATCAATATACACTATTGGTGATGATCAAGAAGAAGAACAAGAAATATTAAATATCCCAGGAGTTAATATAAATTTTAACATTGGTAATTTAAAGGAAGGCGAAATGAGTAAGATTGAAAAAATGACTAAACTCACTGAAAGCGTTATGCTTGAAGAAGCCGAGCTACAACGAGCAGAAATCGTCTTAGCAACCAAAGATATTGTCTCAAGATTGCAAAAGCAAATTGAAGACATTTCAAGTATGGCCACTGATGACGTTTTGCCTCTTGTGGACGGAATGAAAGAAAACTTTGGTGCTCCAACAGCTAACGGGTTTGCACGTAAAGCTGAAGATGCACTACAAAAAGCATCAGATAGTGTGCAAGAATTGCGTGACTTATTTGACAGTTATGCTCGTGCTTTGGAAAAGCATATTGGTGACGGATCAACACCAAACGATTTATCACTTGACGATGAAGTCCCAGCGCCGATTGCCCCAATTGCACCAGATGGCGAAGAATCAGCTGAAGCAGAAGATTACGAAAAGAAGGATCCTGAAGAAGCTTTGATGGGAGAATCAATCGTTATTGGTGGTAAGACTGTTAAATTGGATGAATCACAGATGGCAGCAATTAAGTTTGCTAAAAAATACAATGAATCACCAATGCCAATGTATCTTTTAAGTGAATCAGAAAAGAAGCAGTTAAAGATTGCTGCTAAAATTTTAAAAGGTGGCAAGTAATGAGACTATTTGAGTTTGACGAACAACAAGGCCAAGAACAAGAAATTGAGACGCCGTTGTCATCTGACGTTGAGTCGCTCTTACTCAGACTTGATGCTAGTCAGATTAAACAGATTAAAATTGATAGATTTATTGACGAATTAAACAATATGTCTAACAATATGATTGATAAAGATAATACTGAAGAAGTCAATAATATTAAACAGTTAATTTCAAATACTGGAAAAGCAGATATTAAGGGCGAATATGTAATTATGGATTATCAAGCGCCTGAAGGCCCGGGTGAAACTCACACCCAGAAAATTGCTATGAAAAATGTAAAAGATAATGTTTCCTGAGGATACTAAAATGGAATTTGAAAGACTTAAACGATTAGCAGGATTAACTGAAAGTGACACGTTAGGCGCAGAACTTAAAAAGGCTGAGCTTGAGCGCACTACTGAAAATGAGGAATCTCCAGATTTTAATGGTCTTTTATCAAGCAGTCTAAAAGATTCTGGTGGCGAAGGTTTTAGTTTTTTGAAATCTTTAAGAAAAAAACCAATTGATGAAGCTGGCGATGAGTGGTACGACGAAGCTGCTGAAGATGCACGTTGGCAATATGCCGTTGATCATTTTGACGAATATTTTGCTCCAGATTATATTAAGACTGAAAAAGGTGCAAATGAAATATTTCCAAAATTATTACAACATATGCACGATGGTATGGTAGATGCAAAGAAAGAAACTGAAACTTTAGAAGATTGGGTTTTAAATTTCCAATCCGGATGGGAAAGTTTTGAGGATGAGCTTTTGGGTGAAGCTGGTGGTATCCATTTCAACTTTGAATGGAATGACGGCCGAGACTATGAATATAGCTATAATGACGAATTAAAACTTGGCCCAGTTTATGAAAAAGCATATGCTTTGAACTTTGCTAAATGGGCACAATCCCATCAAGATGTGATCGAATCAATGGGATTTTCACCATTTCCTGATATTGATCCACAGCAGTTCGTAGCCCAAGTAACATCAAAAGTTTCAGAAAGTGAAACCGATCTCGGAAGTCATATAGTTTCTGAAAATATTGATAAAGATAAGCAAACGTTGTATAATAAAGTTATGGATATTAGTGCAAATTCTAATATTTTAGATAATGGTATTATGGTTGGATATGTAATTGAACAGCTTGGTATGCCATTAACTGAAAAGAATATTGCATTAATTGAATCAATAATTTATAAGAAATGAAATAATTAATGTTTATACGACAAAAATATGATTATCCTATATTAGAATCTGTGACTTATGACGATGGCCGCCGCCATTATTTAGAACCTGAAAATGGTAATAAATTACCAAGTGTTACTACTATCTTGTCAGCGATGACAGACAAATCAGCCATTGAGGCTTGGAAACAGCGCATCGGTGAAGAAGAAGCCCATCGTCAAGTCAAGCACGCCACTGATGTCGGTACCATAATGCACGGATATGTGGAAGACCACATTGCTGGCAAGCCTAGAGTAGAAAAATCCAATTTTATATATAAGCAAGCCCGAAAAATGGCAGATACTATCATTGGTAGGGGGTTGACTAAAGTAAATGAAGTATATGGATATGAAGTAAAGCTATTTTATCCATCACTTTATGCTGGCACGACTGATTTAGTTGGGGAATTTAATGGGACCCCTGCGATAATGGACCATAAAAATGCCAAAAAGATAAAGAAGCGTGAATGGATTGAAAGTTATTTCTTTCAGCTAGTAGCATATGCTATGGCTCATAATCATATGTTCAATACTGATATTCAATTTGGTGTAATCTTTATGGCATCGAGGGATGACGATTATAAAGAATTCTATCTCGAAGGCCGCGAATTTGAAGAATACACTGATCGATGGCTGGAGATGGTGCAAAAATTCTATAACCAAGCAGGACAATAAATATACAATATGGATAGGGATAAAGTGAGTTAAAACAAATGGCTGCGATTACACAAATCAGTAGAATACAACATAGAACAGGTTTGTATCGTGAACTTCCGTCTGCATTGAATGAAGCAGAATTAGGATGGGCTTTAGATTCTCGCCAGCTTTTTATCGGTAACGGTCCTATTCATCCGGGCAATACTGAAATCATTACCCAATATACACCGGCCAGCAGTTTCAACTATTCATACAAGAGTCCGATGGCATACCAGCAGTTGATGCAGAAAGGTGCTCCATTGGGCTTGGATTATTTTACTGCCAGCACTGGTTATGTGGAAGATGCCAATAATACGGATCTAGATCCGACGACATTTAACGCTACTATCCGAAGCTATCAAGAAAAATTTGATGAATTTGTTAGTGTTAAAGATTATAAAGCCGTCGGTGATTTTAATACTGACGACACTGGTGCTTTAATTAGAGCTACTAAGAACCTTTTCAGTGAAGAATTTGGTGAGGTTGGGTCATCGACGGCCGCAGTAAGACGAAATGTGGCGTTGTATTTACCAGCTGGCGTATATAGAATTAGACAAAATTTGGTTGGTTATCCAGGTATGACCTTGATTGGTGATCCAGGAAAAACGATAATTTATCTCGATGTTGAACTGTCAATTGATGACAATGACGATGCTGTTTTAATATCAGGTGACTCATATGGTCAAGTCGATTTTGATATGGGTACTGATTTTGGTGATGGAAACTTAACGCCTTCTGTAGTTGATTGTAATAAAATGTACTTTTATGGTATATCGTTCCAATCAAATCAAGTCAGTGATGTATCGAGTGTTAAAAAACGTCAGGTAGTGAGACTTAATAGACTCACTGATACTATTTTTGAAAAATGCACTTTTGATTTCGTTAGTGATAACAACTGGCAGACGGGTGATAGTATAATCGATGCTTCCAGCTCGGTCCTAATATCATCTTTTAATAATGCTACAGCGGAAGTTGGTAGAATTAAATTTATACAGTGTTCAACTTCAGGCGCTGCCCACGATTTTAATATTATTGATGGGGCGAATGATGTTATAATTGATCGCCACCAATTCAATGGTGGCTTATTGAATGTAAAAATCGGTACTGATGTAACATATGATTTTGACACCCAATACCGCCACACTGCATCATCTTATAAAATAAGCAATATTACCATTTCAAATTCAATTTTTAATAACTATACTGCTTATGCATTGGATGTATTCGGAAATGCTACATCAGTAATAAGTTTCCGCAATAGGTACAATAATACAACTGGAAAATCAATAAGGTTTGGCGCCTCAACTACATTTTGTAGTTCAATGTCTGATTGGTTTGCTAATCAGACATCGGCAGTATGTGGTACCGCAAACCCAAGAATAGATAATTTTTCTGCTACTACAACTATTCTTAATGCTCAAGATTTCACCGTAATATCCTTAGGTATTAAAGATTTGACTGTTTGTGGAGATTTAACTGTAATTGGTTCAGTCTTGTACAATCCAGCCTCGTCGACAAATTTGACCTTGGCTACTATTGCATATCCTAGTGCAACCGTGGCACAGCCAAATGCATATAAAGGCAACTCAGTAATTGTAAATTACGCTATGAGAATACCAAATGGTGGGACTAATATTTTAAGAACAGGAACTATTAAAATTATATATTTTGAAACTACGCCAAACAATGTAAGCGCTGCGAACATTAGTTTTTCAGACGATTTTGTTGAAATCGGTGGATCAGGTTCTGGCTTAGTTTTAACTGTAGTACCTGATAATTCAGCCCAAAACATTAAAATTAATGCAGTCTCTTCACTTGGGACACCGACTACCAAAACTATTATAAGTTCTATGATTATATAAAAAGAAAGGCAATTAATGTCTAGAGGAAAAGAATTACGTCTCCGTTCCTGGAGACAATTTAGAGATAGTATTGCTGATTTAGACACTGATCAGAAATTAGATTCTATCAATAAATTTTGGATGCTCTATCCATTTTCTAAAAGAACCGTTGATCCAGACAATCCGGAAAATTGGATGAATCCTTGGGATATGGTTTATCACGATGAAATTTGTGAATATTCAAGAGGCATTATGATGCATCAAACGGCATTAATGATGATTGATGGTATTGACGATTCATATCTAGTATATGCTATTGATTCAGAAAAACAACGCGATGTAATGATTGCGGTGATCAATGGCAAGGCATTGAACTACGGAATGGATATTGTAGACTTTGATGAAGTTCTACCATCATTGAATATTCAAAACAAATTCAAATCAAATAAAAAAGGTTCATATACAATCTTATAATATAGACTTTTCTGCGATTTTTAATTAAATTTGTAGAAAATATCGGTTCACGATTAGTTAAATATAGAACCCAACGAAAAGATAAAAATAAGGATTATAGTAATTATGCTCGTAACTAAGCGTGATGGCACAACCGCACCATTGGATTTATCCAAATTTCACAGAGTTGTTTTAAATTCCTGTGAAGGAATTACCGGAGTCTCGGCCTCCGACATTGAAATCAAATCTCAAATTCAATTCAAAAATAAAATGAAGACGAGCGAAATACAAGAAATTTTAATCAAAGCAGCCGCAGAATTAATCACACAAGACACACCAAATTATCAATATGTTGCGGGTCGTCTAATCAACTACCACTTGCGTAAAGAAGTATATGGTCAATATACACCAATTCATCTTTATGACCACGTCAAGAATGTTATTGATAAAAAATATTATGATAAGCAAATCCTAGAGCTTTACACTAAGGAAGAGTTTGACGAACTTAATGCAATGATTGATCACACTCGTGATGACTTGCTAACTTTTGCCGCAATGGAACAATTTCGTGGTAAGTATTTGGTTAAGAACAGAGTTTCTGGCGAAATTTATGAAACACCGCAAATGTGTTACATTTTGGTTTCAGCAACGTTGTTTGCTAATTATCCAAAAGAAACTCGTATGAAATATGTTAAAAAATATTATGATGCGATTAGTAAGTTTGATATTAGCTTGCCAACACCGATTATGGCTGGCGTCAGAACACCGAGCCGCCAATATGCATCGTGTGTCTTGATTGATTGTGATGACTCACTTGATTCTATCAATGCATCAACATCTGCAATCGTAAAATATATCAGCCAGAAAGCGGGTATTGGTTTGAACGTTGGTCGCCTCCGCGCCGAAGGTAGTCCAATTCGCGGCGGCGAAGCCAAGCATACTGGATTGATTCCTTTTATTAAGATGTTTCAAGCGGCCGTTAAAAGTTGCTCACAGGGTGGCATTCGCGGCGGCGCGGCGACCTTCTACTATCCAATTTGGCATTTGGAAGTTGAAAACTTGCTTGTTTTGAAGAACAATAAGGGAACGGAAGAAAGTCGAGCACGTCACGTAGATTATGGTGTTCAATTTAATAAGCTTATGTATGAGCGTTTGTTAACCGGCGGTGATATTACATTATTCTCGCCACACGATGTTCCTGGACTCTATGAAGCATTCTTCAATGATCAAGACCATTTCAAGACTCTTTATGAGAGGGCAGAGCGCAATCCAAAGATTAAGAAGGATAAAATTAAGGCAATTGATTTGTTCAGTGCATTTGTTCAGGAACGCCAGGATACTGGTCGTATATATTTGATGAATGTTGATCACTGCAATACTCATAGTTCTTTCATTCCTGAAAAAGCTACGGTTTATATGTCCAACCTTTGCACAGAGATCACATTGCCAACCAATCCACTCAATGACTTGAATGATGCTGCTGGTGAAATATCAACTTGTATTTTGAGCGCAATCAACTGGGGTAACATTAGAAAGCCGAGTGATTTTGAATCAGTTTGTAATTTGGCTGTAAGAGGTCTTGATGCCTTGATCTCATATCAAAATTATCCAGTATTGGCTGCTGAGATTGCAACAAAGGCCCGTAGAAACCTTGGTGTTGGTATTATCAACTTTGCATATTGGCTTGCAAAGCACGACTTGAACTATCAAGACATTGATGCTACTGGCTTGGCTTTGATTGATGAATATGTAGAAGCTTGGTCATATTACTTGATTAAGGCTTCTGTTGATTTGGCTGAAGAATTTGGTCCGTGTGACAAATACAAAGACACCAAATATTCAAAGGGAATTTTACCAATTGATACTTATAAGAAGGAAGTCGACGAACTTGTCGCTCCTTCAAATAAAATGGATTGGGAAGAACTTCGTGATCGTTTGGTAAATGTTGGCATTCGCAATTCAACTTTGATGGCACTTATGCCAAGTGAAAGTTCGAGCCAGATCTCCAATGCTACAAATGGCATCGAGCCACCACGATCATTGGTTTCAATTAAACAGTCCAAGGACGGTGTTTTGAAGCAAGTGGTTCCGGAAATCAAACGTTTGAAGAACAAATACGATTTGCTTTGGGATCAAAAGTCACCAGAAGGATATTTGAAGATTGTTGCTATTTTGCAGCGTTATATTGACCAAACCATTTCTGCAAATACAAGCTACAATCCAAAATTCTATCCAGAGCATAAAGTACCAATGAGTGAGCATTTGAAAATGATGGTCAATGCTTATAAATGGGGTATTAAGACTTTCTATTATAATAATACTAATGATATGGCTGGTGAGATTGAAGATGATGAATCACTTCCGGAATTGCTGCAATCTGATGTAGATGATTCTGAGGATTGTGAAGCGTGTGCAATTTAAAAATTGATTTGTGAAATAATTTTGTATTATAATGTTTTTTTAAGTAATAAGGTATATTAAATGAGTCATACATTTGGGACTGAAACGATTAATTATTTGAATTCAAGCTCTTTTTTCGGAGAGCCAGTTAATATTGCTCGTTACGATATTCAAAAATATTCACAAATTGAGAAGCTGGTTGAAAAACAAATGGGGTTCTTTTGGAGAGAGACCGAAATTGATCTCTCCAAAGACTCAAAAGATTTCAAGCTGCTTTCCGAGCACGAAAAGCATATTTTCATCTCAAACATCCGTCGACAAATTTTACTCGATTCGGTTCAGGGCCGCGCACCAGTATTGTCATTTTTACCAATAACCAGTCTACCTGAATTAGAGAATTGGTTTTTGGTTTGGAGTTTCTTTGAATCAATCCATTCAAGGTCATATACTCACATTATTCGCAATTTATATCCGAATCCAAGTGAAGTATTTGATGGTATTTTGGATATTCAGGAAATTGTCGACTGCGCTAAAGACATCACCAAATATTATGATGAATTAAATCGGCTATCTGGTTATTACAATTTGCTTGGTTGTGGTAAGCATATGATTAATGGCCAGGAAATTGATATTAATATGTATGACTTAAAGAAAGCTCTTTGGATGTGCTTAAATTCAGTCAATGCATTAGAAGGTGTTCGATTTTATGTAAGTTTTGCTTGCTCTTGGGCGTTTGCTGAATTAAAGAAAATGGAGGGCAATGCTAAGATAATTAAATTCATTGCTCGCGATGAAAATGTTCACTTAGCTTCTACTCAGCAAATATTAAAATTGCTCCCAAAGGAAGATCCAGATTTTGCCAAGATACAAAAGGAATGTGAACCACTTGTTATTGAGATATTCAGACAAGTAGCTGATCAAGAAAAGAATTGGGCCAAATATCTGTTTAAAGATGGATCAATGATTGGTTTGACTTATGAAATTCTTTGCGAATATGTGGAATATATCACTAACCGTCGATTGATCAATATTGGATATCAGAAAATGTTTAAAGATGTGGTGGACAACCCATTAGGATGGACTGTAAAATGGATTGGTGGCGGAAATGTGGAAGTTCAGGTTGCTCCGCAGGAAACTGAAATCTCCAGCTACCTAACTGGTGCTATTAAAAAGGATGTCACTGACGACACGTTTAAAGGTCTTAGCTTGTGAATTGTGATAAAGATCGTTACTATAAAATATTTAGAAATGGAAAAATGGAGAATGCCTTATGTGTTCAAGCATCCTGGGGCACTTCAAAATTTGAATTTCTGGATGGAGATAAGGAAACGATCATCATTACACAGGATTTAATCGATAGTGGTTTATATAAGATCATTGACGATCAGGTTTTAAATGCGATGATGGCTTGATATGAGATCGAAATATACTCCTGATGTTTTACTTTTGGCAACTGCTAAGAAAAAACCACGTTTGCAAGAATTAATTGATAAGTTGCCTGAAATGAGTGACGAAGATATTAATTCACTAAGCGTACAGCCTTGGATTAAACAAGCATTGGGGATTTTGAAGATCCGTGGCGGTAAGGATCAAAAAGAATATTTGAATGATTTGATTGTGCAAGCCAACGAACAAGTGGCTGCTGAAGACCGAATTCGCAGTGATCGGTTTACGGTCAGAACTTGGAACAACCAAAATGATCAAATATTTGCACAATATCCTGGGACCACAATTAAATCTTATATTGAAATTAAGCACGGTGAGCCATTCTTGATACAAGATAGTCAAACAATTGTTTTGTCTGGAGATTTCCTAAATTTGACTATTTCCGAAATGACTCGGGTTTTAAATAATAGTAATGTATTCAAGGAAATGACAAAGCAGGAATATTTTAATTATTATAATATAGATTACCTAAGTAGTAGGTATTAGAATGTTTATTCATAAACACATTTATGAAATACCAGTATGTTTCAATGAAAATAATTCTTTGCTGTTTGAATATCGTGGATATGACGATGCTACAAGAGAACACGTTTTTTATGATTTAAACAAGACTGATTTTGATAAATGGTGTAAATTTTCTGAAGAATACTTAAAATCGATTGAATGTGAAATTATACACCACGAACATTTACATAAATTTTACCAATGAGGTTAGATATGAAAATAGAAATTTTTACAAGAGAGCAGCCATTCTGCCCGTATTGCGTAAATGCAAAAAAATGGCTCCAAGCAAACAATTTACTTTATACAAATTATGACATTAACACTGATGGCGTCTTAGAAGATCTTGAAAATCGACTTGGTCATAAGCCAAAGACGGTGCCACAAATTTTCATTGACGGTGAATTAATTGGTGGATATACTGATTTGATTGCTAGTGATTTTGCAAAATCCTTGATTCGACGCGATCTCGGCGGCTTGACTTTATAATTCATTTAAGCTAATCTCGGTACAAGTTTTTCTTGTATCGGGATTAATCTTATATGAATTTGACACCTTACATTGTTGAACTTCAACTCCAACAGCAACCGAAGGCTTCTTTTGAAGATTTTTGGACAATGCTAATGGATGCCAATGTTGACTGTGTGACTGATTTGGATTATGTTCAATCATTATCTGATACCCAATATGGCATCCATTCAATATTTTTTAAAACTACCCACGAACGAGAGTTGGTTAAAACAATGATCAACATAGTCAAGTAAAGAATCCGGATGGCTACTGAAAACCGCATAAATCACGATAGCTTAACCCAATATGCTATTTGCTGGTCAGTTAAAAATATAACTTGTGACCAATGGGAAAATCTTTGGTCAGTATTGATGGATAATCAAATTGACTGTTTTGTTGAACATACTGATTTTGATGACTATTCGTTTGTTCACCTCGGTCACAATAAGGATTTTACAATTAGATTTAGATCCAAAACTGTTCGTGAACACGCACAAACGCTTACAACACTTATGAAGTGAGGAAATATGCCAGAAATTTATAATGAATCACATCCATATTATAGTCCAGGTGATGGGCGGTATCAAAGTGCATCGTTTATGCATAGGTTGATTTTTGGTAACAGTTTGGAGGAAAGTTTCCCAGAACAGCTTCATATTTTGACAAAGCACGAAAGTGAATGGTTTCACTATTGTGCTGAGTATTCTAATAACAGGTCTGAGGACTATTTTAAGGATTTTCCATCTTTGGGCGAATATCTTCGCACCAATATGGTTGATGATATTTTTATCACCCAAAATAGAGTAGAATATTATTTTCCCGAGGGGGATTACAGAAAATCGTGGGATCCAAAGTGGGAAGATTTCTTTAAAAAAGATGAAGATGGAAAATTAATTCGACTTCCTGTGAAATGTGTCATAAGTTACGTTTCAATCCGCTTTAGAAACGAAGTGGATAAGACACAACTGCAACTTATAAACGATGGACAGTATCGGTTTATGGATGAGTTGGAAGTTGATAGAATAAAGAAACTCAGAGATAGCCACCACGACGATTCGCGTAAACTACTCTGCCCAATATGTAAAGTAAATTACGATGAAACAAAAAATAAAAAAGAGAATGAAGAAGACGACATTTAAACCTTCAAAGAAATATTTAAAAGAACAGATGCTGGGCTGGATTGATGAAAGTCTACAATGTTCAAAATATCGGCCAAGAAATAAACCAAATCAGTCACACTTTCGGGCCAGCAATGAAAATGGTGAAAGCTTTGAGCATATTTTTTGTGAAATAGTAGGTTGGGAATATAACCGAGGAAGAAAGCGCCAAGACGCAATTGGAAAAATTCTTGGTAGAATGCGAAATATTGAATTCAAACGTGAACGACCAGAAGTTCATAACCTATGTGCGAATATGCTCTGGAGCATTAACAGTGATAAAGGCCGACTCAATTTAATTAAAGATGATATGTCATTAATTATGAGTGGTATGGTTGATGGTAAAATTGCTTATATTTTGATGGTTGAGGACGTTAATAACACTACCATACTTGATTCACGCGAGAAATATTCAGGAGCAAAAGTTAATAAAACGTGGGGATCGTTTGGATCCAATTTTAAACTCCTTTATATTAACAGACCTTTAGTTACAAAATATGCCACTACTGCATTTGCGAATGAGCTTTTATCTAAAGATGAAGAATTTAACCAAATATTTGGATTTGACTTTAGGAAATATTTAGGATTGCCTGCTGACCAGAAAAGTTTATATTACAATAAAGGTGGTACGATAGACACTCGCCCTCATTTGTCAGCAGGAAATACGTGCATCATTTTGTCTAAGACTTGTTGGAATCGAACAATCAAAAGAACAGCTAATAAATTGGCCGATTCACAACAAACTGATTTACAAATTGGATCGGATGTGTTAACTATAAAGAATGAAAAAGGCCAGTATTGGATTAAATCATCGATTGACGATACTAAAACCATATTTAGGCCATTAGACCTAACCTTAGCTATTTGAAGGAAAAATGTATGCTTATTCAAAAACAACCTAGCGCTGGCGACCTTATAGCCATCAAGCTTGTGACTGGTGAAGAAATTGTTGGCCGTATTGAAGACAATCAATCATCCGATGCTGGTAGTCTTACATTGAAATCACCGGTTGGTTGGATGTTGACTCAGCAAGGTGTAATGCCTGCACCATTTATGGTTACTGCTGACGATAAGCCGACTATTACGTTTTCAGGATCTGCAATTATTTCACGCACCACTCCACGCAAAGAAATATCAGATGCTTATACGCAAATCACTACAGGAATTGTTCCTGCATCCGCAGCACCAGCAGGCGGAATGTTCACCAAAGGATAATAATATCTGATGGTGACTAAAAAAGATATTCAGATGGCTGCCGATCGGCTGGCTATTTGTGAGAAGTGTGAATGGTATTTAAAGCTACCAAAAATGTGTAGACACTGCGGTTGTTTAATGCCATTCAAAGTTAAAATTAAAGCCGCAGGCTGCCCAATGAGGAAATGGTAGGGTTATGTTTAAAAACATCGTAATTACTTTATTGTGTATATCAGTTGTTACGATGTATATTCGAGAACTTCGATTAACCCATCCATTTTTTAAAACCAGTAGAGTAGAATTGACTGAAAGTGGACAGAAGTTAGTTAACTACAATCCTTTTGATTACGTTTCTACAGAACAAAGCATTATTAAATTGGTTGATGGCGATCACGCTATAGTTGTTTCTGGGCCAATAAGTGAAGACACTTATGTGAAATTTAAAGCAGCGTTGAAGCCGCAAACTGAAGTGGTTATTATTGCGTCACCCGGAGGCGAGCTTGAACCATCTGCCAAAATCGCAAATTTGGTGGCGACGCGCCAGATGGCCACGTTAGTGCCCAAACGTGCAATGTGCTATTCAGCGTGTACTATGATATTCCAAGCCGGAATATATCGGATGGCATATTCAGATTCTATGTTTATGTATCATTCGGCCAAATTTGTAAATGAGAAAACTGGTGAAGAAAAACCAGATCAAGCAGCTACGGCAGTATATTGGGCCTATTTGATGCTGTACGGTATTGACGATCGTTTACTGCTTCGCACAAATGATATGGCTATTGACTATTTTGTACCTGCCCCACTTGCAGCCAAATATGGAATAGTCAATGAGATAATACCGGTTGACATTCCTAGTAAGGATGTTTATATTAATTAAATGCTAATTTTAGATCGTGCGCCTCAGAAGCGTCACCGAGTAGGGGACAAAAATCGGCTTGCAAGCGATTTTGTTGGGTGTGATTCCGTCCTACGGTAAATCTATTATTCATAATGTGTGGGCATATAAAGCTATTTTCCGGAACCCTGGCTTTAATATGTTTTCGGATCTAAAATTAACAGTTTATTGATAGCAGGTTAGGTATGGAGAATTGTGTTCTTTCAGCCACTGTTAGTAGAAATACTGGCGAAACGTAAGCTTATCATAAACCATTATGGTTGGGCATTTAGTATTCGGATCCTCGAACGATCCCTTTATAGCCCAATCATATTAAATATTCTGTCAAGAACTATTTTTATACATTAGCATTGGGTGACAATCCTTTGTTTGCTGAGATTAATCTTGCCGGCGAGGTAAGCTTAATGTGAAGATAGTTCTTGACAGCATATTTAGATATGTTGTATAAATATGTTGTAACAAGTTGATGACAGTGAATGAACGCTGTAGCGGACCCGGGGGCGGAACCCGGCAGGTCCACCAACCGGTGGCAATACTGGAAACCTTTTTAGGGCCTGAACCAGGATCGACGTGCAAGAAGTAAGAATCTCGAGACAAGTTACTAAATAAAATAACTGACAATGATAATACAGTTATGGCTCTTGCTGCGTAAGCAGCCTGCCGGGGTAGTTAAAACCTAGCAACAGAATTTAACAGAAAAGGCGGCTTAGGCTGCTTTTTCTTTGACTGAAAAACTTTTCTATGTTAGCTTGGCATATAAGGAGATAACTATGGTAGGCGATGGTGATATAAATTATCTGTCAGGCAAACTGGATGCCCTGGCTGAGCTTCAAGCTATTATGTTTGGTATCAGGATGAAAACTATCGATAATGATCCTGAGTCCATCAAATCTGCCCTTAAACAAGCTAAAGATAAAAGTAAAAATATCCGCGGTATAAGACGTCAGATTGGATATGATGAAGTCATAGATACTGCCCTTAATAAATCTCCAGCAGATTTGATGGAGTGGTAAAATATGGATTTAGTTGATAATAATGCTCATCCCCTTCTTCCTTCTACGGAAGAACAGCTTAGCTTATTTGGTGAATCAGTGCTCCAATTGCACGACCAAATATTTCAAATGGTTAGTTTAATGAATAAACAAGTTGAAGCTAATGAAAATTTAACAAAAGAAGTTCAAAGATTATCAAATGATGTCCAAATGCTAATAAATGAAAAATATAGATTGGAGTCAAAGCAAACTAATTTTGACACTAGAATTAATATGCTGGAAGATGATGTATATTTGAAAGAATCCTGGGGTGGACGATCGTCTGAAAAACTATCAGACGTTGTTAGGAGGATGAAAGATCATTTTGATCGTCTCAATGATGGCCGCCTCACTACATCGTTAGTTGCAATGATGGAAATATTTAGATTACACCTCAATCAAATGGATGAGCGTGATAAGGCTGAAATTATGTCAGTTATGTCATCGCAACAAGGCTACGTGGAGAATGCATATCAGCTTGGATTGTCATATAATCCATCTGAACTACTTAGATTGGTGGCAGCACTTTTAGATCAGCCTGAATCAATCATAACTCTTTATAAGTAATCTTGCCAGATATCTCCAAAACCATAAATAATGGTGCAGATGGAGGTATCCAAGAATGGATAAAGAACAAGAAACCAGTATTGAAGCTACCGCAGAAACTGTGGTAACTGAAACTACAAAAAAAGTAGGAAAAATTCGGGGCTGGTTCAGATCTGTCAAAACTAAATTTGGGAATTTGACTTCTGGAATTAGTGACGTGATAAGTAATGAAAAAGCTGCTGATGGTATAATGCGCTGGCCGCGTCCGGTTGCATTTTTTATGATAGTCATTATGTTCTGTGTTGGGTGGTTTCATCCAGCAACGTTGTTGGCCTTTGCCCAAGCATTGGCAGCGTTTCCGGAATCATTTTGGACTGTTATTTTTATTATATTAGGATCTATTGGTGTTTCCAAAGGTGCTAATGACATAGTTAAAATTATTTCTTCAAGGAAGCCATAATTTAACTTGCAGGGCCTCGGTGGTAGCGCCAGACCTTTTATTGGGTAGGCGTCAGGTTAACAGTGCGCGTAATAAAAGGTGGTTCGATTCCACCTTTCCTGCACAATTATAGTTGACATTGTAATAGATGTTTACTATATTGAATATATTAATGCGTGGAAGCATTAAGCCTGGATTAATCATAGGCCCATCTAATGAAATGAGATATGGAGATGGCCGAAAAGCTTAATGTGAAAGCAAGTTGGTTGCAGTGTACAATGCAATCGTAATTCTTACAAGCGTTATATAAATTTCGAAATTTATAGTATCCAAGCATTTAAATGCTTACTTAGCTAGAAGCCGGAAAAAGTTGGTGATAAACTAAGAGAGATACTTACTGTGAAGCAGATCGGCGCAAAAGTTAGGTAAGAACTTGATCTGCCAAACATTCATACAGGCTTACCAAACCTGTACAGCCATTAATACAAATTCATTTGTATTAATGTTACATTATATTAAATATAATGGTATTGGTCTCGTTTATTGTTGAAGCGGACCTTTATGGGGAATTAGCTCATCTGGGAGAGCACTTGATTTGCATTCAAGAGGTGATCGGTTCGAGCCCGATATTCTCCACACATACAATATTATTATATAATATTGGATGCTCGCAACTTAAAGGTGAGAACAGCCTCCTCACACACTTGTTTCAAACGAGTAGACGGTCACTGTAAATATTTTACAAACTGGAGAGATCATACCACCGGGCAGGTATGTTAAGTTGCTTTTGAAATACGGCTCGAGTCACTGAAAGCCGACACTGGAATTACCTTCCACTTGGCACCATTAATGGTCCGGGAAGTCAAATTTGAGCCTTCAAAAAGAGTCAGACCTGAAGGGCTCTATAAATCACACACAGGGGGGCGGATGCGACGAGCGCTCCGGAGTATAACTCTAGAAATGATTTATCATCTCTAGTCCTTCTCTCTTAAAGGGTACCAAAAGGCGCCTAGTGCGCCTTTTGTCTTGAATAAATACCTGACAATATAATAGGAAAATTCACTATGGGTAAATGGATGGTTGTTAAAGATCAAGACAATGACGATCACGATCAAAGGTCTACGTCAAATCTATCAGCACACACTCAAAAGAATAAAGTTATTGCACAAGGAATTAATGTGTATGTTGGTGATAGTGGCGGGATTGGTTCAGCAAATGCATCTTTCAATGGTATATTAGCAGATAGTGATGATGTTGATGATAAGCCAACTTTATCACCAGAACAACAAGCGCAGGTTGATGCAGAATTTGCTGCTGCTGGCGGCGTAGATACTGGTGCTCCATCAGATACTACACAAGGATCCGGTGGCCAAGGCAGTAATGTAATTTGCGGAAATGTTCCATCATATCCTGCTGACAATTATCAACTTTCTCCTAATTTCAATTTAGGCCAACTTTCGTCAAAATGCATTTTTCCTTACCGAGTTGCATCGCAGTGTGGACTTTCATTGCCAGAGGTCGTCTGTAATTTGAAAGCATTATGCACCAATGTATTAGAACCATTAAAGGCACGATATCCAAATGGATTCAGAATTAACAGTGGATTTAGGAGAGGTAGTGGTAGGTCCCAACATTATCGAGGAATGGCCGCCGATATCCAATGGGCAGGGTTAGCCAATAGTGAATATTTAACACGGGCGCAATGGATCCGAGATCATTTACCGTTTGATCAACTAATTATGGAACACGGTAGATCAATTTGGATTCACGTTTCATTTAAACGTGGTGGTCCGCAACGGGGTCAAGTTTTAACTATGATTAGAAATGATTACCGTCCTGGCTTAAAGCTTTATTATTAATTTGATTTTTATTCCAATATCTGCTAATTTGAATGAAATTCAAGAGGTAGATAATAATGAAAGTTATAAACATTTTGGGTGGCCCAGGTATTGGTAAAAGTACCGCCGCCGCCAAGGTTTTCTATACATTAAAAGAACGCGGCCTGAATGTCGAATTGGTGACAGAAGTTGCTAAGGACATTGTTTATGAAGAACAGTTAAAAATTCTAAAAGACCAATTGTACGTATTTGCTAAGCAAAATCGAAGAATGGAACGTCTTCGTGGAAAGGTAGATTATGTCGTAACTGATTCACCAGGAATATTAGCACTTGCATACCAAATCCCAAATTATTATCCAACCTTTGAACCACTCGTAGTTGATGTATTCAATTCATATAATAATATCAATTTTATGCTAACTCGAAATTATGGCTTTGAAGAAAGTGGTCGAGCACACGATGAAGCAACGTCGAAGAATATCGACATTAACATCATTTCTATATTAGAAAAGCACGGAATACCATATTACCCAATGAGTGGCACTAATGTAGTGTCAATGAACATCGTAATGGATAGGATTTTGAAATGAAAGCCACAATTTTAAATTTTTTTGCTGGCCCAGGCGCGGGCAAATCAACCACAACTGCACAAGTTTTTGCTGATTTAAAAAAGAAAAATTTAAACGTTGAGTTAGTTACAGAATATGCAAAGGATCTTGTTTGGGAAGATCGTATGAATGTACTTCTAGAGGATCAACTTTATATTTTAGCAAAGCAGGCTCGTAAACTGCATCGTATTGCTGATAAGGTTGATTTTGTGATCACTGATGCGCCACTAGTTCAAGGACTAATGTATAAACCACACGAATATTTCACTGGGTTCGAGCCTTTAGTAGTTGAGATCTTTAAAACATATAACAACGAAAATTATTTCTTAAAGCGTATGACAAAATATGATCCTGTTGGCCGCTATCAAGACGAACAAGGTGCAATTGATATTGATATGCGATTAATGGAATTATTGGATCGCCATAACATTCCATTTACTATTATTGAGGATATTAATCAAGCTTCTGAAATAATTCTAAGAAATATTGACAAAAAGTGATCATTTTAGTATAAATAGAAATGAAGCTAGTAAATGCTTCATTTAATCGGGCAAGTTATTATCCACGTTAAGGATACCGTAAGACCCAACGTAAAGGAAAACAAATAATGCGAAATATTCGTACTCCATCTGGGATGCCTAACGCTTTCCCACAATTCACTCCAAAAGCACAAACAATTGCTACTTCAACAGTAAATGTTTCCACCAATGAAAAAATTAAAAAAGCCGGTTCAAATGGTGTTTTGATACACGTTGTTTTGGACGAATCTTCAAGTATGTCTAGTGTAACTCAGCAAACTATCGATTCATTCAATTCTTGGCTAAAAGAACAGCAAATTGGTGATGGTGAATGCTTACTCACGTTAAGTAAATTTAACGGCTCACAAGTCAAGTACATTTTCGAAAACAAAGACATCAAAACCGTAGAACCGCTAACCACAAGCACTTATCGACCAAGCGGATCAACCAATCTTCTAGATGCGATTGGTGATAATATCACTAAAGCTAATGCAGTAATTTCATCAAAGAAAAAAGCGGAACGTCCTGGCGTTATCGTCGTTATCTTAACTGATGGTGAAGAAAATTGCTCTAATCGTTTCAATAAAACAGCTATTAAGGCTTTAGTTGAAAAGGCAGAAGGCAAGGATTGGACGTTCTTGTTTATGGGTGCAAACATTGACGCTTTCCACGAAGGTAGTGCAATGGGCTTTGGTACCAATAATACAGTTCAATACAATACTTCAAATATGGCTGGCTCAATGGCAGCATTGTCCTCTATTACAACAAGAACTAGAACCGCTTATGCGAAAGGGTTTGCTGGCGACGCACTTCGTGCTTCGGCAACATATACCCAAGCAGAGCGCGATCAATCTTTGTAATAAAGGAGGACACGACAATGTTTGATAATACTAATCAATATGAACTAAGTCTAGTTATTAACGGTCAGCCGTTGACTGAATATCAGCATCAGGGTTTGGTCTTTGTTGAAGGCCGAACAAATTCAAATTATGAATTGAGAATTAAAAACAATTCACCAGAGCGCATTTTAGCCATTCCAAGTGTTGATGGTTTGAGCGTTATTGATGGAAAGCCTGCCGGTGCTGACAGTCAAGGATATGTTTTGGAACCTTGGCAAACACTTAACATTCCTGGTTGGAAAGTTGATGCAGACACTGCTGCGAAATTTCAATTTGGTTCATCCTCAGGATCATATTCTAATCGAACAGGACGCGGTAAGAAAAACGTTGGTGTCATAGGTATGATGGTATTTAGACCAAAATATGTTCCGCCGATTAATACATTTCCTAGCTATACTTTTACAAGCACCGCAAGTGATCCACTTTGGAATACTCCATTAGGATCAAGTGTATGTAACAATGTAGTAGGATCAGGCTTGGATAGTGTGGCTATGGCTGCTCCTTCAGGAGGAACGAGAAGTGCTGCCACTTTGAATACTACATTAACATCTGGTAATAACGCCGTGATGAAATCATTCAGCAGCCAAAATCTTGGTACTGAATATGGCGATGCGCAAACTTTTCAAACCACTACGACTACTTTTGAAAAGCGCGATCCAAATTACCCTGATGCGCTAGTTTGCATTTATTATGATGATGCAAATGGTCTTGAAGCTCGTGGTATTATTCTTCCTTACAGGAATTCGTCACCACAGGCTTTCCCAAGCTATTCAAACACTACAACTTATGCTGCACCGCCCCCAGGATGGCGTAAGTAATACAAAATACCGGTGATGAAAATCACCGGTATTTTCTTGACTGGAAGACTGATATTTTTTATAATTGTTTTATGGTTACAATGTTATCTGGCGGCGCTGAAGGAGCGGATACAGAATGGGGTGAAGTTGCTTCACTTCACGGCCACGAGGTTATTCATTTTTCATTTGACGAACATAAAACCACTTGCCCAAATGGGCAGATAGTTCGACTGCCATATAATAATTTAGTTATTGCTGATCCGTGGCTCAAAAAAGCTAAATCATATCTTAACAGGCATTATCCTTCTAAGAGCAAATATGTTAATAATTTGCTAAGACGGAACTATTATCAAGTGAAGGAAACTGATGCAGTGTATGCTATCGGCACTTTCAATCCAAGCACAATGGTAGTGGATGGTGGTACTGCTTGGGCTACCGCTATGTATTGCTTGATCCATAATAAGCCTTTCTATTTTTTCCATCAAGATCGAAATAAATGGTATGAAATGGATATTTCAGGTCTTTGTCGTGAAATTCGGTTACCACCAAAGCCAGAAATAGGAGTTTGGACTGGAATTGGGACCCGGGATATAAATTTAAATGGTAAGTTGGCTATCGATTATCTGTTTAATGGTTAAATCAAATAAATACCCTATAGTTTATAAGCTAGGGTTAATAAAATGAAATCAGCCGACTTTACATCATATCAGCCAAAGATGTCGCCATATTTAAATAATATGCCATTATTGGTGAACGAAGCCAGGGATTCAGTTGATAGTGACGTGGTCGACGTGCGCCAAGTTCCAATATCCAAAATTCTTTTCACCCATCCGATCGAAAAAGCACACGATGATAGAGAATTCAGCCGTCACGATGCTTTACCTTTCGCAGTATTGTTGGATGGCTATTATCATTTATTAGATGGCCACGGTCACATTATGGATGCAATCAATGAAGGATTCAGCAAAACTTTACTATTTGTAGCTGATGGCGATAATGAAGAATTGACTGAAGCTAAAAAGAAAAAGAAAAGTAGCAATTCATCAACTCACACGCCTGTAGTTCCTTTTTATGGCAGATGGTGGTATGGTGGCACTGATAATGACAATCTTGATCAAGATTCAGATAATGATTTGGGTACTGGTGAATTAGATTTAGTAAATGGTGATGTAGGCGGAGACGGTGGCGGAGAATGATCGCCCAGTATTGACATTTAATCACTAATATCGTATTCTCTACTTGAAAGGAGAAAATCGATGGGTGGTACAGCTTTTAAAAATATCCCTGTGAGACGAATCAAGCTTGAAGAAATTCGTGACACTCTTGATTATTTCCAATCGACAATTCAATATCCTGGTTTCGACCTAGATTATATCTACGATAATCTTTTAGGGTCTGTGGGTAAACAACCTGACAGTGGCGACATTGATATCGCAGTCGATGATATTAAATTTCCTTGGAAGAAATTTAAAAGTCACGCATTGTTATCATTTCCTGAAGCTCAACGGGCTGGTAATGGTAAGAATACATTGCAGGTAAACTTTGCCATCCCAATTCAAGGGAAGCCGGAAAATGGTTATTGCCAGATTGATTTAATCACTGGTAACCCTGAATGGCTCAAATTTACTCATTATTCTCCAGGTGCTGCATCAGCATTCAAGGGTGTTTATTTGTCAACACTTTTGGGCGTGATGGCTAAGATGGATATTGGTTATTTGGCTGGCGAAGATTCAATTAACGCTATTGCTAAAGTTTCTTGGGCATACGACCTTGAGCGCGGTCTTCGACGTAGGTGGATGATTTTAGATGATCGTGACATCTATTGCGAAGTTGATGCTGATAGGTGGGAAAGCCAATTGGGTTATTTGATGGACAGGGGTGTAATTCCTGCTGGTCCAACTCCTAGATTTTCAAGAGTTGGTTACATTGATGACCCAGAAACAGTTGTTGATATCCTGTTCAAAGGAAAGCTCACTAAGGATGATTTAGTGAGCTTTGAAGTTGGCTTTAAGGTTGCTATGGAAATCTATAGCGATCAAAAAGAACAAATGACTACTCGACTAATTGAAGCTTTACAGCGAAGTGGTTTAAAGAGTACTAAGAACAAGGATGAAATTGAAGAGTCGGTTAGAGCTTTGCTTTAACCGACTTTTTTATTAAGAGATATTAATACTTGGCCTGTATTTTTAGGATCGATTCGATGAGACCTAACTTTATCACTGAGTGTAGATGACAACCAATATGGAACTAGTCTTTTCAAGCTTCCAGTTCCATTAGAACCTTTGCCAGTTATGATAACAATTTCGCGCTGATTAGCATCATAGTTCTGTTGGATGAAGCAGGATATATTGTGGTAAGCCTGGTCCTGTGTCATTCCGTGGAGATCGAGATATTTCGAAGGGCAAGCGCGGATGATATTATCATTTACTAATGTCTTGACGCGAACTCGTGGGCTATTGATTACAGATTGGCATACTGCATTCCATAATTTTTGTTCACTCTCAGTCAATTTTCGCATAAACTACTCACAACCTATAAATACCGTTGACACACTGCTGTCATTTGTTATATATTTACGATACATTAAATCATAAAAGGATGCAAGCACAAATGGAACCTACTCGAAGTAGTGAACCTCCGAAAATTGTGTCCTAACACCATTATTAACCGGTGTTAGGACTAAGGTTTAACTGACACTGGATTCTAAAAGTTATTTTAGAATCTTATTTAGGAGATTTTAAAATGGCAAATTATACTCGTGAACAATTTGAAAAAGAAGTTCAATTCTCAAAGCTTATTTTGAAGAATGTGATCATTCACAATAAAGATGCTAAGATGGTAGCGAATGCTAGGACTATTTTGGCGACGCCAGTCTTGTTTGAGCGCTTTGTAATTAACCGCTTGAATAAAAAGTACCCAAAAGTAGTCGAGAAGACATTTTCTCTATCAAGCTTAATGTTTTGGAAGAAATGAAAAAGCCCGGATTACTCCGGGCTTTTATCTATATCAACCATTGAAAGAAATTGTTCTTTAGTCATTTGATAGTTTGATTCTACAAATGATTTACGCAATACTTTAATGATGAAGCCCATATTTGGGCCTGGCTTTACACCAATTTCGATCAAATCCTTACCAGATACTGGAAAAGTTGGAATGATCCAATTTTTCAAAATCTCGTAATCGTCTTTTCGATGTTGAATTTTCATCAACTCCAAAACATAATAACGATCAGTACCTTCAAAAATAGCTTCTTTCAGTACCTTGACATCGTCAATTATGTTTCGAAAATTGGTCAAATACACCAACTGGCTTTCTTCTTTACTGGACAGCTTCCAACGATCGCACACAATTTCAACGAACGCAAAATCAATATACGCTGCCAAAATTGTCACTGGATCCCTAGATGCTGGAACCGCCGGCTTATTAATCATCAAATCAATAGCACCGGTGATTTTTGAATGATCCATCAAATCCATAATGAAATCAACGTGTTCACCAGAGAAGATTTTCTTCATTTCAGACCAAATACGTTCGCCAGAAATATTAGCCAGTCCTTGGCGATTTGCTGAAATAATAGCCAGTGTTTCTACGTCTGCTTCTGGCTTGGGCATTCGGCCCAAAAACCTAAAATAACGCAGAATACGCAAATAGTCTTCTTGGATGCGCTTTTCAGCATCACCAACAAAACGTACCAGGCCAGCTTTTAGATCAGCAATACCACCAAAGTAGTCATAAATGACTCCGTCAAAATCCATACTCATTGCGTTAAACGTGAAATCTCGACGTTCAGCGTCAACTTTCCAATCATCAGTAAAACCCACAACCGCGTGACGGCCATCAGTTTCCAAATCCTGCCGTAATGTAGTGATTTCATAAGGCTCACTGTTAATCACCGCAGTAATAGTGCCGTGACCGTTGCTCATATCAAAGCATTCGATATTAGCTGCTCTCAAGATGCTGATAATATCATCAGGCAATGCCGGCGTGGTCATATCCCAATCCTTAGGATTAATGCCCAACAGCATATCCCGGACACAGCCGCCAACTAGTCGCACAGGAACGTTGGCATTCTCGAATGCAATTCGGATCAGGTCCATATCAGGATTGAATTTGTTTTTCATAGATCCATCTTAGCAGAAGAAACAGGACAAGTCAACTCTTGAGGTATTTCTCAATAGAAAGTGGAATCGTTTTACTGATGTTTCTACGTTCCATAATTTGTGGAATAATTTCGTTGCGGAGCCAGTTACGTTCTGCATCGTTTTCAGCATTGGTTGGATCGTCAATCCAAGCAAGGCCACGCTTTCTAGCACATTCTAACAATTCCGATTTTGGAATGTCTAAAAATGGTCTATATTGCCTACCATTATTCTTTTCCATAAACACTGACTGAAGCCCGACGCCACGGAATAAGTTAAGCATAACAGTTTCGACTTGATCATCTTGGTGATGGCCAGTTACAATAACCGCCTGGCGACCGTTAGAGACTGATTTAGCAACAGCTTCAAGAAAATCATATCGTTGTTTACGTGCCTCAGCCTCAATTGATGTATGATTAAGCTTAGAATTGAGTTTAATACTCACCCCCTGGCCGACGTAATGTTCGATATTGTTCTTAATACAATAATCAATAACGTGCTTTTGCATTTCTACATTGATAGGTTGCAAATTGTGGTTAAAATGTGCTACAACGAAATTAGCGTCAGTTCGCGTGAAGAAATCCAACAGGACCATACTATCAACACCGCCCGAAATGGCTAGAACGAATGTAGCATCCATTTCTTCAATTTCGTTTCGAATTGATCGCCAAGCCGTCATAAACATCTCCTAAGTTATGATGATCTTATATAATATAATGACTTGCTCGTCAATAGCTGTTAATATGATTTGACAAATTAGTAAAAACCTGTTAAGGTTGAAGAAATTTTTAGAGGAATAACAAATGAAAATTGGCATAGTAACTGGTGGCTTTGATCCTTTACACGAAGGTCACATTGACTACATTAATGCTGCAAAAGCTATGTGCGATATACTGTTAGTGTTTCCGAATTCTGATGCTTGGCTCACTCGAAAGAAAGGCAAGCCATTTATGACACAGGCCACTCGATGTGCTATTTTAAGCAATATGCGAAGTGTTAATTTAGTTGTTCCGATGACTGAACAGGATGATCTTACTGGATCTGCTGATTGGGCAATTGTTAAGGCACGAACTATGTTTCCACGTGATGAAATTTTATTTATGAATGGGGGCGATAGGACTAAAGATAATATTCCAGAATCAGAAACTGCTCTCCGGTATGATGTTCAGTTAGTTTTTGGTGTTGGTGGTGAAAACAAAGCAAATTCAAGTTCAGATATTTTAAAAAACTGGGAACAGAATTGACTAAATATTGGTAGAAATCAAAAAGGACTGATTAATGTGTTTTACTCTTTTTTAGAACTTAAAGAAAATTGACGTTGTGATTTAACATTTCACACGATAATACTCTATTGTTTTAAAAAGGAATAAAAATATGAAATTAGTTATTATGCCTGGTGAAGGCGGAAAAGACGCTCAATTATTAGCGAAAGATTTGTATCACTCATACCTCAAAGCTCTTGATGGCTGACTGCACCGCCACGGCCCAGAGGGTCAAGGCTATTTTATTGAGCTAAAAAAACCAAACGACAATCTTAAGAAAGAAGTTGGCGGCCATCGTTTCCAGCGTGTACCTCCAACTGAGCGCAGGGGCAGAGTCCATACTTCGTCAGTAAAGGTCGCTTTAATTGACGCCAAAATGGAAAAAACTGAAATACGCGATAGCGATTTACGGGTAGAATGGTTTTCTGGGACAGGTAAAGGCGGCCAACACCGAAATAAGCACCAATGTTCCTGCAGATTGATCCATATTCCAACAGGTTTGGTGGAAGTACGCCAAAGCCGTTCTAGAGAATCTAATTACCAAGAGGCTCGACAGGCCCTAGCAAATAAGTTACAATCAATGGATAATGCTGTTCTTTCTAGTCTAAAGACTGAACAGTATAAGGAAAGTGGCTCTGGCCAGCGTGGTGATAAAATTCGCACAATTCGTTTTCAGGATAATCAGGCTTGGGATGAAAGAACGGGAAAAATTATTACAGCCAAGTCGTATATGAACGGTGGAATGAAGGATTTTTGGAATGATTAATATTGATGATGTCAGAACTGATCGCGAAGCCGTAAAACGTGCATTAAAGGGGCGCGGCGGAGGAGCAATTGACGATTTGTTTTGGGCTGATGAGCAATTTCGTCTTTATACAACAAAGTTGCAAGCTGCTGAAAATGAACGAAACAACCTTAATAAAGCAATTGGTGATGCATACAGGCTTAAATTACCTGCTGAAGATCTGAAAGAACAAGCAAAAGCAACTAATGAGCAAATTGATCATTATAAGAAAAATGTTGATTTGTTGAAAGATGTTCGTGATAGCATTTGGGCTAAGGTACCAAATATTCCACACTACGATGTTCCAGAAGGTGGTGAGGAAAATAATCTTGTAGTACATCAGGATGACATTCCTGAATTTGATTTTGAAATCAAAGAGCATCACCTTCTTCCAGGATTTAACTTTGAACAAGCAACAAAAATCGCAGGGACTCGCTTTAATGTGATGACTGGCACATTGGCTAAATTGCACCGAGTGATTGGTCAGTTTATGATTGACCATCACGTTGAGGAATATGGTTTTACTGAAGTAGATGTTCCTTATTTGGTGAATCAGCAAACGATGTTTGGTACCGGTCAGCTTCCAAAATTTGAAGAGGACTTGTTTAAAACCGTAGATGGTCGATATTTGATCCCAACTGGCGAAGTGCCAATGACAAATTTGGTTGCCAATCAAATTTTGGATTATGGTGATTTACCATTGCGTATGGTTGGACTAACACCGTGCTTTAGGGCCGAAGCAGGCAGTGCTGGTAGAGACACTCACGGGCTCATACGCCAACATCAATTCCATAAAGTAGAAATGGTAACCATTTCTACTCCAGACCAAAGCGGATATGAACATCAGCATATGCTGAATGCTGCGGAAATGATTCTTAAGAAACTTGATTTACCATTTAGGCGAGTTTTATTAGCAGCGGGTGATATGGGATTTGGCGCCAGAAAAACTTACGATTTGGAAGTTTGGCTTCCGGGCCAAAAGGCTTGGCGTGAAATTAGCTCGATCAGCAATTGTGGCGATTTTCAGGCCCGACGTATGGCCGCACGAGTAAAGCTGCCAGGAGATAAAAAGACTACTTTGGTCCATACATTAAATGGTAGCGGATTGGCTGTTGGTCGGACTCTTGTAGCTATTTTGGAAAATTATCAACAGCCAGATGGCTGGGTGGCAATACCTGAAATACTTCAACCATATTTTCCAGATCGAATTATCCTTTGACATTAAAATACAAAGCTGCTATTAGAGGATAAGAAAATGGGGGAAGTTTGTGGGCTTTAAGATTCATAAAGTATTAGGTTACGGTTTTCATAATATCGTGGATCGCGACCCGAGAGTTGATTGGGACCAGTACGAATATGCTCTTGAAACCCAAATTTCTGACTTTAATACCTTTCTGCGTCTGATTGAAGATGATTCAGATATTGAAATGAGACTTTATTGGCGCGATGGGCACAAACAAAATTTATCAGCATATATGAGTCAGTTTGTGAGTTACCAAACTGAAACTGGCTTATCTAATATAATGCTTTTTACCCATATTGGTATGCCTGATTGGCACCGATATAATGATTCAATGGATTACTATAATTCAGTTTTGAATAATGATTATGGTATGGAACCGTCATTCAAATATATTCCATATGGGATTTATCCATATGAGCACGGTAAAATGACATACATACCAAATGGACAAAAGGTTAAATCAGAAGCAATTAGGCTGTTTCGTGACGTTAAGCAATCAATCACAATGGAAAATGGTGATATAATTGATTTTTCCAAAGAGGATTTGATCGATCGATTCGCCCCTCCAACACCTTTGTTGGTAAGATATTTGGCTAAGTTTTTCGGTGTCCGGGATGAATATCTGGATACTATGCAGTCTGGTTTATATGAATATTGGTCATAAAATAAATCAGAATTTTTATTATTTTACTATTGACAGAATACTAAATAGAATATAAGCTGAACAAAGTTAAAGCAAACAGGAAAGATTAAACGAATGTTCATTATTTCATCATCCAGTAGTTCGTCCATCCCAATGGGGTGAACAGTATCTATTGAATGATAGGTTTGCTGTTACACCCCCTAGGAAACTAGGGGGTTTTTTATTGGAGAGTAATTGTGCCGGGGATGCACACCTAGTTTTGAAAACTAGTGGAACCGTAAGGTCAGGGGTTCGATTCCGCCTACCCTCCGCCAAAATATATGGACAGTTGGCAGAGTGGCCGATTGCACTGGTCTTGAAAACCGGAGGACCTGCGAGGGTCCCGTGGGTTCGAATCCCACACTGTCCTCAAAAATTGAATGGATTTTTATGTTTAATATAATTTACAAAATAACAAACAAACTAAATGGTAAGATCTATATTGGCAAGCATATTACTGATGATTTAGATGATGGCTATATGGGTTCAGGAAAATTAATAAAATCTGCTATAGAAAAATATGGAATAAAAAACTTTGATAAAGAAACATTATATATTTTTGATAATGAAAATGATATGAATAATAAAGAACGTGAAATAGTTAACGAAGATTTTGTAAAAGATAACAATACTTATAATTTAATGCTTGGCGGAACTGGTGGCTTTACAATATACAACTTAGAAGGCTCTTATTACAAAGATCGAGGATTTGAAACTAAGGCAGAATGGAATAAATTTATTTCACCATTTGGTAAACCAGGTTATGAATGGATACTTGAAAAAGCAAGATTGCGGTTTGTGGAATGTAAAGGATGGGTTAAAGGTTCTGAAGCTATGAAAGAATTCCATAGCTTGAATCCAGAAAAAGCTAAAGAATTTAGTAAATTATCTAAATCTGATAGTGCTATTAAAAAATGGAAAGAAAAAAATGATGGCTTCCAAACTGGAAGGAAAAATTCACAATTCGGAACTATGTGGATTACTGACGGATCTAAAAACCAGAAAATTAAAAAGGATATGGTAATTCCAATAGGATGGTATAAAGGAAGAACAGTAGTTTAAATTTGCGGAGTCGTTAGTTGCCAGGGCGCAACCACCGCCTGGAAAGCGGTTGATACCTAAAAAACGGTATGGGTTTCGAGTACCCACGGCTCCTCCAATACAATGAAGTGGCTGAGATAGGTTTAAGGTAGCCCGCCCAGAAGCGGGATGGTCTTAGGATCCGGACAAATTAATTTGACGCCCTGGGACCACGTAGGTTCGAATCCTGTCTTTGTTGTATATATGGAAGATGAACCAGAAAGGTTCTGGACCTCCCTGCTAAGGAGTGGGCACCTGAAATATGGTGTGGATTTCGATTATCCCGTCTTCCTCCAAATTTTATGGACAGTTGGGTGAGTGGCTAAAACCAGCACACTGCTAATGTGCCGAACCTCGTAAGGGGTTCCGAGGGTTCAAATCCCTCACTGTCCGCCATTGACATATTTCATTTCTTCCTTTATAGACAGAAAGGAAAGGAGATGCTATGTTTGGTAAAGTGCTAAGTTGGTTGTTTGGATCATTCAAGTCACCAGGCAGGATTAATGAACTTTATTGTGAAATCAATCCACATAACGGCAAAAAGGAATGGTTTAGACAAACCAAGCTTGACTGTTCAATTTGTGGTGCTCCAGGATTTGAATGTGATAGCATAAGTGAATGTAGATATTCACACTAATGGAAGATTGACCGGACAAGCGCGCCGGATTTGAAAATATGTTTTACTATGTTTATAAAATAACAAACCAAATAAATGGTAAGTTTTACATTGGTGCCCATTCGACTAAAAATCTCGATGATGGTTATATGGGTTCTGGTAAAAGAATAAGATATGCTATTGAAAAATATGGAATTGATAATTTTAATAAAGAAATATTAAGGTTTTACAATACTAAAGTTGAAATGTATTTGGCTGAAAAAGAATTAGTAAAACTGGTTGACAATTTTGGAGTACGTAATTAGATAGGTTCTAACACTGCCTCGAAAACAGAGGGTACCGCAAGGTATGGGGTTCGAATCCCCACTACTCCGCAACATAATCGAAAGGACTGAAAATGAAATTCTCACCTAATCAGCGTGTTAAGCTTGTTCGTACTGGCGGTGACATGGATGGTATTAAAGGTTCCACAATCGGAGTGGCATTTGACGCTCCTGGTATGACAGTGTTCATCGTAGAACTGGATACGCCATATAACAATGGATATGGCGATGGCTGGAAGGCTGTTTCAATCACTGAGCATTGTTTGGAGGCAATCTAATGTCAAAACAAATGGAAGCTTTCACAAAAGCAATTGATTTCAAAATTACTGACGGAAGTGAATTCCTTTGGAAATGTTTTGGTCCAAATGCACGATTCCTTGATAGTTCAGATGATAATTTTCATATTAGCGCAGTTTTTGATACTCAAACACAGCAAATATATGAAATTTCAATCAGCGAAACTTATGAAGGTGAACTCCGCTACAGGTGGATTGACTTGGACTATTTAGATGCTTATAAGGAAGAAGCAAAACAGCGTAATATCAAATGGGATGAATTTAGTGAAGATCTCAATTGGCATATGACTGATGATTTTGACGACATTATTGACAAAGTTACGAAAATACCTAAAGGTGAAGAATATGACCCGAGGGTTGTTTTAACTTTGGAACTTGATGACGATGTTAAGGAAATGCTCGAAGCTGCTGCTGCACTTCGTGGAATTTCAATCGATCAATTTGTAGAACTCGCTTTGAAAGAAGTTATTAAAGAAGAACAGGAATGAAAACTCTTAATTTGATTAAAAATATACGAATTATAAAGGCCAGGTAATACGTTATCTGGTCCAAGTTAATTTGTGATTTTTATTCAATAGGAGTTTTTAAAATGTCTAAATTTAATCTTTTTCTACCATCAACTTCTTTCCCACTTAAACGGCAGGCTGGGTCAGACACAACATTCACTAAAGTAGTAACTACTCATCCACAATCTGATGGATTTGATTTTTTGTTGCACGACGGCCCCCCTTATGCAAATGGTAATTTACACCTTGGACACTTTTTGAACAAAGTGTTGAAAGATTCTGTAAATCGTCATCAAGAACGCTTTAATGGAAAAACCGTATCGTTCCGTCCAGGATGGGATTGTCACGGCTTACCGATCGAAGTTAAAGTTGAAGAACAATACACTAAAGCTGGAAAGAGTAAAGATGCTGACGTGGTGCAGTTCCGAAAGGATTGCCGAGCATATGCTGATTCGTGGGTAGACGTTCAAAAAGAAGAATTTAAATCATTTGGTGTAAGAGCCGAATGGGATAAATGCTATAAAACTCACGACTATGAATACGAAGCTGAAACTTTGAAGAATCTTTATGGACTTCAAGAGCGTGGCCTTTTGGAACAGCGATTCCGCCCGGTTCATTGGTCACCAGTAGAAAAGACTACATTGGCTGAAGCTGAACTTGAATCTGTAAGTTTACCGCTCGATTCATTATTTGTTGAATTTCCAGTTGAAGGTGAAAATTATAGCGTTTTAGTGTGGACCACTACACCTTGGACATTGCCTGGTAATAAAGCGGTAGCTTATAATTCTGATGCAACCTATAAAATGGGCAAAACACCATCTGGCAAGTATGTTGTGATGAATGAAAGTGCTGGCTTTATGCTCAACCAAGAGCTTGGTTTGGAATTTGTTAGAAATTTTGATCCAAATGAACTAAAAGGTAAATTTGTCAATCCTCCTTTTGGGGGTAGGTCACCGCTGTTGGAAGAAAATGATTCGGTTAATGAACACGCTGGGTCTGGCTTTTTACACGTTGTACCTGGACACGGATTTGACGATTTCAAGCTTGGTGTAAAGTATAACCTAAATCTTGAAGGGCTGGTTGATGATGACGCTATGATGGAAGTCAATGGCGTAAAAGTCCACGTCTATAAAGCAAATCAGGCCGTAAAGGAATACCTCGAAAGTCGACCAGATTTAGTTTATTATTATGAGTTGCACCGAGTGTCGGAACGTCAAGTCTCCTGGCGATCTAAAAAACCAGTAGTTGTGAAAACCAAGAAAAATTGGTTCTTCAATTTTGATTCTTTCAAGGATAAATTGCTCGAAGAAGTTGACGAAGTCAATTGGAATTCTACTGGCTATGCTAATCGATTCAAATTTATGTTTGGCGACCGATCTGAATGGTGTTTAAGTCGTCAACGTCTTTGGGGTGTGCCTATGGCCCTGTTTCTCCACAATGAAACTGGAGAAATGCTCGTTGATCCTGAGGTCAATACTAATGTTGTAAAAATGTTTAAAGAACATAGTAGTGATGTTTGGTATGAACACGACGCTGACTTTTTCTTGCCTGAAAAATATCACGGCCAATACCAAAAAGTGATGGATGTTCTTGATGTGTGGTTTGATTCTGGATCAAGTTTAAAAGCTGTATATCCTGACGTAGATCGGGCCGATATGTACTTAGAAGGTACTGATCAGCATCGGGGTTGGTTCCAGTCCAGCGCACTTGTCCATTATGCTCTTTATGGCAAATTACCTTTTAAAAACGTGTTCACTCACGGATTTGTGCTCCAGCGCCGCCAGAAAATGTCAAAGAGTGTTGGTAATGGTGGCGGGCTACCAGATCTTCTTGAAAAATATGGCGCCGATGTTATGAGACTGTGGCTGTTGAGCGGGTTTGCTGATTCAGATGTTGAGTTTGATGAAGAAAAGCTCAAGCAAACACAGGCAAATTATGACAAAGTCCGTAACACGGTGAGGTTCTGCTTAGCAAACCTCAATGGCGAAGTGGTTAATCAAAGTGCAGAACTGCTTCCAGTTGACCGTTATGTATTATATAAAGCTAAAGAATTGGTACAGAGTCAATGTGGTGGTACTTTCCCGACAGTAAGAAAGGCATTGGCATATGTGCGCTGGGTCAGTGAATTTTATTTCACTCAAGTCAAAGATTCTTTGTATTGTGATTCAAAGGGAAGCAATCGCAGGCAGGCAGTATTATACACGTTGGATCGCCTAGTCAGAACGTTACTTTATGTAATGGAACCAACTACACCATTTTTGGTGGCAGAAGTTTCACAATATGGATTTGATCCAAGCTATTGCTTGAATGATTTAGACTGTGAAAATTTAGGGTACTGGGAATTCGTCGAAAATGAACGCGATGAAGTATTGAAAGCTTTCGAAGATCAACGTAGCGAACAAAAATGGCAGATGGAGCAGATGGTAGTATGTTTCAAATCTCCGCTCCCTGTTGATTGGAAAGAAGTTTTAGGTTGTGCTCAATATAAAAATGAGCAAGTCGGAACCCGAACGGTTCATTTTGAAGTTTATAATGGTGAAAAGTGCTTGCGTTGTAGGACATACTATGCTAAGGTGAACGACAAAGATATGTGTCAACGATGCGAGGACGTAGAAAATGAATATGGTTCAAGTGTATGAAGAGTCAAAGGCCTGGCCATTCGTCGAGGCCAAGAGGCTTCTAAAGCACATTGAGCGTAAGGGCAAGAAGCCAGGTGATGTTGTGACCTTCGAATCAGGTTACGGCCCGTCTGGCGCTCCCCACATTGGTACATTTGCTGAAGTAGTTCGTACACTTTGGGTAATGAAGGCATTTGATGATCTAACTCAGAATGCCTACCAGACTCGCCTTATTATGTTTAGTGACGATTATGATGGTTTCCGCAAGGTGCCTGATGGAATGCCTGAATGGATGAATGACCATTTGGGTGAGCCTCTATCGATGGTCCCAAATCCTTATGGAACAGAAGACGGCAGCTTTGCTGATGCAAATAACACTCGATTGGTAGAATTTGTTGATGCCATCCTGGCTACTTATAATAATAGTGTTGTTGGCTCTTCGCCGAATCGGAGCCGAGTGAGTTTTGTAAGCTCTTCAGATTATTATAGTTTTGGCAAGTTTAACAATATGCTGGACAGAGTATTCGATAGCAATCAGGCTATTTTGGATATCATCCTTCCTACCTTAGGAGAGGACCGCCGCCAAACATATAGTCCGTTTATGCCAGTTTTCCACGATTCGGTCAGTTTAAACAAGACCCCACACGTTAACCAAGTGCCGGTTGTTCTCTCAACAGAAAATGGGAAGAGGTTTTTGGAGTTCAATCTCGGATCTACTCCGTGCGTTGTCGATATCCACAACGGCCGTACTAAGCTTCAGTGGAAGGTCGACTGGGCAATGCGCTGGGTCTATTTTGATGTTGATTATGAAATGTCTGGTAAGGATTTGACTGACAGTGTCCGTCTTTCAGGACAAATCTGTCGAGTTCTTGGTGGCATCCCACCAATTAATTTGACTTATGAACTATTTCTTGACAAGAATGGAGCAAAGATTTCAAAGTCAAAGGGCAATGGTTTCACTATTGAAGAATGGCTTCAATATGGAACTCAAGAAAGTCTCGCATATTATTTGTATCGCGAGCCAACTAGAGCGAAGAATCTTCACGCTGGTGTTGTTCCTATTGCTATGGATGATTATAATAACAGTTTAAAGCTATATGCGACTCAGACGGCCAGCCAACAGCTTGGTAATCCAGTTTACCACGTGCATAATGGCGATGTAAATTCTTCACATAATGAGGTATCTTATAGCCTATTGCTGAACTTGATTGGATCAACAGGTATTACGGATTCAGAAGTAGTAGGAAAGATTGTTGAGCAATATTGTGGCAATAACCAAGTCAGTTCAATTATTCCGTTAGCTGGTAATTATTTTAATGATCATCTTTCGGGATCGATTTCATTTCGGTCACCAACTGAATATGAATATGGCCTACTATCGTCAATGCTCGATGAATTTAGGACGTTGGATAATCCAACAGCTGAATCAATTCAAAGTATTGTTTACGAAATTGGGAAGTCAGCTAATTATGAGAAGCTTCAAGAATGGTTCAAGGCCATCTACGAAATCGTGTTTGGTTCAGAACAAGGGCCCAGAGTAGGTACATTTGCTGAAATGGTTGGTTTAGACCAATTTATTCAGATGGTTGAAGAAAGGATACAAGTTTAATGGACGAATTCTTTAATCTATTGAAAAAGAGGACTCCTAATTTTATAGCTGATTTTTTGCTCGACTCGGCAGAATCATTCTCATACAAGGAAGAGGCTGACGGCCGGCCAGTTTTAGTAATTCCTGGCTTTTTAACTAATGATCACGCCACATTATTGCTAAGATCGGCTTTACTTTCCTGTGGATTCAAGCCCTATACTTGGAATCAGGGAACCAATATTATTGCAAGTGATTCATTAATTAATACTATTCATAAAGAATTAGTAAGGATTTATGATGAGCATAAAACCCCCGTTACTATAATTGGATGGAGTATGGGAGGCTTTTATGCTCGCTGCCTGGCTAAAATGTCGCCAGAACTAGTCAATTCAGTTATCACCCTCGGCACGCCGTTCAAGCAAAAAATTGACATTGAAGAAATGCGAAAGAAATATACAAAAATTGGTATTGATATCGATGATCATCCAATTTGTGATCAATATACTAACTATATGGGTGAAATTCCAGTGGTCCCATTCTCGTCTCTCTATTCCAAAGCTGATATTATTGCACCATATCAGGATTGCTTAGAGACTGAAACTGACATAAGTGAGAATATTGAGGTTGACACTACCCATTTTGGTTTTGTATATGATCCAGAATCCTTAAGGATTATATTAAATCGATGTTTAGAACATAAAAACACTTGGAGCAAATTTAAATTATGATTGCCAAAATTGGCTTTGCTTGTAAAATTATGAATCCTACTAAAACAAAAGAATGGATTGAAGATCATAATCTAAAATCCACAACTGTTGCTTTTATGAATAGGAACAGTCGCGCTGATCAGGAAAAGAAACTCATTTCTCTTCTTAAGCACAACTTGCGAACTTTTGGTAATATGCTACTGTTCGTCAGCCAGATGCCTGTTGGTATGAGAATGATGAGAATTGGATCAGACTTATTACCACTTTATACGCATCCTGAGTTTATGTGGTTTTACAACTTGCCATCAATCAAAAAGATGATTGATTTAAAGCTTGGCGAATGCGGGACGTTCGCTCGAAATCACAATATCCGTCTTTCTTTTCACCCAGGCCAGTTTTGTATTTTGAATTCAATTAAAAGTGATGTAGTTGATAAGACTATTATTGAACTTGAATATCATACTTATTGTGCTGAAATGATGGGCTATGATGGAAGTAAATTCCACGATCACAATTTTGCTATTAATATACACGTTGGTGGTAAGGAGGGCGGAACTGATGGTTTCGTTAATAATAGCCGTCGATTAAGTCAGGCTTGTAAAAATTTCCTAACTGTCGAAAATGATGAATTTTCTTTTGGTGTTGATGATGTGATCAAAATAGCCGACAAATTTTCAATCGTATTAGACATACATCACCATCTAATTAATAGTGGCGATTATATAATGCCTGACGATAAGCGGTTAGATATCATTTTTGGTTCTTGGCGAGGTCAACGTCCAAAGATACACTTTAGTTCAAGTATCGATATGTTAATTGAACACGTTGGTGCAACTGATCTTCCTGATATGAAAATGTTATTTGAGAATGGTTTCACAAAAACCAAATTGCGCAAGCATTCTGATTTATGCTGGAACAATGCGCTTAATGAATGGGCTCTTTCTTTTTCACCAATGGCTGATATTATGGTTGAAGCTAAAAACAAAAATTTAGCCAGCCAACAACTATATGATATTCAAAATAAATCAATTTAAAATATTAGATTGGCAGAAGTGTGCAGATCTACACTTTTGCATTGACTTATTTGTTGCGGTATGTTAATAATGTTAATCGTAACATTATGTGGGATATTGAATATGGCTCCATCATTGGAGAAAATGCGAATTGCAGGACATTTGGCCGCTCGAACATTGGATCATTTATCCAATTTCATCCAGGCTGGAGTAACCACTGACTTTTTAGATCAGAAAGCATACGACTTTATACACGATAATGGTGCAATAAGCGCCTGTTATCAATATACAAGTAAGGGTACTATGCCGCCTTATCCAAAGCATACTTGCATAAGTGTGAATCACGTAGTTTGCCACGGAATACCTGGTGATAAGGTGTTAAAGAAAGGTGACAGTTTGAATATCGACGTAACAGTTATCGTTGATGGTCATCACGGTGATACGAGTAGAATGTTCTTTGTTGATAAACCTTCAATTAAGCATAAACGACTCAGCGATGTTACTTATGAGATAATGATGCGGTCGATTGAGATTTTGAAGCCAGGTACTACTGTTGCTGATATTGGCCGTTTAGGTTACGAAATTTCCAAGAAATACAATTTGAAAGTTTTGGATCAATTTTGCGGGCACGGTATCGGAACTATTTTCCATCAAGCACCTTCTGTTGTAAATTTCATAGATGAAACGTTACCTGACTGGAATCACGTTTTCCAAGAAGGCGATTTTTTAACCATTGAACCAATTTTAACCACTGGAAAAGGCCGTGTTAAACTAATGCCGGATGGTTGGACTATTGTTACTTGTGATCGTGAACCAGCAGCCCAATGGGAACACACTATAGCTGTAACTAATAATGGTTTTGAGATTATGACTCTATGAACGTAAAATTAAATTTTTACATTTTTAGAAAAGAAATAGTTGGCGGACCTTATCAATCGATAGCGATATGTTCACCTGATGGTAAGCAATATTCTATGAAGGAATTAAATCATATAGTAGAAACCTATACTGTGAAATGTGAGCCAAATTTTACTTCAGATGAGCGTCCAATGGTCAGTCATTTTGAATTGGAATTTGAAGAACATATGTACACAGCTTTTATGATAGCAGAAACGTGAAAGAACTTTCTTTTGAAATAAAAGATTATACTGATATCGTAACTATGGATAAAACCCGGTACGGTATTTGTAAATATACCAATCGTTTACTGACGGTAGATGAACTTAATGATTTAGCTAAGAAATATAATTGTGATTTTGAAATCCAGTGGGTCTATGACTATGCTGAAAATCGTTCCGTGCCTGCTTCATTCATAATGAAAATGGAAGACCATATGCATAGCGCCTTCATCATCACTGAAACCTAAAACTACTTTTCATACTTGACTTAGAAAAATAAATATCATATATTAATTAACTATGCGGCCGTGGTGAAATAAGGCAGACACGACTGTCAAACTTGTTTGAACAGCCCCGGGTTGATACATTTCGTGTAATGTTCCCCGGTTTGTAGGTTCGATCCCTACCGGCCGCACCACTTTTTTCGGAATAATCAAGTATGAGAATGTTTGAATTGAGGACTTTGGATGCTCTTCCGGATGATGATATTGTCGTAAATCGTAACCAATTCAATTTCGATAAAGTAAAAGACTCTTCATCCATTATTGCTCAAAGTAGTGGTTATACCATTTATGAAGATGATAGTCTAAACGATACAAAAAGATGGTTTATTGTTGAAGACGACAAAGTCGTTGGCCTCTTCAAATTTCTAAATCGTAAACTAATTGACAAAAATTATTGGGTGGCTGCATATGTTTGGGTGGCCCCTTCCCATCGTGGCAAGGGATTGGCCAAAGCGATGTATGAAATGTTCATTAAAAAATATGGTGCAATCGTCAGTGATTTTGAGCAAACAGAAGATTCAAAAAGAATCTGGAGAAGTTTATTTAAGAAATATAACTGTTATGGTCTGTTTTGGAATGAACGAGAAGAGCAAGAATGGACTAAAATTGATTCAGATTCTGAATTAGAGAAGGCCTGGCCGCCAGTTGAAAAATACGTTCGTTTATTGATGACTGCTGGCTCAATTAATACATAGGAAGTAAAATGCGCTTAAATGAATTCTTAGCATCTGATGTTCGTGGACCGGCTTGGGTAAATGTGAATACTAAGGAAATTATTCCTGTTGACATTCATTCTTCACACAGTTCATTATTATTTCTTCATCCAGATTTGTTTGGTGTTTCTTTTAAAGATTTATTGAATGATCCGAGAACTGAAGAATATGCTGATAAAATTGATCAGATGGATCACATAACAGATGATAATGATGAAATAACTGATCTTGTTGATGGTGAACCAGGGCCTATTCAATTTATGAATGACCGAGGATGGGTTCGCGTAATTTATCACGATTCACGCCAGAATGGTAATTATGATGAAACATCGGTTGCTGCCGAAACTTTACGCCAAGCAGTTAAAGCATTGCGAATTCTCGGTGATGATCATAAAACTGTCGTTTTAGATGTCGCTGGCGCGCATTATACTCTTTCCGGCCGCCGCTTAGAGATGTTTTTAAAGAATGGTGCAATACCTCGCAACACTGTCCACGAAGCATATAAGGCCTACGTTCCAGATGCAATGGAACGAAAGGAATTATTGCAAATGTTTAAACCAAAATATCCTAAAATTTACGCACATCACGTAACTTATAGTATGAAGAATAAGGATAAGATGCCGCCGCCAGATATCAATTCTGCAGAAATTGTTGGATGGGCTGATTCTGGTGATGGACTTGAAGCCGCTGTTGTGGCTATTGATGGATCAACAGAAAGACCAGATGGTGGAACTTATCATATAACTTGGTCATTAGATCCTGAGAAATATAAACCAGTCAATTCTAACAATTTAATAGCACAAGGATGGGAAAAATTAGCCCAACCTGTTAAGATTTCCCTAACACCTACACAATTATAAATTGACATCGAACACGCGATATATTATAAATAACCTACATTGTTGATGCTAATAAAGAAACTATGTCGGAAATAAGATTTTAAAATTTTATTACCGGCGGGATGGATTAATCCATTTCCTTATCAGAATACAAAGGACTAATGTCGTAAAATCTGGTAGTTTATATTAAATTAAAGTAAGTAAATTATTATAGTATTGTACGGCGGTTTTGCCCTTTAAAGAGTTAAATCGCTCCATCAACCAAGTTGAATGGTAATTAGGAATAAAAGACTCAAGTCCCAATAACCTAAATATTTTGATTAGTTTTTAAATGGTTTAAACACGGTAGCCAGGCACTTGTGTCTGGCTATCTTTTGAATAAAAGGTCGCAAATGATTACAGTAACCAGAAATGGATATGAAAAATTAGTTTCAGAGTTGAAAAAATTGAAGTCTGTCGATAGGCAGGAAATAATATCGAGAATTGAACACATCAGGACTAATGGTGGTGAAGAATTGCTTGAAAATGCTGAATTTACTGATGCGCAAAATCAGCAAGCTTTTATAGAAGGCAAAATTCAAAACTTGGAAGGTATTTTGTCTGATTTAAAAATTGTCGATCCGGAATCGTTGGCTGGACTTGACAGAATTGTGTTTGGCGCTAAAGTCAAAATGATTGATGAAGACACTGAACAAGAATTGACTTATCAATTAGTGAGTGAATACGAGTCTGATGTAAAGAACGGTTTGATCAGTGTTGTGAGTCCTGTTGGTAGATCATTGATAAATCGAAAGGTTGGTGATTCAGTAACAGTAATCACACCAAAGTCTGACAAATATTTTACTATTTTGGAAATTATTTACGAATAAGGGAGTTTAAAATGAGCGTCGTAACCAGGTTCGCGCCAAGCCCGACTGGGGACCTCCATATTGGAGGTGTTCGCACAGCAATTTTCAATTGGCTTTATGCTCGCCGTAATGGCGGTCAATTTAAGCTTAGAATTGAGGATACTGATAAGCAACGCTCAACTTCCGATTCAATCAATCACATTTTCGATAGTATGAAATGGATTGGATTGGATTATGATGGTGATGCTGTTTATCAAAGTAATCGATCAGATCGTCATATTGAAGTCGCTATGGAGTTGCTTCATTCGCAAGATGCATATTATGATAATGGAGCAATTCGAATCAAAGGCATTAAAGGTGGACAAACCATTGATGATCTTGTCCAAGGCACAGTAACTTGGCCACAGGATATTGACGATTTCGTGATCCTACGTTCCGATGGGTCACCAACTTATATGCTGGCTGTGGTTGTGGATGATTATGATATGGGTGTGACTCACGTCATTCGTGGTGATGATCATTTGAATAACGCATTCCGTCAAATGACAATTTACAAAGCTATGGGCTGGAAAGTTCCAACATACGCGCATATTCCATTGATTCACGGTGAGGATGGTAAGAAACTTTCCAAGCGCCACGGGGCAGCAGGTATTGATTTCTATCAAAATCTTGGTATTGTTCCGGATGGGCTATTCAGTTATTTGACTAAATTAGGTTGGGGTCACGGTGATGTTGATATCATTTCAAAAGATCAAGCTCTTCAGTGGTTTGATATAAAGGATGTTAATCGCAATCCTGCCCGTCTTGATATGAAAAAACTGTATAATGTCAATTTCCAAACTATGATGGCACTTGATACTAAAACACTTTTTAATATGGTGTATTTGCCTATTGAAAAGAAATATGGCTTTATGCTGGATGATGTTCAGATCAATCAACTTCAGGCTTTGATTCCTGAGCTACAGCCGCGCTCCAAAACTCTGAATGAAATGATCGACGGGGCAATCTTCTTATTCAAAGATGATATTGAATGGAATGATAAAGCCAAAAACAAATTTAATCCAGATGTGATTAACGATGTTTTGGCAAACATTGATTCAGTTGATTGGACGATTGATGGAATTCACGGATATTTGCTCGGCCTGGCAGTTGCCCGTGAAGATAAATTTGCAAATATTGTCCAGCCAGTTAGAATTGCGCTGACAGGTTCCACAATTTCTCCAGGTATTGGTGAAATTATGATCATCCTTGGTAAGGATGAAGTGGTCAAACGTCTTAGAGCAAGCGTTTAAAATATTGACATTCTTCCTGCCTATTATTATATTGATAAAAGATAAACAAAACAATAATAGGTAGGAAGAATGATTAACTTTACGCCAGTAGGCAAAAGATTTCTTGTTAAACAAATTAAAGCACCAGAAAAATCTGTTGGTGGCTTAATTATTACTACAAAACAAAATCAAGACGTATATGAAGCTATTGTGACAAATATTGGCACTGGCTTTAAGGAAGATCTGTCACCATTGTCCATCGGTGATCGAGTTTTATTAACAAAATGGGTCAAGCACGACGAACTTAAAACTCCTACTGATAGCTATATGGTGATCGATTCAGATTCAGTAATAGCACGGTTGGTTGACTAAATAAATTACTATCAGAGGCCGCCTGCTCATCCCTCTTAAAATATTCTGGCTCAAGCAGGAAAATAATAAAAATGGAACCTAGAGTTTACAAATATACTAGTACAAAAGAATATATTGATGCATTTCCTTGTGCCTATCGCCAATGGCGGGCTGATTCACATTGTAATCTGATTCACGGTTACAGTTTTTCTATGAAGTTTTATTTTGGAACTGATGATCTTGATGTTCGAAATTGGGCAGCAGATTACGGCGGCCTTAAAGACTTAAAGAAGATTCTTGAAGATCAATTTGATCACACATTGCTTGTGGCAGAAGATGATCCAGAACTTGAGTTTTATAAAGAAATGGAAGCTCGAAAATTGGCACAATTAACAATCCTTCCTAAGCTTGGTTGTGAAGGATTATCAGATATGCTTTATAAATTTGTTAACGGAGTTTATATTCCAGACTATTGGGGTCAAGGCGAAGCTGAGCGTCTTTGGTGCTATAGAGTCGAGGTTCGAGAAACTCAAGCAAATATGGCCTTCAGAGAAGGTCATCGTGAATGGAATGAAGACTTACTTAACTAAAAGGATATTATGAATGCCGCCATTTAAGGATATGCTCCTTTCCGCACCAGATAGTCAACTTGACCAATCAATGAGAGAGTTAATTATGGTATGGGATGACGAACCAACAAGTTTGCAAATTTTGGAAGTTTTGGACAAAGTCATATATTCATCCTTGGGATCGGATTTTGTTGTAACTATGTTACAGATTTTTCTAGAAACTACTATGGCTAAAGAAAATACTACTTTGGAAAAGATTGTGCCAGGGGCTCATTGGCGGGCAAACATCTAAATATCATTAGAAATTAAATGCCAGGGCTCAATCCCTGGCATTTTTGTGATCCCAAATAGTTTATCTATTGATTGACATTTACTACTGTTTCATATAAACCAGTTGAAAGTTCGAACAGGAGGTCGATTTGACTGGTTTATTTTTGATTCTAAGTGTAGTTGTTACACTTGCTTGTCATTTTTGGTTCAAGCCACCAACCCTACTTGCATCTGGCGGATTGGGGATTGGTAGTTTATTGGCTGTATTTTTAGCCTGCCAGGCAGCTATGTATGTCAGCACTTCAAGCACTGAAATTTTGAACGGCCAGGTGACTGGTAAGGAACAAAATACAGTATCCTGTTCGCATTCATATCAGTGCAACTGCCGAACAGTTACGACTGGATCTGGACAAAATCAAACTACCACAACCGTATGCGATACTTGTTATGAGCATTCGCACGATTATGATTGGGACGTTTATACTACCGTTGGCACATTTACTATTGACCGCGTCGACCGTCAAGGCGTAGATGAGCCGCAGCGTTGGTCAATCGTGCGCAATGGGGATCCAGTATCTACAACCCATACCTACACTAATTGGATCAAGCCAGCTGGTAGTTCGTTGTTTAATGTAAGTCACATTGACCTAACCCAATATAAGGATAAACTTCCAAAATATCCTGGTCGAATTTATGATTATTATAAAATTGATCGAATCGTTTCGGATTATAAAATCCCAAATATCGATTCATATGAACATTATTTAAGTGAGCAGCTTGAAACGTTGGGACCAAAGCGTCAAGCTAATATGATTTTTGTTATCACAAAGAATCTTAATCCAACTTATGCTGACGCAGTATATGCGAGCTGGAATGGTGCTGAAAAGAATGATATTGTAGTATTCCTTGGTGTAGCACAAAATGGTGAAATTAAATGGGCATCAGTCAAAGCTTGGTCAAAATTTGATATTTTTCAAGTAACACTTCGCGATGCTTTGCTCGATTTAAAGACCTTTGATATGAAGAAAGTAATTGATACATCAGTTTCGATCTCCTACTCAAAATTTGAACGCAAGCCGATGAAAGAATTTGAATATCTTAGTAATGAAGTACAGACCATTACACCAGTTGCTGGTGTAATAATTGCTATTTTTATGCTCGTTATTAATATTGGCGGTATGATCATTATTATCCGCCAACTTGAGAACAATGGTTCATATCGCTATCGATATTGACAATACATATCATTCAGTATATAACTAGTCAGTTAATCGGTATTAACTTTAGAAGGAGTACGTGACGTGAAAGGTTTGATTATCGCGTTGGTGGCACTTGGCGCACCAATTCTTATTTTTGTTGGTATGTATTTTAGCGCCAATAACTCAGCTAACCGAATGCAAAATGACATTGTTGCACAGGCCAGCAATGTTGATAATATTCTGTCTAATTATGGTCAGAAGGTTCAGGAGGCTGCACAAGTCCCAAATATGCAAACCGAGGCACTTGAAAAGGTAATGAAGGCTGCCTTTGAAGGACGATATGGCCCAGATGGCAGCCAGGCTACTTTCCAATGGATTCAAGAAAATTATCCAGGTCAAGTTGATCCGCAGCTTTACCGTCAGATCCAGCAAATTATCGAAGCTGGACGAAATGACTTTACTGCTGCGCAGACTCGCTTGATTGATTCTAAGCGCGTATATCTTACTGCTCTCGACACTCTCCCTGGGGGATGGATGATGAGCATTGCTGGTTATCCAACAATTAAGGTTGGTTACCACGGCGGTCCAGATGATTACAAAGTTATCGTTACTGATCGCGCTGCTGGTGCTCGCACAACTGGTCGCGAAGCTGGTCCAATTCAGCTTACTCCGGCAAAGTAATAAGAACATAGGGCGGCGGCAACGTCGCCCTATTTCTAAATAGTGGAGGAAATAATGTTTAAAACAATATGGTTAATTGGTATGGCTATTACTGCGATATTAATTACCATTGGTTTAATCATTTTCCGCCGGAAGCCGATTAAAGAAGATTTGGTAGTGATTGCAATTTGGCCGTATTTTCTATTATATGGAATAACATTTGTCTCTGTTGGCCTTTTCGCATATTATAACCAGCGAAAAAAGGTAAATAAATTATAAAATATGATTGACAATTAATGCCTGGCATACTATATTGGTAAGGTAACAAACAAACAGGAGTTTACAAAATGATGTAGAATTATAGCCCGCCCTAAATGATGTAAATTTGCTTTTTACACTTTTACACAAATTTATGATTATTTAGGAGAATTTAAAATGAACGTTTATACACAATGGAAAAAGTATCTTGAAACTGCTAAGCCTACTGCTGTTGATATGGCGGCTTACGCAATTGCCAGAAGCATCGGTTCTGACGATGCATTAAGCAAAGCACTTTATTTGCTACATTCTGGTTTTAGCCCAATTAAAAAGAAAGTCCGACTTCTAAATGGTGAAGATCCATATTCATCATTGGCAAATGTAGTTGGCCACAGTTCGCTATATGAATGGACACTGAAGTATAGTCATAATCGATTAAAGTCTCAATTGAAGGAAATTTTTGACATTGACGATTCTGAAGAGCTTACTGAATTTCTAAACGAAATTAGCAAAAATGTTAATCCAAAATATAGCAAGCCGTATTCATATGTTCTTGTGAGAAAGGATCTTAGTCACGCTCAAAGGGTAGTGCAAAGTTGCCACGCCATCCAGGAAGTCACGATGAAGAACCCTGAAGCTTACAATAATACTCATATGATAGTATTACAAGTTGAGAACGAAGATCATTTGAAAGCTGTCCAAGATTCGTTAAGAAGATACAATAGAGTGATCAAATATCACACCTTCTTTGAATCTGATAATGATATTGGTTTTACGGCTATTGCTACTTCACCAATAACTAATCGATATTTGCGAAACTTTTTTGCAAATTTTGAACTTTTGAATTAAATCTAATCACTGGGTGGATGGTGACATCCACCCAATTGAAGGAGTAATAATAATGTGTTAGAATTTTAAACAGCTTGAAGAAGAAATGAAAAATTGCTACCAGTTTGAGAATGTTAATATGATGGACCACGGAAATATGGTTCACGAGTATTACGTTCAACTTTATAATAATCAAACCAGCGAATGGGATTTTGGTAAGGTTGGTGATTTAATCAAAAAGCTCATTAGCTTAGCATCGCCGCCTGAAGACTTACGCCTATATCACATTTATCACGATTGTGGTAAACCTCGCTGTCGATCGGTTGATGAACAAGGCAGGCAGCATTTCCCAAATCACGCACAAATGAGCTATAATGTTTGGATCGAGGCAGGGGGCGATGAGGAAACAGCTTGGTATATTTTACACGATATGGATTTCCATATTTTAAAAATAGACGAGCTTGAACAACTTATACAAGATCCAAGAGCAATCAATCTACTTCTCACTGCTTGGAGTGAAATTCACGCAAATTCACAAATGTTTGGCGGTACTGAATCCACGTCTTTCAAGATTAAGCGCAAGCATTTGGAAAAAGCAACTAAATTGATAGTGTCTAACCTTAGGATTTAAAAGTAAGTACGAAGTTAGTTTGTTGACATTGACACAGTAATACACTATTATGATTTTAGTAAATGAAAGAAGGCAGTATGGTACACATATTTTTAGATTGTGATGGAGTTTTAGCAGATTTTGACCGCCGCGCCGAGGAAATTTTTGGTATGCCAGGTCAAGATTTTGAAGATCAGTATGGCACTAAGGAATTTTGGCGCCAAATCAGGAATGATGATCAATTTTTCTTAAATTTAGAACTGATGGCTGATGCTATGGAACTTTACAATGCTGTCAGACATTTAGATCATACGATCCTAACTGGTGCCCCGTTTGGTAATTGGGCCAAGCCACAGAAGCTAGGGTGGAGGGATCAAAAATTACCAGGTACTGAAATGATTGTAGTTTGCCCATCCAGAGATAAATGGAAGCATATGATCAACCCAGGTGACATTTTGATCGATGATTTACTAAAACACAGCCAAGTTTGGATTGATAATGGTGGTCGTTTTGTTCACCATACCAGTGCAAAAAATTCCATCAAAATGTTGGAGGAACTTGGAGTTCTATAATAAATATTAGTGGATCCAACGATCTACTAATTTCATTTTCAGGAAACTGAATATGCTACTTTGTTTTAAAAAGATTAAGGCTTCTGTTTCAGGACAGGAGCCTTTCTGCTTCTTAGGAGATACAGCAATGACACAGATTAATATGAAATACGTCCACGACTTTGAAAAAGACTATAGATCAAAGATCGATTTCCAATCAGCTGACCCAGAAGATAGAGCAGAGTTGCGTAGAATGGCGAATCGTCAAATTAGACGAAGCATTCGTCAAGCTTTAAAATCGAATCTTCAAAATTTCCTTCTCGACTAAAGGGTATTGACTTCGTAATTTAAAAGTGCTATTAGACATTACCTAAGGAGGTTTTATGTCTAATAGCATAATGTCAAAATTTGAAGTGATCGAGCGAATGGTCCACGAAGTTGCGGCCAGCAATTGCCCATCATTGATTATTTCAGGTCCAGCTGGAGTTGGAAAGACCTTCACAGTGCTAAAGGCGCTGCAACATTATATGTCATCCATTGCTCCACTTTTGGGGACAGATGTTAGATATGACAGCCTGTCAGGCACTATGACCCCCATTAATCTATACAAGAAGCTCTATACCAATCGCCATAAGGGCGCGGTGCTAATCCTTGATGATATGGATTCAGTCTTCTCCAACGAAGCCAGTCTAAATTTGTTGAAGGCGGCATTGGATTTAAATGACAACAAATCTATTGGTTATTTTTCCGAAAGCCACGTTCTGAATCGAGAACATATCCCTAATGAATTCATCTTTCAAGGAAGTGTGATTTTCTTGACTAACATTGACTTCAAGGATGGTCCTAAATCACTAAAGCCACACCTATCAGCTTTGCTTAGTAGATCTCATTATATTGATTTGGGTTTACGTAGTCCTGCGGAAATGATGGCTTGGATTGTTAAAACTATTAACGAAACCCCAATTTTGGATGATCTTTCTGATGAAGATCGGCAGGATCTAATGGCTTTTATGATTACAAATCAGGATAGCCTAAACGAATTGAGTCTTAGAATGGTAAAAAAGCTTGCCAGCCTAAGCAAGATGGGCCCAGGCTGGCAAGAAGTAGCAACAGTTACGTGCTTAGCTGATTAATCGTAATCAGACACTTCTTGGAAGTGTCTGATTATTGATGGGTTTTTTGAAATGAAAAATTCAACCAAATCTTCCATAACTTCAAGATTTTTTGTTGGGCCTTCTTGATGAATCGCCAACAAGAAAGTTTTGACAATCAATGCCAATTCTTGAACAGTTATGTCTTCCGATGGCTCAAATTTATATAAGCTCATCGAGTCACCATTTCAACGCCAAAACCATCTGGCCACGTGAACATTGGCTTAAAGCCGTTCTTTTTCATCCAATTGGTGATATCGTTCTTGTTCATTGAACCTTGCTTCCAAGGAGTAAGATTCTGAGCAGTTGCTCGAATGGTCACCCCGTGGGTCTTGGCCATTTCAACTGCTTTCCTAAGCAGTGAAGTGCCGTTACCTTGCTTTGGCATCGCGCTGATGCAAAGCTGAAGCTTGACTGTATTATCCCATCCGGTGCGGGCAAATCGAACTTCGACATTGTTATAGACACGGCCACCCTTACGAGTACCAACGGATGAAATTTGTTCCCATTCTTTTAGGAATGTTTCTACAGACATTTATTTTTCCTTTGTTTGTTGTTGACGAAAATGTTGCTGTATCATCATACTATTATTTCTACACTAATTAGTCAATTTAAATCTGATTGACTTTATTTTTTTATTAGCGTAAAACGAAAGAAGCAAATAAGGACTCATTTATGCAATATTTTAGTTCAACAGATCCATTATATACAATTTTCTTCTCTAATTTGAGCGCTAAAGAACGCGAAGAAGTTATGAGTTGGTGTAGAGAAAATTTAACTGGCCAAATGATAATTATTGGTGGTAATTCCAGTAGTATCAATATCAAAGGATATACCAAGCCAATACACAATGTAGATCATTTTGGTAGACAGAATGGCTTTGCTGAAAAAGCTGATTATGCATCGACTATAATTGGTTTTACTGAACAATCAGATTTGACAGCATTTAGAATTATGTTTGAGAATCAATCTAAGGATTGAGGTATTTCCTATCACCATCCTGAACTACTCTTCCATCTCTTTCAAATTTTTTCCAAACAGCTTTAGCGTCGTCTGATTGTAATGATGATGCGTACAGCCCGGCGGCCAATCCCCTATCCTTGATCCATTTTGCACCAGTCAAATATAACATAGCGCCGATACCACGCTTACTATTATCAGATACAAGACCTTGGTGTTTATTTTCTTTTGTATTAATATAAGCAACAAATGGCTTTGAAAAGTACTCAACTTTATTTTTCATATCTTTGACTACTTTTCTACCATCTTGTGTTTTCTTAGGCCATTCGGTAAAAAATCTAACCACCACATCTTTATATTTCGCCCATTCATCGGGAGAAGAGCGATAGTCGTTTGAAATCGAATCAATTATTTTTGAATCCTCTTCATTCCATTTCATTTGCTTACACCAATAATTGGTATATCGATGCATAAAACCGCTACGAAGTGCTTTTACAAGCTCATCGAAGGGCTTGTCTGCTATAGGTGTTTCTGGATTGCTAAACAGGTGCTTACCTTGGTATTCTTGCATAAATGCCCAAACATCAGGACACTCTTTATTGAATAACTCTTTATCAATTCGATCAATTTTCAAATAGCCAACTTTGTTACCATTTTCGTAAGCATACAAATGATCACAAACCATCCCAGCCTTTAAATGTTCGGCTTCTGGATGGAATTCAAAAGTTATTTCCGGTTTTGATTCTAATTCATTCAGTATCATAAAGATATTTAGTAATCAAAGAAAAAGTGGGCACAATGGCCCACTCAATCTTTTGGTTTTGATATGGATTAGAAACGGATACCCAATCCAACGAGGACGCCGTCACGACCGCCAACACCGTCTTCATATTCTGAACGACGATATTCAACAGTTGCGTAGGTGTGCTTGGATACTGCATACTCAAGTCCGCCGCCATAACGGAGACCTTCAAGAGTAATGGAAGCAGCGCTGCCAGCGAAGTCAGCGCGAGCATTGGTATAACCAACCTTACCAAAAGCAAGAACCTTTGGAAGAACAACGACGCCTGCACGAGCAGCTACACCAAGTTCACGGGAAGCGTCAATACCAGCACCATTGGTGGTCGAATCTTCAAAAGTTGCTTCAACGCCAACAATAACGCCATTAGCAACTGGAGCATCAACGCCAGCAACCACACCATAGGTGAAGCCTTCACGGGCCTGGACGTTATCATAACCGCCGACAACGCCAATACGTGGACCAGTGAAATCCTGAGCCATAGCTGGTGCAGCAGCGACAGTAAGAAGTGCAGCAACGGCACCGAACAATGTTTTCTTCATATTTTTACTCCATCTTTGTTAGATAAAAAAGTAGTTGATAACTTAATCAACTACACTCTTGTTATATACGTATATAACATATAAGTCAAGAAAAAAGTTTAGTAATCGTCTAAAGGTGACTTTTTCTTAGTACACTTACCCCATTCATCAGTTATTAGACTTGGAATTGCTAAGTTTTCCTGTGATCTTTGACTCTTCCAGTTTGAAGACCAGTCATCAAAGAACTTGGCAGCGCGTTCTTTAGTTTCAGCTTTTCTCTTTTTTCTCTTTAGAACTAATATTGCTTTTCGTTCATCCAAAATCCGCTGCTCTTTTTCTTTAGCAACTTCTTTCATTCTTTTTTGATGTCGAAATTTTTTAATTTTGGTTTTGTTCATCAGTAAATTTGCCACCACTTAAAATAACTATATCTGAATCCGATGTCGGAATGTCAGCTTTTGCAAATCTTGCAGTCTGGCTTGTGTTAATTATTGTATTAATTTGATCCAATATTGAACTATCCCTTGATACTAACTTGGTTATCTCAGCCACAATAGATTGTGCTTCATCGATAGTCAAGCTAACGTTTTTGGATCTAGATTTAGCTGCGGTCTGAACTCGCGTGATAAACTGGTTCAATATTGCATTCATACGCCTGTCCTCATAGCGTGTTGTAGTTCTAATGTAGTTTTAAAAGGACCTACATAATCGTAACTAGTAATTGTTGACATTCGTGGACAAAACGATGGCTGAAACGTTTCTTTAAATTTAATGCCATAATATCCAGCAGCGTAACGATCCTGGCTATGCTCTAATTTAGTATAAGATAATACTGGGTCGTGTTCAACATTAAACACATTGGAATGCTTTACTGGGAAACCTTCAAGTTCTTGCTGGACTCGATCCTTAGTCTCAATCTGTTCAAATGTTAATTTAACTTTATGATTGGCAGAAAAATCGTCAAAATCTGCGTATTGACCTGCATAATCATCACTTAAAACATTTAATTTGTCCGTCTTGAAGACGAATCCTACAATTGAATTTTTACGTGAAATCATCCAATTATTTTCTTGGATTTCAATCATCTTTATCGTTACCATTCTAAAACCACCTAATTATACCTACAAAGTTGATTATAACAAAAACCACAGTCATAATCAATATTCCATAATGTTTCTTTTGCCACGAAAAGATAATCAAAAGAAGGTTAGAAACCAAATAAATCGAGAATGCCAATACTTCAAGATGGACATTTGCAGCAATCAGTAGAGCGCCAATAATGGCGAGCAAACTACCTGCCCATTCTATTAAATCAATTTTTGATGTTGATTGTATAAGTCGTTTTAACATTTGACAAATTTTGCATATTAATGAAATATTGACCAGGAGATACTGGTATTTGAAATGGTGAGATTTTTGATGAGCCCGCCATTCTATTTTGTATTATCATTTCAGGAGGTGGCGGGAAGTCGCCATTTTCATCAAATAAGTAAACCGTAATACCTCCCGGCGGCAACGACTTATACCATCCCAAAAGTGGATATTCTAATGGTTTGTCGCTAAAAGTCATCCTGACAATAAGTTGTTCTGTGTTTGGGTTTACTAAAAAGCTAAGTTTCCACATTTGGCCTTCATTGACTGTAATGGGATGAACATTAGTTCGGCTTTGCAGTAGCTCGTAACTACCAATCAATGTCGGGCTTGTAATATACGAAGCATATTCTGGCAATCGTGGAAATATGGTCATTAGTCTGTTTCCTGATTTATTCCAGTAAGTTCATCCATAACTGGTTGCCACGGATGATCAATTCCTTTGGATCTAGCCAATGTACTGACAAGCATCTTATAAATGATTTCAAAATCCAACAAGGCTTCTGGATGTTTGGTTAAATTATAACCATATTTACCAGCTTCTTTGATTGAAACTTTAATCATCTCACGAGCAACATCAGCCATAGGCTCTGTGCTTTTATTTTTGGGAAAGTTAATTACATTATCAGTCATCTTTTTCTCCAACATAGACTAAAAAGATGCCGTCAATTTCTCTACAAATTTGCCCTGGTTGGAGACCGATTGGTATCTTAACTTCTGCACCATTTGTAGTTAACGAAACATCATAATATTCGTGTATTTCCCAACCACTTTCCAACAGTTCAGCTACTTTATTTGAAATTTGCATATTATCCACTTTCTTTTTCAGAATATAACATACAACATTTCAAAAATCAAGAAAAATCGCCCGGGTTAGCGATAAACCCGAGCGACAGTCATATGAAGCGGCCAGTCAGTCTTAAGACCAAGTTCAGCACGGATATTAAGTAAATCATCGCTCTTAATATCAGTGATGAAAAAGCATCCTTCATCGTCCTTATTATAACCACTGAAAACCTGGTGGGAATCAAGATCATATTCAAACTCAAAAGTCTTGCCTTGGTACTTCTTCCATAGTCCACGAACTTCCGGACGGAGTCGCTCGCCACGAACGATGGAGATGTGAGTACCCCAAGATGGCTGACAAAGCTTAACGAAAGGATACTTTTTCAAAGAACCTTGGACTTCAATAGCCAAAGGATTCATTTCCTTGTTAAGCCAATACTGAAAGTAACGATGCAATTCTGCACCACCGCGCACATTCGCAACTGCCCATCCAGTGTTTCGAGTCTTCAATCCAGGACGAGCTGGATCGTAAACAACAGTAGCTTGCCCTTTCATAAAACCTCCTAAATTGCGTTATGTGTGCAATTTAGCAGATTCCGCAGGAATGTCAACCCTTAATGAATTACATTGGTCATTCTCTCAGCACTATTGCTGAAACGACGACTGGTCTAGTAATATTTTTTTTGAAAATTGATATTAAGGTTAGGTCATCAATTTTATCAATTATTTCTAAAAATTGATCTTCAGTTAAAATATTATTGCATATGTCAATTAAATTTAGCATTGTATTTTGATCTGGAGTTCGCTCACTGAAGGTTTCGAAAATTTTAGGGATAGTTTTTGCAATTAAATTTTTAACTTTCAACGTAATGTGTTTATTAGAATGACGAAACCGTGTGATTTGATCAACAAAATCCTGAGCATATTCTTTATTGAAGGGATTACCAGTAGTTATTTTATTACCATCCACCAGTATTTCATAGTATATTTTTTTATTGCTTTTTACGAATAATAACCATTCTATTTCGATTAAAATATCTTTTATTGTCATTAGATTTTCCTTTTTAAATAAAATAACAAAAATCATCATTAAATGCAATATGAATATCATAAATAAAATAAAAGGACACTAAAATGAAATGTGACAACGGATGTGGTAATGAAGCTAAATTCTATTCAAAAGGAACAAAGAGGTGGCGTTGTGAACAATTTCCAAGTCAGTGCCCGGCTCAGAAGAAAAAACGTCAAAAACCACGCACTAAAGAATCTTTAGAAAAAGCTAAAAAGACTTGTATTGAAAAATATGGAGTTGAAAATCCAGCACAATTGGAAGACGTCAAAGAAAAAATGAAGGAAACCTGTTTAGAGCGTTATGGCGTTGAGTATGCACTATCGTCGCACGGAATTCGTGAAAAAATAAAGCAATCTATTTTAGAAGAATACGGGGTTCAACATATATCACAGGCTGAGGCAATCAAGAAAAGAAAAATTGAGACGTGTCTAGAAAACTACGGGGTATCGAATCCGAGCCAATCTGAAGATATTAAGGAGAAAAAGCGTCAAACTAATTTAAAACGCTATAATGTTGAAAATCCTATGAATGTTAAAGAGTTTTCGAAAAAGATGGCTGAAAACACCGATTATATAATCCAAACACAAAACTTTCAAAATACTATGATAGAACGATATGGTGTATCTAACCCAAGTCAAGTTTCAGAATTTAGAGATAAAGCGTTAAAGAATTCATACAAGAAAAAGGAGTATGTCTTTCCGTCCGGCAAGATAGAATATTGCCAAGGGTATGAGCCGCAAATGATTGATTGGTTATTATCGCAAGGATATGAAGAAAACGATATTATCGTATCTGATATAGAGAAACCAGAAATTTGGTATGAATTTGATGGGAAGAAAAGAAGATATTACCCTGATATCTTTATCAAAAGTGAAAATATGATAATTGAAGTTAAATCAAAATATACATTCACTCTTGATAAAGAAAAAAATAATATTAAACTATCGGCGTGCCGGAAGTTGAATTTTAGTTCCAGGATTTATGTCTTCGATAGCCTTAGAATGAGCTTTGACACCTATGATTCGTTCTAGTCCCAGATTGGCACGAATCATATTGATGGTCAATGCACCTTGTTCCAAACTATCCTCAATAGCGACGTGAGTGTGTGGAAACGCATCAAACCACTCCCTAGGCATTGCCCGCTTAGTAGTGTTTCTAAATGTTTTCTTAAGCATCGCCATAGCATAGGATTTGACATCTAGCGCACCAAATCCCATTGCATTATTCCCAAGAAAAGCACACATATACCAATTATAAAACATATAATCAAATGTAGCTGGATAGCCAACAACAGTTGGTTTGCCCTTAAACGTTTGTCTAATATCATTAATCCATTTGCTACAATCCATCATAGCATCATAAGGTTTAACCATATTAATTCTTGTGATATCATATGCTTCTTGGTTATCTTCCCAAAACTTTTCAGTTTCAGGATGGGGCTTTGCATTTGGTAAGAGATCTAAATTGCGTTCAAACGAACCCAAATAGTTCTTGTCCATATCATAGGCAGCCAAACCAAAGCTCAACATTGAGCTAATTCCTGGAACTCGTCCATCAGCTTCAATATCAAGTGATAAGTAAATTTCTTCGTAATTCATATTTTCCATTCTTTCAAAAATCGTAAACATCAAACCCAATTTTGAAAGCTGTTAAATCTGAACTTTCACGGAATTGGAAAATGACATAATCTGTACCATCAAGGTCATCATAAACCATCTTACTGGAATGCAAATCAGCACAATGGTATCGGCACCATTTGTCGCCTTTGATTTTCACCTTGGCTAAATTAGGATGTTGTTCTTTTGTTATTGTAGTCTCAAAAGGATATATCTTATTTGTCATAATCACACTATAAATTAGGATGACTTATTTGTCAATAACCTAATCTGCGGTGCTATCAATGATGGATGATCCATCATTGCTCCAAAATTTTCATTAGGATAACAAAGAAGGTTCCATTCTTCAATATTCATCCCAATCTGCTCAGCAAAAACAGGATCTAATGAATCATTGATTCTATTGGTCCAAATTTGATGCTCTCGGGTATCACCTAATGCGGTTAATGCGTGATTTTCCATTGCAAGACTTAGGATATCCATATCATCACCAAACCGAGTCGGAGTTAGGGATTGTTTAACCTGCTGTAACTCTGATCCTTTATATGAACCAGTTGTGGAAAACAAATTAGCCTTTTGAATAAAATCATTTTCATTACCACTCTTAATCATCATAGTAAATGCAATGATTTGGTCAATAATTGGCGTGTCTTCAAACAAATAGCAAGCTTTGGCCAAGACAATATTATTTTTATCAGTAATTTCCAAATCATATGGAATATGAACATTATAAGGATTGATAGTATTCAACAGCAAATTGGTCCTATCAGTTTTAGTCAAACGATAATTAAATTTATCGCCCTCTACGATATATTCATATCCTTTAATAAATCCTTCAATATCTTTTTTATCAAAGAATTTACCAAATAATTCAACTGCCCTAGATATAGCCTTTCTAGCATTCTTTTTATTTTTCTTGCTAAATTTATTCCTATATTGCTTTTTTACCTGGCCTGCGCGGTCAGGGAATAGACTATAATCACTGTCGCCAGTTTCTAATACTACTTGATCTCCATCAAAGCGTAAATTCGCCATCATTTGCGCGTGTGCTCGAAAACGCTCTTCGCGCTGTTGTAGTTTCATCATCATAAATTCGCGAAGTTCACCAACGTCAACTTTGGATAGATTTCTGATAGACTGATGGCGGCGATCTTTCATACGCTTGGTCCATTTTGAAATGGTCAAATCGTTGCGCATAATTTCCAAATGGAAAGATCGATCACTCAAATCGTTCTCATTGGTGATACGTTTGATTGGTGGATGAAATCTATTACCAAAATAACAGTCTGATATTCTACGAGCAAGAGCGTGCTTCATACTTTCAGGCTGATCATTGCTACCAAACATAATCTGAAGATCATAGAAGCATTGTTCAACTAAGCTAAGATGATTGTAGTTTTCATCGAAATGGTCAGTAACGATTGTCTGTAAATCAACTTGCTGATTATTGTCATAATAGAAGTCTCGAATATTCGCTTCGCGAATTTCTGCTCGAAGTTCTTCCATAGTGATATCACCATTACTATAATCAACTAATCGATCTAAATTGAAATCAAGATCGTATAGCCAATCGTACACATCAGCAGTAATATAGCCTAATTCAAAACTTGAATCAAAAATATATTGAGTTTCGGCACAACCGGGCAAGTTATCCTCCCTTGGCAGGCCTTACTGCCACGGCAGCGCCAGCACTGACGACATCTTGTGCAGTCTTTGCTTTGCTGATAGTGTTCACCTGGTCAGTTTCAATTTTTGAAATAGTGATCTTATTATCAGCTGCTAATTGTTCTGCGTCAGCATCATCCAGATAAACTTTTCGATCTTTACCGATTTCATTCACTGATTTAATTGCTTTTTTGCGTTTTACCAAATTAAAAAAAGTACGATCAGTAACAAAGAAAATATATCCTGCGTCGATTTTTTTCTGAATATATGTTAGCAACTCAAGATCTTGATCTTTGTCCCACGAAATGCAGACATCGCCAGTGTTATTCAAAAGAACAATAAACTTTTCCATAGTTCACCTCGTCAAGTTAATATAAGTCATAAAGGCTTGAAAATCTTCGTCTTCTTCCAATTCTGGCGGATAAATGACAAATGCTCTATGATCTTTTTTATTGGCGAAAACTTTAATGTAATATAAGAAGTTTTTACCTCGTATCATTTGGGCCAGATCGTCAGTCAACTGAGTTGTCTTGTAGCTAGATTCAATAAATTTAAATCCGTCTTCTCTGCCATCCGGCCAAGCACGGCGTATTGCTTGAAAAGTCTTGTGCCCGGATGGATGATGTATTAGATCAATAGGGGTTGGGGCTGCACCCCATTTAGCACCAAATTTTGCCACTTTCACATCTGATTTCATTTGGTCAGACCAAGTTAAGTAAAAATTGAGATCAATTTCACTCTTGTCATCCAAATAATAAAAGTGATTTTCGCCTAATGGCAAATGCTTTTTTTCACCAGTGTCCATCATTTTGTAAGCTGCACATAAGAAATGAATGTTTGAAGGTCTTCATTATCAATATTTGATGGATTGATAGTAATATATGCCTTCCCATTAACGTCAATAAGATCACACAGGTGTCGTATTTTTCTGTAAAATGGTTCAAGCTCTGGTACAATCCTAGTAAGGCTTCGCTTATAAGGAGAATTTTGGCTGGGGAATATTTTCAGCCTTCCATAAAAATAATTTTGGTTAGGCGTCTTATCAAATCTTGTGATTAGGCATTCTGGAACCGGTTCACCAAATTTAGTGGTAGCCGTACAAATATTATTTTTTTGATCGGCTGACATTGACTCATAATCACCAAGTCGTATAGCCACAACGTCACTAATGAAATAATAGTGGCTATCACCAAGTTCTATGGATATGAATGATGTCGTCATACCAGACTGTATATAACACAATGAGACGGCTGTCAAGCACCTTACCAGGATTTATAATCTGTGTATAAATACAAAGGAGAAATAAAAATGAACGATTATAAACCATATTGTTATATGATAGGATGGACTGCTCATAATATTTGGTATTATGGTGTTGAAATTGGTCAATTGACGAAGAAAGCACATCCGTCAAATTTATGGACCAGTTATTTCACATCATCTAAAGAAGTAGAACAATTTAGATTATTGAATGGGGAACCCGACTTCATTAGCATTAGAAAAATTTTCAATGATCCTAAAAGTGCTCTGTTATGGGAGCATAAATTTTTATCAAGAATTGATGCTGCCAATAGTAAAAATTTCCTTAATAAATCAAATGGCTATAATCATCATTTAGAATGGAATTTAACTCATTCAGATGAAACGAAAATTAAAATATCTGACACAAAGAAAGGTAAACGATGGGTTACTAATGGTATCCAAGATTTATATATAGAACCACAATCCATTCCTGATGGATATCAACTTGGCAGAACTAATGGTGTCTTTGGATCCGGTAATAAAAATATAATGTATGGAAAAACTCATACAGAAGAAGCAAGACAGAAAATATCATCAACTCATAAAGGAAAAATCATTTCAAAAGAGCAACGTGAAAAAATCTCTAAAGCAAATACTGGATTAAAAAGATCCAAAGAGTTTATTAATAAAATGAAAAAAATCGAAAAGACTGATGAATGGAATAAAAAGAATTCTGAAGCTCGGAAAAACACTAAACTGTATATCAATACAGAAACGTTAGTTAGAAAATATTTCAAAGCTTCAGATGTGATCCCACAAGGCTGGATTTGGATTAAAGATTACCAATCAGAATAGTTAGTCAAATCCAACTCAAAAACCTTGCTATAAGTAGTATATTTTACTTTTTCTACAATCCCTAAGCTGGTAGGCGTGAACTCATAAGTGATTCCGCCGCCGATCGCTCCTTCATAAGGATAACCAGCCTCCCAACACGCGGTATGAATTGATGTTGGATCCTTAATAGTTTCTTTCTGAAGAGCTACTATCTCTGGATAAATTTCTTCAGAAATCCATTTCATAGCTCGAGCATATTGCTCTGGTGTAATTTCAAATTTCACGAAAACCAATCCCTTATAGTTTTTCCAGTTGGATCTGAGCAAATCATTAAATTAAATTCTGGGAAGAAACACATAAGTTCACCCATCAATTCATAATTCAATAGTTCCTGGATTTCTCCATTGATTATGACTGGTATTCGGTTATCGTCACCAATCTGATCCATACAAGTAATAACAAGATTAAGTTGCTTTGTCAAATTGGAGAACCGCAAATCTCGATCAATACGCTCGCGTAATTTATTCAAGTTCAAGGGTGCAAAACGCAAAGATCCCTGGAATGGATTAGGACGGTTAGTCTTGTCTGAAAAATGCTCAACAGGTGCTTGATCAAGTTCATTTTCCAGTGGGCCAGCACCGTGACGAGTCAAATAACAGCGGGTAACATAATACATATTGAGCGATGTGATATGGTTAAGTTTGGCAAGCTTATCAATATTCATCAACCCAGTATTTGACCGAGTGACGTGTGGAAATTTGCCATAATGTTGATCAAGTAAAAGGCCTTGTGCCCCTTCAAAAACAATATTTTTAGATCGCTTACCAACCATAAAAGTCAAATCGTTTGTTGGATTTCTAACTCCAGATGACTTTGCATTTTGCAAAAAGAAATCAATATCTTCAAAATATTTGTCAACAAATCGCTTATTTGAAAACGTATCTTGTATGTAATCAATCCTGCTCTCAATACCAAGATCTTTAGCCCGAGCCGGTACCCATTTGTCTACCATAAATTTAACGAAATCGTCTTTACATTCTTGGACTTTGTCGATAGCTAAGGTTAGACCGAGCTGTTCATATCGCTCAATAGTCTCTCCAAAGCCAAGGCCAACTGAGCCGTGGCGGCTATCTGCTCGTTTCATTTCTAATTCTTGGTTTATTACCATATCCCAAGGGGTGGTAAACCTACATCTGTAATCATACCAAATATCAGGCTTACCAAAGGGCAATTTTGAATATTCATCCATTTCTTTGCGAAAAATTACTGGATTGATGACAAATTCCTCACCCAACCAAGTTTTAGCACCCTTAAACGAACCAGCACCAATGTGACTGAAAACGTGTCGGTGGCCATCTTCGGACTGAACTGTATGACCAGCCTGTGCGCCGCCATTGAACCTAATTACCGTAGTATCATCATCAGATAACCAATTAGTAACTAGCCCCTTGCCACAGTCGCCAAAATTCGCACCCACCACTACACTTGCTTTCACGATATATCTCCTTTTAACAACCCATTCATAACATATCAAATATTGACAGTCAATACTAAATAGTGTAGTAATTGGTTGAAATTTTGGAGATGTTTATGGAAAATTTTTATACATATATATATTTTGATCCAAGAAAACCTGGGTCATATATGTATGAAGATTTGATTTTTAACTTTGAGCCTATCTATGTTGGCAAGGGTCAAGGAAATCGGTATCTTAAACATCTAAAAGATAAAACACAAACCATCAAAGCTACAAAAATCAGAAAAATTATCAGTGAGGGGTTTGACCCTATAATTGTAAAAATAAAAGAAAATATTTCTGAATATGAAGCTAAAAAGCTTGAAGCTGAAATAATGAAAAAAATTGGAACTATAGTTGAAATTGATGTCTTGCCAAGAGGACCACTAACTAATACACGCTATACATCGTCATTTGAATCAGATTGCTTGAGTCAAGAAACTAAGCAAAAGCTGTCAACTATTGTTAAAAATTCTTGGACTGATGAATTAAAGACCCAACGTTCTGAAGAAATGAGAAAGAAATGGCAAGATCCAGAATATCGTGAAAGCCAAACTGCTAAAATTGCTGAAGTTGAACGTTCGGAAGAAAAACGCAAGCAAAAAAGTGAAAAAGGTAAAGAAGTTTGGCAACGCCAAGAATACCGTGATAAAAAAACTGGCGTTAAACGGTCAATTAATGCTCGTAAAAATATGTCTATTGGTCGAAAGAAAATGATACAGGAAAAACCGGACTATATAAAAGCAATGTCTGAAACACAGAAAAAAGTTATGGAAAATCCTGAAATTAGGAAGAAAATTTCTGATAAAATATCTGGAAGGAAATGGTATCATAATCCATCGGACGGTAAATCCAAAGCTCTTCCAGAAAATGAAATTCAACATTATATTGATTTAGGATGGGTTAGTGGCAGGCTTCCAGGTAGAAAAAATAAAAAGAAACGCCCATCTGTTAGATGGATGACACGTATTGGTACTAAGGAAACTCGGCAAATTTTATTAGACCAGGTTGATATCTATCAATCTAACGGATGGATTATTGGTAGAAAATTATAGACCAGCTTTTTTGTTGCTTTCTTTTATAACATCAATTAATATGGTAGCAAGCTCAGGAAATCTTTTACTATGAACGGCTAACTGAATATATTTTTGTTTACCCATAAATCTAATAATAGCGTGAGCTATTACAGAATCAAATTGAGCTGAAAGCCAATTAGCATCTAAAACATTGAGATAGGATTTGTTCAAAATAGATTTAGAAATTTCATCTGTAATTAGATTTCTATTTGCGTTTATTTCCTTTTCAATAGCAAAGCTATCTAATATACAATCAACTAATAAATTACTATAATGCTCGAGTTTAGTCCAATCAACGTTTTTATGATGTTGTTTATAAAAATCATCATTATTTCCAGATGAAACCAATACTCTATAAGAGTTAAAAGTTTGGTCATCCAAACCAAGTTGAATAGTTTCGATCAACTTGGTTTGGAAATGAATTAAATCTTGATATACACTGATCGGATGACTGAATGGCGAACCAATGACCACTGATGCTTTCATTTTTCAATCTCCCGCTTAGAGCTGGATTCCATTAACTGCTCGAGCAACTACCGGTTGAGTAGCAGCATCCCAAGAATTGATAACAGTATGACGATCCGCGCCTTCATTAATCTGAATTACAGAAACTACCACTTCTGAAAGCTTAGTGTAATCACTCAACAAAATTGCGTGATCGCCCATCAAAGCTTTCCAGCTTTCACGAACTTGTGTCGGACGATAATGCATATGGTTACCCTGTTCAACAATAATGTGGAAAGTGTGATACTTTTCGCTAACCATTTCATAAAGCTCTTCAGTCGTATAGTCCTTCTGAGCAGTGATTCCGATACGTGCAAGTTGTGCAGCTTCCAAAGTTGGCGGCACTTCTTCATCACCAATGGTAAAAAGATAGCCCTTTTCGCCACGAAGTTCATTATGATCTGTGGCTGTATGGAAAGTTGCAAAATACCAAGGAAGTTGATATGATTCGCTGCGATTGCCACCACCGCCGCCTTCGAGAAACATCTTTTCAAGCTGTGAGGTAATTCCTACATCAGGTTCAAATTGAGTTACCTGTAGTGGTGCCCGGTCATAAAAAATATCACCAATAGCCATACAACAAATTTGCGGATCTTGGACTGGTTGACGATTGATAATTTCTCCAACAAGGGTTCCAAGTCCAGAACGGACGATATGATCTGAAATCATACCCATTGATCCAGTAACATCGCTGGCGATGATAATTGGTGTAGCATTAGGGTTTTGCACCGAGTCACGGCTTTCCCTAACTGTAATATGACGAGGATCGAGCGCCTCATCTATCCGATTTGATGTGAAGATTTGAGCTGTTGATTTAGTAGCAACTGTGCTTGAATAGCTGGTGTAATCATCAGCATTCCAACGTGAATATCCCATAGTATTTTCTCCTTAATTAAAAGGAGGAGACTTAGAGGCAAATATATTTGATAATAAATTTGTCGGTAAGAGCTCCTCTTACTGCTTTGATTGAATAACGTCTTTCTTTATTACAGTCCTATTTATAACATAGATAATCTATTCTGTCAAATTAAAAGATTTAAATGGAACGTCACAAAGTAATTTTGCTGCGGTCCAATATTCTTCCTTATCAAAAGCAAAATTTCCCTTGTATTTGATAGGGTTAAGTTCGTGAGATTCAAATAATACCATCAGTTGGCTTGTTGAAAGCCTATCATATGGAGTGGATAAGATATATTTGTATTCGGAAAGGTTTGGATCTTTTCTAATCTTATTAAAAAGTTCTATGGTTGAATAGTGGGTATCTTTGACCATTTTTGACACTGAAACCACATCATTAATCAATGCTGATGTTTCATCAGTCAAGGCTTCTTCTTTAGAAGAAACAATCACTTCTTCCGTGTGGCGGATTATTTTAAATCCAGAACTTAGGTCAGATATGTGACCCTTGAGTTTATTATTGAAATATTTTTCTAACGAATTGTGAATTTCTTTAATACTTTTAAATTTTTTGGCATCTTTGAAAGTTGTTTCAACTAAAGTTGCAGCGTGACCGTGATTTGTGGTCCAAGAGCCTCGCTTCTCCTTATAAAAAATATTTGGATCAGCGCTATTCTGTATTACGAAAAAAGTTCTTTTCATTCGGTTCAAATCCTTAACATATAATATAATGCGACCTAAAACCTTTTTCTGGTATTAGCCTTAGTTTGGCTGTTATAACACGACTGACTTGTTAAAGTCAACAGATTTAATAGGTCACTATTTTATCTAAGTATTTGAATTTGCGTCCAATCAAGCTCATCGAAGAAAAAAATCGTCCAAGTTTCTTCTAACTCAATATCTACCGTTTTTGTAGAAATTTCATCTTCGGTTAACTTATCAGGAAAAATGTATTTGACCTGTTTAACACTATGGACTAAATTGGTGTTGATTGACGATTTATAAAGAAGTTGGTCGATTTCTTGCTTTTCAAGATTATTAGCAACTAAAGTATGAAACTCGGACCCATATTTAATGTGTCCGAGCTTCAAAAAGCGCCATTTACGACGCTTTGAGATAAAATTAATCATTTCTTCAAACGTGAAGCAATGAAATCCGCAATAAATTGTGGCTGTTTGAGGAAATTCCATCCAACAAGCAAACCTGCAATAAAACTAATCAATGTCATTTTTCTTTCTCCTGAATTATTTGTTCCAATTGGTGTAACCGGGTATGATATTTAACCTTCATTTCACATAATTCTTGACGAACCATTTGAAGTTCATTAATTGCTTTAGCAAGCTGTGTAACTGTTACTTGGTGATTTGAATTACTTAAAATTAAATCAGTACCATTGGTTGCACTAATTGTACTATTAGATATGGACGAATTCAATCCATAAAGTGTGCTAGTGATAGACGCAGCCGATGATGTGAATGATGAAAAATTCGCCGAAGTATAATAAAGAAATGGTCTAAATACCGCTTGGTCAATTGTGTAAAATTGACCCAGTTGCGATTTAAGAAAATAATTTATATCATCTATTTTGCTCTTAACGAAATAAACTAAATCTATACGATGTTGCCAAAATAGCACCACCAGAGCTATAATTCCAGGAATACTAAACAATAGTGACATCTTACCATTTACTTTCTTTGTTCTTTAATAAAGAATACAAAAAATAAATGTTTAAGTCAATTTATTATATTTGATAGAAACGATTTCATCAACATACAGACGATCAATACAGCCTTGGATTAGATCAGTATATCCACAATAGCTATTTTTGTAATTTTGTTCCTGACTTATATCCAAACACTTGTGCCAAGTGTATGATGGATCAGGTCTCGGCTTTTTGTCCCACCACTCATCATCTTCTTGTTCAGTTTCAAAAATAGGCCAATTATTTAACGGATGGTGCCAAAGCTCATAATCTGAAAAAAGAATACGCTTTCTTGGCACCAATGCTGTAAATTGAATAAAATCTGGTCGAAGCTTCCACCATCCTTTATGTAAAGGCCGTTTCAAATACGCCCAAACTGGGCGTTCTCCTGAGAAATCAGGGATGACTTTAGCCATCTGGTCTTTCATCCAATCATAAGGCTTATGATAAGTGAAATCAATTCCGGTTTCTTCGTCAATATCTAAGATTCCGTGATCCCCAGTAAAATAGCCAATATCTTGAGCTTTAGACCAGGCGTCTTTATGTTGACGTGAATAGACACGAATTAATTGATTTGGTGATGCATTGAAAAGTGCGCGGCGACGCGAAACAGGAATAGGTCTCATTTAGTCTTTCTTTAAAAGAGAATAGGGGGACGCTCAAGCTCGCCCCCTAAAAGAATTTCACCTCTCTGTGGGTCCACACCCTCTGCAACCGGAACTTGGGCAAATTAATGATAATCTGCTTGCCTTCATCTCCCTACTTCAGGCTGCATCCACGCAGGAGACTATCCAGATATCGCATAACTTCTACACAGTTGCCCCTATTAATAAGGATTGGTAGGTGGTTCAAGTCATCGGCGATGATCCGTGATCCGAAAATGATCACTTGAGTATTTGAGCCCCGGGCCGGAATTGAACCGACGTAACTTGGGTTGCAGCCAAGCGCATAAGCCACTCTGCCACCGAGGCAATTAGTTAAAATAAATCGTATGGACCTTTTTTCATACATTATTTATCCTTATAAAATAAGGCAACATCTGATCCTACTAGCAATACCATAAAATGCTATTGGTCGACCGGCCAGATATTTAAGGGTTGCCGGTCTACGGCGTAGCCTCGCCAACCTTATTGGAGGATCGGGCAGGACTCGAACCTGCATTCTTCACGGTTGCGACGTGACGGACTAATCCATTCTCACCACCGACCCAATTTTTAAAATTTAAGTGAACCAATATCCTTTAACTTAACTGACCCAGGGCCTGTTAAAAAGAAATTAATTCCTTTATCTTCAATTTCTTTGTCCAATTTAGCAGAAAGTTCTTCACCTGTCAATGGTTTTCCGAACTTTTTCTTCGCAACTGCTGGACCCATACGAGTGAACCAAGCCATCAAATCACGTTTAATTTGTTTTTTTCTATCTGATTCATAATTTCCGGCATTTTTAGCCAATGTAACTTTCTTTTTCAAAGCAGCTTCACGTTCGGCACGATCTTTAGCTAATTGCTCCTTGTCTCCAAGATATTCATCAGCGTCATCACCAGTCAATGGTTGGCCAGTAAATGATGGGACATTGTTCAACAATTCAAACCAAAGGTGAGCATCATTTTTATCGTGCCTGCCGCTATATCTCCAATCTAAATATCCTAAGATAATATCTTCGGCTTTTTTATTTCCAGTATCCAGCAATACTTCTTGCGCAACCCAGGCGGCTTTACGAGGATCGGAATAAACCGGTGTAAGAATTGGCATCAATTTATTAAGATCATCGCTAAACAATGACGATGGGGCATCAGGCCAACGTCGTTGCATATCCTGAATATGTTCACGATACAAACTGGCTGGAATATGGATTTGTCCCACGTATCCTGGGCGGCCGCTTGGATTTTTTATAGCATAGAGATATGGGCTTGATGATCTCCAAGTCTCCCCTTTTTCATTCAACCATAATCCAGAATCTGGATCTTGCTGGTTTTTTACTGGGGTTTTGTCCAAATACTCATCAATTTGGGTGAATTCAAAAAGACGCATAAAAATATCCTGCAGATTAAATTACAAGATATTTATACCAACTAACCCTTTTTATGAATTGTCACCAATCCAGTAGGTTTTCCCTTCCCTACGACGTGTCAATCGCCTGCCATCTGTAACGCCATCGGACTTACGCATAGTTTTCCGGCTCCGCTATAGGTACTCATTCCGCCGCCTCCCACGGTCCCTTTGCAAGGGGTGGCAATATTAAATTACCGTTCACTTTCCCTACCTTGGCCATCCTGCGCGCTGATATTTTCATATCAATGTAGAACAGACTTGGGTTTAATATACTCCCTCCCCTTAATGGCGGTACGTAACTTTTACCGCCACATCTTCAAGGGTTAGTTGGTATCTTGGTATATTAGCATTAATAGTCCACAAGTCAATCCTTAATTAGGATATATGCCAAATAATCTTCTTCATTATAAAAAAATATTTTATGTACGGTGTAATATGTTCGTCGATGTTTATTTGGAGGTTCGTTGAAATAAACGTCTTCAATAGTTTGACTATATGGTATGCTGTAATGGTCTAATAACTTCATAGCTGATCTAAAAGCCATATGGGCTGCTGGTTCACTTCCGTGGGAATATAGATCAAAAGATACGTATCTCATTTCAATCCTTGATTAGTCGAAATGCCATTAAATCATTTTCGTCTTGAAAGGAGATGCTGAAAACTTTTGAAAATACCATCTTTCCGGTAAATTCAGTTGTAACAAATATTTCTTGATTCATTACATCAGCATAGTATAGTATTTGATATTCGTCTAACAAATCCTTAGCTAATTCCCAAGCAACATACGCATCGTGTTCAGTTGGATGATTTTTTAAACTAAATTTAATTTTTGGCTTCATCGATCAAATATCCAATCAAACGACCAACTTCAGCAACTAAAGCTTCTTGGGCCGGATGTGTCATTGGTCGACCAGTACCGTCATTTCCGCCAGAGCGTATAAATTGATATGCCTTGCGGGCAATTTCAGTCATTTCCCCATTCAGTCCTACAGCTTCAGAAACTTCATCTTGGGGGATTGGTGTAGGCTTTAGGTCGGCGCCGACGTGGACAAAAACATAAACCGCTTCACATACTTTGGTCTCGTCACCCGTACAGCCATCACGAGTATAAGTACAAACTTTACTTGTAAGGGACGTCGTTCCTGTTTTGACTATTTCAGCATAAATCACTACCTCATCACCTATGTGAACTGGTGCAAGAAATTTAAATCCTTCAACCGCAACAGTAACGACTCGCCCGCCAGCTCGTCGTTTGCATATTGCGCCGGCGGCCAAGTCCATCTGGCTCATTAGCCATCCACCAAATATATCGCCATCTGGATTAGCATCGTTCGGCATTGCTGTTAATATTCTCACTGGCATACGAGTTGACATAGTTTTTCCTTACTTAATAAATTGGTAAATCATATAATCTTCATCAGATTTAAACACTATCTCATAAAATTTAATATGATCATACCTGTCTTTTTTAGTTCTAATATCCACATTAACTTTTTGATCCTTCAAAGCTTTTTTGATCTTCATACATTCGATCATACAAGCATTTACGGTATCATAACAATCAATACTAAAATAAACAGATCTCATATTAATCCTTAATTATTTTATATGCAGTAAAGTTTGCATCATCGAATAACAAATGTAAGACGTGGATTGTTTGTATTCCATAATTCACATTCGATTCTTTTAAAGTTTCAAACTTTCCTTCTGTATATTCTATACCGTGAAAGCGTAATAATTTGCCAAAATTTTCAATCTGCTCAATTTCTTCAGGATACAAATTTGGATTACCACGTGCCCATAAAATTATTCTATTATGGAATTCTTTTATTTCCACGGCTCTTTTGACCAATCAATGTCATATCCAAATGCAAAATGACCAGGATCTTCCTTAAGAGTTTTTCGAACTTTCATCAAAACTTGACCTAGCCAATTGGTCCCGCGCCAGTTGGCTAGGTCCTCAATTGCTGGATCATTCCATCGAAGTTTGACTCCCCATACTGGATCATAGATTGCTCCTTCTACGATAATTCGATCTTCAGTATCCATAATATAATCAAAAAGTTCAGGAATTTTAAATTTCTGAATGTTGCCACGGAAAACTATCGTTCTCGCATTAGTATTCCAAATTTCTGGATCGAAATTTTTAACTTGGCGGCCAAGTTCTTTTTGTTGATCTGGATGCTTGCTATTCATAATAGCTTCAAAAATAACATCATTTTCCTCACAAGGAAAAAGCTTCGCCTTACTGGCCATCATATATTGCTCTGCACAGTTGAAATCATACAAATAATCTTCATCTGTCAACAAAAATTGAGTAAATTGGTACTTGGTAGGGTTTTTATCCTTATACCATTGACTGAACGGTCCGCCCACAAAATAGACGTGAGAATCAGTTCTACGTTCCGAATAATTAAACATTATTACCTCACAATTTGGAAAGCAATTATATCACTTTCACGTTCAAAATACAAATAATAATCATAACCAAAAAGCATTCCGCCAAATCTCCACATAAATTTCTGGAGGCCTTTGGCAGCTTTGAGATCTTTGGCATAATCACTATCTGGATAAACTTTCAAATGTCGATCAATGGTGGAAATATTTGTCAACACCTTGTCTACGCTGTAATATGTATGGGAGATTGAAGCATCTTTTAATGCCTGTATTATTTGATCTCGAGCATCCATTCGTCCAATCAAACCATCTTGACTGAAATCACCAATAATGCCACCAGGGCAGGATGCTGAAAAGTCATATTTGTAAAGTGGTTTGGCCAACCCAATTTTGGCCAAGATATTTCGAAAGAAAAGCTTCTTTTTAGAAATTCGAGTAAGCAAATAAACCTCCTTTTAACATACCGTTGATACAATAACAGGAGTATTATGTCAAGCTTTTGGCTTCCTAAATGACATTTTGTCAAACCCGTGCTTGGCGATTTTGACCTTATCATCAGTGATAGTTATCGTGTTGGGCCCATTGGTTGCTAATGTACCACCAACCCACATAGAAAGTTCTTGAAATGCAGTATATGGGTCCAGGGCACTCTGAAATCCGATTTGAGACAATCCAGCAAAATCAGCTATCCATCCACTATCAGCCTCTGACCATCCAGTTCGACCACGGCTAACTGAACTATCTCCAGGGCCTGCCTTCATAGCAATCGAAATATTATTATCAATCAGTGCATTAATGATGTCTTTTTTCAATTCAACTACATTGAATGGGTCTCTATTGTCATTCGCCCTATTCCAATAAGGTGTAGCAGTACCAGGTACCAAATTTTTAGGTTCAGCCCACTTCTTCAATTTTTCAAATGACCAAAAATAAGTCGAAGTCGAAGCTTTCATAGACTCGTATTCTTGGATTTCCAAACCCTGATAAAGTTTGCCACAGAAGATAACAGTGTGATCTACGAGTTTATAGTAAATGCCGTCAATTTGCTTGTATGAATCGTACATCGATGTTGATACGCGACGTTTGCTCCCATAATAGGGAGTTTTCCCGACATCGTCTTTATGAGTTAGTGAAACAGAAATTCCTGAATATCTTCCAATTCGATCCATCTGTCCATTAGTTAGTTTTCGACTATCGCGGACAAAAACGATGCCTGGATCAATACCATATGCAATCGCACTATCATAATAATCTTTTCCGCCAATGATACGCATATTACCTCACAATAGGAATTGAAATTCTAAATAAGTTTGTTCATCGTGAAAATGTAATTCAAAAGCACCGGTGGGCTCAATATTCGGATCGTCACTTCCTATAATTTTATAGGCAGAAAAATTTTTATTTTGCATAATTTGCAGGACAGTATCAGCTTTTTCATATGAAATTCGATTAGCCAGATATTGGTCTAACTCTATTCCAGAATGGATTTTTGATAGATCTTGAACTGAATATCCAATAATTAGTGTTTTAAATGGATCAGTCATCGTCAAAAGTGAATGCCCAAGTGGGTATTGGTACAATGTTAGTGTTGGCAATTGATGACAGTGGCCAGGCTGGCCAAACAGCACCATAATAAATGTGACCCCAAACATTCATAGCTGGTGGCATAGCAAAGGAACTTGCAATTGAAAAAAGAAGAGCTGTAGCCATATACATTGAAACTACGCCAAGCCAAAAATTTCTCATACATTGTCCTTTCAAAAAAAAGATGGCGCGCCTACCAGGATTCGAACCTGGACCAAAGGTTTAGAAGACCCTTATGATATCCCTTTCACCATAGGCGCATTAGTAATTACATTAATTGACTTTCTATAAAGTGTCAAGCTATATTATGACTTTAAAAATAAAAAGTGATTAGTATGAAACCCACCGTTTCTTGTATATTATGCAGAAGTGTCGTCACTGTCAACAACATTTCCAAACATTATGGATCAAAAATTTGCCAAAAGGGAAAGAAACATTCTATTCAAAATGAGTTCTGTCCTCATTGCGATACCAGTTTGCCAATTAAATCTAAAAGAGCAAATCATATCAAATGGTGTCATTCAAACCCGTTACGGCCGGACCACGTCAACAATGTAAAAATCGCCAGGACTTACATCACTGAGGAATCAAATTTAAAACGTTCCTCGTCCATCAGTAAACTTCATAAAAACGGTACTTACAAGCATATTGACCGGACACATATGAAAGGTCGTAAACATACTGCTGAAACAAAACAAAAAATATCCGAACGAGCATTGAAAAGTAATCATCAGCGTAAATGTAAAATGTCTCATAACTATACAGACAAGAAAGGTAGAACATTCATATTTGATAGTTCTTGGGAAGATGCTTTAGCAGATCGATTAGATGAATTAGAATTAAAATGGGAACGCCCTGGACCTATTTTATATCAAGATCGAGCAGGCAAGAATAGAAAATATTATCCTGACTTTTACCTGCCCGATCATGACCTTTATTTAGATCCTAAAAATTCATATGCTGAAAAGCAGCAAAATGAAAAATTAATGATCATATCTAAAATAATCAATTTGTCAATTCTTCGATCACTTGAAGAATGTGTTCATTTTGATTTAACGTGAAATGTGCGTCCATCCAACCGTGAGGGGTCTCGAAACTTGGACTCAAGTCACCAGCATTTAGCATACCTTGCAATGTAACACTAAAATCAGTTTGTGACCCATACGATTTATTACCCATAACAATCGTTTGCAATTCTGATATCGTTACTTTGCCACCACGAGAATGTAGCTCAGCGACGATATGTCGCTTAAGGTTCCAAACTCTATTGTGTTGCCCAATATGGCCGTATTCATTTGGATTTAATTCTTTCATTTTTTTTAGTTCCTTTTGTTTCCCGGCTTTTTTCGCGGGGATTTAAATTAAGGAACAACTTTTTTGAGATGAATAATAAATATGTTTGCTACGACATATTATTGGATCATCACAAAAGTTGTTCCAAGTATATTTATAAAACCGGTAGGCGACCCCTGCCGGTTTTTTAATGGAAGAACTCTATTTTTTTCTGATTTTCTTTTGATTTTATCTATTTAACCATCTGCCTTATCACATCAGAAGTAAAATAGTTTGAGAAATCGTTAGGAATTGATATTAATAAATTTTTTCCTTTAGACAAATAACCAGACCCAACAACAATGTTAGTGGAGTCTAATATAGTATCGGCTTTAAAAGCTATATTAATTCCTAATCCGGCTGCAATAAATTGATATGCTTTCAAATCCAAAAACACATCCATTTCTAATTCTTCCCAGCCAATATAATCACTAAGAAAATATTGCTTTCTAATTATACAGTATCCATCAGCCATTATATGTCCCAGAATAATGAGCGACCAATATACATATTTCTTATTCGACCGTTAATCCAATAAGGATCATCTCCTATTGAATTGCCAATACTTAATGGGTCATTCGTAGGCGCTAAAGGTGTAACAGCAACATCAGTAACTTGAGCATCATTATAGTAAGTTCTGAGTCGTGTACCACCATTATTGTAGACCATTACACCAACTTTAAACCAAGTATTGACTGGCATTGGCGTCTTAATACTGTAACTATAAGAAGATATGGCAGCTACTAAGTTATCAATGGTCCAGGGGCCGATTCTTATATTAGCAGTGCTTGAGGTGTTTGGCGTTCCGCCGTTATATCCAACGGTCATAAACAAACAACCATATGGTCTACCTGACATACTTATATTTGACCAAGCCTCAAATTCAATACTGTACGGTACTGTGATTCCGTAATTACCAGAGGTAGTGCTATATAGTAATCTTTGATTAGTACCATTAAAATCTAACCAACCATTTGAATTATATGTAGGCGTGTTTGTTGATGTTTGAGTGTTGCCCAAATTATCAGTTATAATTCCATTTTCAATTTGAAAGAGTAATCCTTCCCTTGGTGGGTAAGTATTTAGATAATTTGAAAAAAAAGCAGATGATGGACCGATTGTTTTACTTGTCATTGTCAAATTACCTGTATTCTATTTGCGCCCCATAAAGGAGTCGAACCCTTTCATAGAGATTAGAAGTCTCCAGCCCAGATCCGCTGGATGGGGCAACATTAATACACTTATTTATATTGAAATTTTTGTAATGGACTAATCTACCAAAGTCAAAGCCGTTATGATTACCGGATCGTCAGTCATAATATAAACTTCAGTGTAATCGTGATATCTGTGACTGCAACGGTATTCATATTCATCATAAGTTTTAACAATACTGGTATCAAAACCCAATTGAGCCACCAAATCTTTCAATTCTTTAAAATATTCTGAAGCTTTGCTGCAATTTTCGAATCGCCTATTCATTATAGTTTTAATTTCTGCCATAATTTTATCTCACCAATTCATATTCGGTTTTAGTCAAATCGTCTAAGAAAATTAAATTAATAAAAATGGTTTTATTAAACGGGCCGCTCCCATTATCTTCGGTAAGTTGGAATTTATAATTTTGATTTGACATCTTTTTGAGGATTTTTTCTTGCTCAAGAGCCAATACTAATCCAGGATATTCCACCCTATTGTATAGATGTTTGGTCATATCGGAAGTATAGAAGAAATGCTCCAATGAATCACAGCTTTCAATATGACCATATGGTTCTCTCACAGTTTACCTCATTAGGACAAAAGTAGTCTCTGTAAATAAGTCTGAAATAGCCTCATCACAGACAAAAGCAAAGCAACGGCCAATATATCTCGGTTTTTTGAGCTTTCGGCCGCGGCTTCCAGAAGTAGTGACCATTTCTCCACGGCGTATTGTTGAATCCAGCCCGTTTTTAAAAATTATTTTACAAGTAGTTTGGATGTCTTGTTCTAAAATTTTTGCAGTTCCGCCGTTTGGATACTCGCCATATGGATACTGACAATTGATGGAAATTTTGCCATCACCCCGTGGGATTTTTACAATCCTCATATCAAAGTCTTTAATTTCTTCAATGAATCAGTTTTTAGAGAATCACGCAATGGGCCAACTCCTAAGCAAGTAATAGTGGGCTCATTAAACACTGTAAAGCCAGCATCAGTGACCAAGCTAGTACCGCAAATGTTCTTATACTCTTCTTGAATGGCCTTGAGCTCGTCAACGGTGTCAACTACGAGACAAATCTTGTATGCTCTGGGACTATTATAATAGTCTTGTGCTTGATCACACTTTCGTTTTGCGATAATTACATCTTCAGTAGTGAACGGTTCAACATTATGTGCGTAATTGGCTTCCCACCAAGAATGCAAATAGGCGTGGCCAGCCTGAGCTGCCATTTTTCCACGATTGCCATTCATTTTTGCCAAAGACTCTTTTGCAAAAATACAATAGAGCTTGATATTATCTTCTTCCATAATTATTCCTTTGGCCTGAATCCATAAGCCAAGCAACCAAATCGATAGTCACTATCAATATAATTACTGCTCGAATTGTCTTTATATTCAGGAGTAACAATCCTAGTGTCACCAGAGATGGATTCTAATTCTTGACCATATTCAAGAAAATCATAAAGATAATATGGAATCAAATGCAAATTAGTTTCTTCATCCCAAATACCAAATCCAAGATTTAATGCTTCCTCTGAAGTTAATTCAGTAACATCAACACGGCCAAGTGAATCAGCCAATTTCTGATTTCGATCAGTTTGGCTATAATCCACGATCGTGTCTTCAATAACATTTACATTTCGAATAGTTTGAATCAGTTCAATAACACTCATTGCTTGCTCCTTGGATCAAAATCTTCATAAAATTCATCAGGTCCATTTTCTATAATGAACTCTTTAGCCTTTGTCAACGCCAATGGCACAATGTCACCAACAGAAAGAGGATTGGTCCAATAAGCTATTGCTTCATTGATAGCGTCAATCACTTCATCCTTTGTAATTGGATATTCAAGTATATTTCTCACAATTCAGGACCCTCCAAATAACCACCCAATTTCAGTGCAGTATAGTCTGCCTCTTCAATCATCATTTGAATTGGTACAAGTCTTACTGTTGTATCAGGCTTTTTAAGCTCTTTCTTGACATCGTGTGTATTAAGTGCATATGTCTTATGTGTAAAAATTTTAGCTAACCGAAATGATTTATTCCAACCATTTTTAGTTTTGAAACCGTTAAATTCATCAAACACTACATATACTGTTCTGAGTAAATGGTTATTTTCCATATTATTGTTCTTTCAACAAATTCTAACCGATATAATACCGCGGCTTCTCCATCCGGCGATTAGTGACATATTGATACATCTATGAAAAATAACCAAAGCCTAATATATTTTCCTTCGGGGAACGATCCCGTCGAATTAATTGACCATATTAGCGGACTGTTCAACTTTCGGTCGACTCTACTCGCATACTTACTTTTGGCTTCACAACCCTCGCCTCGAGAGGTGCCCAATTAATTGGACTCAACGTCACCAACTTTGGCTATTTCATACCAACAATATAGCAACCATTGCCAAATAAGTCAAGCTATGAACTGTTTGATCAATACCGAGCCAAGTAAACCATTCTTCGTGAGTTGTTGGAGTATATCCATTTTTCTTACAAACATTTACTTTGATATAATCCATCGAATAATGGACAAATAATTCAGCAACACATACTGCCAAAATAGTCCAAACAGAAATTTGAACAAATATCGAAAAGGACAAAATGATTAAAAAAGACATCGTTGCGTGGATGCCTGCGTGGATCCATCCTCCTGGATGAAACAAATTTCCCTTATTTTTATACATATAGGGTGGCTGAAGTTTGAAATCGGCAATAAAATGCTTAATAAACAGCGGTATAAGTAATGCGATTGATAATAGACCCATAATTACATTCCTTTAAATTAAAACTGAACAGTGATTCGCCGTAGCTGATCCCTTACCTAAACCATCCAACTTGTGGAAATACTTCCATTTATTGGTGCGCTGCCTACCCAACGGGGCGGAACGTAAGCCTTAACGTTTCACAACGTGTTTAAGATCACTGCTACCTGAGCTGGCTCTTTCTCCTACTGCCGGCCCTTTATGGCAGACTCAGGCTTCAGTCTTCTTCACCATATTCGGCGAAATATTCTTGGCACTTAGCCAATGTGAATTTATTTAATGACAGAATGGCTTCATAACCACCGTGTTGAGGCCCTGCCCTAGTGCTTGGGCAAACAATTTTCCGAAGTTCGTAACACATCAGAGACACCTTCAGCACTCGCAATGCTGATTCTACAACATTGTTAATGGTTTCAAGGTCCCCTTGTTCAATAGCAAAATCAAGCTTTTGCTTCAAACCAATTACAAAATTGCCATCAATGTGACCTAATCCGAATATATCTCGAGCACTTGATATGCTCCTAAAAAGGCGGCGAAGTTTTCCTTCCTCATCATCAACAGAATTTTGAATATCGAGCTGTACATCAACATATTTCTTAATATTAATTCTCTGTTTCTCGACTGCCTCGCCTATGGTCTTTGGATTGTCGCCATAAGAAAATTCAAGAGGTAGAGCATCACAATAATCCCAAACGTCTTTTCGACACCACCAAAACTGACCCATATATTCCATATGATCTGTTTTGTTTGGATCGTAAATTCGCCGAGCTTTTTCCAGCTGATCAAGGAAAAATTTAGAATCGAGCTGTTCAGGCCGCGCATCTTCACCCTCTATATCACCATAATCAGAATATACACCAAATGTTGGCGGACATACTGGGACGAAACGGGAAAAGGAACCATACTCAGTATAAGCATCTTCTGATACCGGCTTAACTACCATAACTACCGCTTCACAATATGCTCCAATTTCGAGACCTGAAATTGCGCAACTTTCGGACCAACAACCCATTAATATTCCTTTCTAGAGAATTATATCAGTGTTTCCAGTATAACACAATATCTTCTTCTGTCAACACTGATAAATATCAGACAATTAAGGAATGGTGTGATGAGATTATTTGAAATATATAAAGAAGACCCATCAAGCACGTTTGTTCACGATGGCAAATCTTATGACATCAATAAATTGTTTAAATTGACGGCGCACCTCAAGCCAGAGTTGTATCGAGTGAGTGACTTAACTTGGGTCTTAAACTTTGATGAGCCTGTCCCAGACGATTACGAAACTATTAATATCAATATTCCAGTGTTAATTACAAAGTGGTATGATATGAGTGTAGGCGCTTGGCGGCACACGGTGATTGACGGTTTACATCGTCTTAACAAAGCAAGAATCAATAAAGTAAGTCATATTCAGGGGAAAATGGTATCTAAAGATATATTAGATTCGTGTTTATTTTAATATAGTACCCCAGGTAGGATTCGAACCTACAAAAGCAAGTTTAGGAAACTCGCACCCGCTCCCTCGGCTGGGGCAAAATTAGGATCCAATGGATCCTAATTTATTTATATCGCGTCTCGGTTAGGGACGACTCGATCAGCCAAACCATTACTAACTGCTTCATTTGCTGAAAGAAATGTGTCAAACTTCATAGTTTCAAACAATTCTTCGTAAGTCTTACCAGCAGTGTTATGGCGAACATAGAGTTCAGTCAATCGTTCATTAATACGTTTGCCTTCTTCATATGCTCTTTTCGCATCTTCAAATTCAAGCTCTTGAACGTGAATGGAACCACGAGT